AAACACACATATAACAGGGCAAATTAATGCAAAAACAATAAACAATACAAAATTATAGAGGGAGTGATAAAATGGAAATATCAATGTTAGTTGAGTTCCGAATATTACAAAAGATAAATGGAAAATATATTCCAATTTCAAATAAGGAAGCGAAAGCTGTGTCAATTGGTGGATTTGGCTTTGAAATTAACGGAGCAGAAATTCCATTTGATTGGGATGCTTTCACTGGAACAGAGTGTAACAAAGTGTTTCAATTCCAAACAGGCAAGGGGTTCTTGTTTGATGATTATGAAATCTCAGATTGCTATGATGAAGAATTTGAAGAAATAGGAATCGCAAAAGAAGATATTACAGCAGAATTTCTTGCATCAACAACACATATTGATGAATTCCTTGTGGATTTTGAAGATGTAAATAAAAATGAACAGGCACTTGGAGGATGTGGACAGAATGGAGATGATGAAGAAGAATATAGAATTGAAATTTTGGAAATGAAATTCATAGACATGGGAACTGATGAAGAATATTACGTAAAGCAAAATGTGCTTGATAATTATAATAAAGGGATTTAAGGGAGATAAAACAAATGATTGTAACATTACGCAAATTTCTTGAAATTGCACAAGACATTATATCCCCTTATATATGCATCGTGTATCTTGAATATGAGCACGAAGATTGGGGGACAGACACAAAAAAATTATTCAATCCATTAAAAAATATTAATAGACTTGATGATTATCTTGATTATGAAATTGTTGATTTTCATCAAGAATATTTTTATGGAGAGCTCGACGCGCAGTATGTCACACTGAGAGAGGTAAAATAAAATGAAAGTTAAAGTAGTATTTGAATGCGAAATCTATCCGACAAATTATACTCCTTGGTTCACCGTGAACGACGAACTTAAACATACTGGATTTGATTGCGTAGAAAATCTCTCCGTATTCAATGCAGAAACTGGAGAAAAACTCTAAAATGATAATTTTAAAGGAGGTAAAGTAAAATGAAAAAAATTCGTAAATGGTTCTTTAAACTGCTCACTGGTTATGATCTGGTTGAATATGAAGACGTAATGAAAGAATGGCAAACAACACTCGACACTGCAAAAGGAATCGTGGAGATTAATGACAGCCTTATTAAGCATTCTGGTGAAGTTGTGGATTTGCTGAAGAGCTATCTTAATGAGGAAGAAAAGTAAAATAAAAATGTTCACAATTAAAATCACCGAAACCAATGTGTATATGAACGGTAGATTCCACACGTTTAAATACAAAAATGGATAAAGAAAATCACGAGGATGGCATGAAAATGAAAGGAGAAATATGCTTTTTATGATCATTGTGAGTATATCAATAGTTGTTCTTGGTCTATTTATGGTTTGGCTTTCTGAGGAAATTCCGCAAAAAAATATAATTGAAAATTTATATCAGTTTCGTCAACCGTTAACATTCACTTTTAAGGGAATTGACTTTACGGTTTCGAAAAGAGAATTGTATTCAGATTTCAATGTCTGTATAACCGAAGTCTTAATTAATGACGAAGTAGTGCTTCAAGCGTATAAGCTTGAAACGCTCTGGATCAAACACAGATATATCAGGTATTCAACCGATAGATCAGCGATGGAAGTACAAGCAATTCTTAAACAGGCAAGAAAAGTTTACTATAAGAATCTGAGTAAGGAATGCGAAAAGGTATGTCATTCTCAATCTTATTTTAAGGATGGAAAATAAATGACTGAAACGATTAAAAATTGGCTGACGCAACTGTACGAAAGAGAAATTAAAGAAGCCCTTAGTTCGATGTCAAATGAGAGAATTTGGATGATGGGTACTGATGTGTGGGAAGAGGAGAAAATGCATCTCGACAATATGGAAAACCTCAATGAGTATATTGCTACATTGAGAACTCTCTTGAATAATATCAAGGAAGAAAAGTGATGAAACCTGATACATTGGTATAATATTGGTAAAACAATTACGAATAATGTATAAAGGAAGGTAAACAAATGATTGCTATTTTGCTTATCATCATTGCTTGTGTACTGCTATTCGGAGATGACGACAGGAAAGACGGGATTATTGTTCTCATTTTAACAATTGTAGGTATTGCTATCCAGCTTGCCGACACGCTGATAAAAATCTAAATTGTCATAACGGTTTCAATGTAAAAGAAATTAAAGAGGAGAAATAAGAAATGGAAAATATCAAGTCATTCTACATTGGTCAGGCAAATGCTTCTGGTATCATTTGTGAAAGCAAAGAAGAATTTCTACAGTATCTTAGTGAGGAAATTGACCGCATTGACGAAGAAGGTAAATTTGAACATTTCGATATTGTGATTGAGCCGAACAATAATTAAGGAGGAATAAATATGAACATATCAAGAGAAATTAAAAAAGAAGAAGCAATCAAACGTATGGAAGCACTTGGACTCTTTGCTCCATGTATCAAGGCATTTAAGAACAGAGATGAAGTGCAGCTTACTGAACCGACAGGAGGCTTGTACGAATTTAGCAGCAACAAAGAACTCACAGCAAAAGTGCAGGAGTTTGAAAAAGAAAACAATGCACTTGTATATCATGTGATTCATACTCCTACAATGGAAATGGATATGTATAATTTCCTGTATGTATCTGATTATGATGAAGAGTGGGATATGGATCGAGATGATATTAGTGATGGATATGTGCTTGCCTATGTGTGGAATACAACAGTTGATTATTTCAGCGAGTTTGGTAGCATTGCAGTACAAGACAGATTTGGTGGACTTGTACGTATTGGTTAAAAAGAATTTGTAAATTGTGACCTATTGAATTTTAAGACAGAGGTGATATAATAAGAATAAAGTAAAGGGAGTTGGTACAAATGGAAAACAAAGAATTGCAAGAAGTGGTAGACGCGATAATGCGTGGAATGAACGCATTAGAAGATAGCATGAATCAAAAATTTGCAGAAGTGAATAAGAAATTCGAAGCAATAGATGAGAGATTTGATGCTATTGACAAGAGATTTGACGCAATGGATAAAAGATTCGATACACTTGAAGAAAAAGTTGAAGACTTAGAAGAAGCTATTCTTGATATGGGGATTGTTAAGGCAACCGTAGATAAACATGACCATGATATTAAGAGACTAAAAAGAAATGCAACAATGTAAGAGCGAGGGGCTTTTGTCCCTTGTCTTACACAATACAAAATTATTGCAAAATGCGAAAGGAGGCAATTATGGAATGCTTGTATGGAACAGAAAGCGACAATGTGTGTGGTTACTGCCATTTTCATGACAAGGGAGCGACATGGAATCAAGTAGAACGAAAAAGATGCTTGCAAAAACAATGTAATTGTTTTGAAATGTACCCAGACCATCCTGTTTGGAAACAGCGTGCGGCAAAAAAGAAAAAAAGAAAAGAAAGAAAAGCAAGAATCAATATGTATTTTGTTAAAGGAGATAAAAATTATGGCTCATTGTATTGAAATGAATGATAGCATGTTTAGTGTACGCGAGAAACCTTGGCATTATATGGAGACGCAGGATAGATGCAAAATCCTTGCGGATGCTCCCAACAGTGCAGAAGCGCTCAAACTGGCAGGACTTGATTGGACTGTTGAACAGACTCCTGTCTTTATGGATGATGGAACGGAAATCAAGAACTATAAGGCAAACATCAGAAGTGATGATAAAACTGTGCTTGGCATTGTAACGAATAGATATAAAATTGTACAGAATGCGGATGCATTTTCCTTCACTGATGCAATTGTTGGTGAAACGGAAGATGGAATTGTTCGCTATGAAACCGCAGGTTCTCTCAACGGAGGCAAAAGAGTTTGGCTGCTTGCAAAGATGCCGACTAAGAAAGTGCTTGATGATGATGTGGAGCCTTATATGGTGTTCTCTAATTCTCATGACGGGACTGGAGCAATCAAGATTTGCATGACTCCGATTCGTGTAGTTTGTAATAACACTCTCTCACTTGCACTCAATTCCGCTCAGCGTTCTTGGAGCACAAAGCATGTTGGAAATCTCGACGAAAAGCTTGCAGAAGCGAGACATTGCCTTGGTATGGCGAATCTTTATATGGATGCACTTGATGAAGAGGCAGATAGACTTGCGAATATTAAACTTGATTTTGAACAAATCAATGAAATCCTCGATCAGATGTTCCCTGTAACGGAAAATGATTCTGATCGTAAGAAAGCAAACATTCAGAAAGTAAAGGATAACTATTCTGTATGCTACTTTATGCCTGACATTGCTAAGTTCAAAGGAACTGCATGGGGCGCTGTGAATGCAATGAGTGATATGATCGGGCATAGCGCCCCGAACAGAAATACTGCAAACTATGAAGAGAACCGATGGGGAAAGATCATGGATGGCCATGCATGGATGGACGAGTTCGTCAAACTAGTTAACGCAAAGGTTGGGGTTGGAGCTTAATGCTCCAGCCCTTACAAGAAAGGAGCTAACAAAAGGGAACTCACAGAGAAGAAATCTGGTATTGGTTTGACGAGCATCACAGTAAGGGTGTTGGTTGGCTAATGAATGAAAGAGAAACAGAGTATTAAGGAGGAATTAAATATGAAACAAAGTGAGTGTATATCTGTTATTAATGAACTATTTAAAAAACACATTAAGACAAATGAACAAATTTTTAAGAGTTACAATTATTGCGACCACAGAGCGTGTGATTTGATTATCAACTTTAAAAAAGAAGTTGAGAAGGCGGGGTTCAAATTCTCGAATTGCTATCATGCAAATGGAATTGGAAACAATAACGATTATACAATCTATCTTGAATCACATGACAATGATGGTTTTGTAATCAAAAAGGAAATTGCAAATTTCTATTACTGTTACGGGATTTACGGAGGATGCTCCGTATATGTAAAAGACTTGGCGACAGGAAATAGCATTGCAATTAATAATGCAAGATAAAAGGAGGATTTAAAATTGGGACTTGATATGTATCTTAACAGAATGCCTCGTTACAAGAATGCTACGGCAAGCGAGGTAAGTGCAATTGAAAATTATTTTGATTGGATGAAAGCAAAGAAAGAAGGAAGTAAATATGCAGACTGCACACTTAAGGAATGGTGCAATATTGATGAAAGCGAGCTTCCGAGTAAGGATGTAATTGAATTTTATAAACCTTTCTACAAGAAACGTTATTCTGCTTGGGACGCAGAGCATAAATATGGATATAACAGAATTATGGATCAGGTTGGCTATTGGAGGAAAGCAAATCAGATTCATAATTGGTTTGTAACCAACGTGCAAGACGGAGACGATGATTGTGATTATCATGAGTGCACAAAGGAGATTCTTGAAAACCTTCTCGGTGTCTGTAAAACAGTGCTCGATTCTTGCACAATGACGTATGGGAAGGTGCACAATGGAGATAAGGGAACTCCTAATGGTTGGGAGCCAATTTATGAAGATGGTAAAGTGGTGATTGACTCAAGTATCGCAGAGGAGTTGCTTCCTTGTCGTGCTGGATTCTTTTTCGGAGGGTGTGATTACGATGAGTATTATGTAAATGACATTGTTGACTCCATTAAGATTCTTGAAAATGTTCTTGCCACCACTGACTTTGAAACGCAAGCTATTTATTACGTGAGTAGCTGGTAAACAATACAAAATTATTCTTAAAGGGGCTTGAACAAAGCCCCTTTTATAAAATAGAAAGGAGATTAATAAATGTTGAGTAAAGAAAACACAATGGAAATATTAAATCAATTCTCGCAAGAGTGTTACAACTTCTGGATGAAGCAAGGGAAAAGCCACAGCGAATCGTTTGAACTAATGCTTAAAGATGTTGAGTGCATCAAACACGATCCATATAAGCCATGTGGTGAACTGTTGGATGTAGAAGCAAAGAAAGCTTTTATTAAAAGTGAAAGGAGCAAATAATATGATTACAAGATATTTTGTAAATTGTTTTGAAAGAGAATTGTGCATTAAATGGGATGATGCATATAAATATCTCGAAAAAGAGATTCTTGATATGCTGGATGGATATTATTATGAATGGCATAGTACAGAAGAAATTGAAGATCCTGATTATAGAGCATATGTTGAAGATTCTTGCTGTGAAGAGTTTATGATGGAACGTCTAAGTGAGACCTATAATATGTGGGAGTCTTGGTGGGTTGAAGGCGATGAAGACGAGGATGGAAATGAAATCATTCCAGACAAGACAAATAATTCTGGATATATCACATATAGAAGAGCCATGGAATTGCTTCAAAATGCGATTGATTGTTGTACAGACAATGGAAATGTAGAGCTTGAAATTGCTCGTAGAGATGTGTATGCGATCGGTTTTTCTGATGATGAAATTAAATGGCTTGGATATGACTGGATTCTTGAGGAGGACGAGTAAATGAAAACTTGGAAGATCCCTGTGTGCTGGACAATGATGGGAACGGTAAATGTGGAAGCGAACACACTCGATGAGGCAATTGAAATCGCAAAAGATGATGCAGGTATTATCCCAATTCCTGATGATGGAACATTTATGGACGGCACTTGGGAGGTTGATTGTACCGATATTAGCTATTTGAGAGAGTGGTACAACGGGAACCAGATGGATGATAGTGATGGAGACGATTAAGCGGAGGATTTAATTATGAAAGAATTTATTCTGACTTGTAACTGTTATGAGCCTATGTTTAGAGAAGATATTAAAGTAAAGGCAAATGGTCTTGACGAAGCATGGGACAAAGCAAAAACAAAGGCAAGCAGAAAGTATAAAGCAAAGAAAAACGATATTAATATTACAGCAGTAAGGCAGTAAATTCAAAATGTAATTTTAAGAGGATGATAAATAAATGAAAGATGAATGGTTTGGTACAGTTCGTTGGAACGAAGATGACCTTGCAAATGCACTTGAACTTCATGACTATCCAGCAACGGAAGAAAATATTGCAAAATTGAGAGAGATGTGTGACGATCATTGGTTTACAGACTATATGATTGAATCAGGATGGTCATATATTTATGATAAAATTGACAACTTTGATGGATTTAAAATGGATAAGGAGACAAAGTAAATGGAAAAAATTAAAAAGGAAACCATTGTATATCAGGCACTTGACGGAAAAGAATTTACAAACTATAGCGACTGTATGGTATATGAAGAGAACACATTCAAGAGCATTAATCTAAAACATTTTACTGTCCCCATTCCTTATGGAGATGATGGGTTGTATACTCATATTGCGTATAAGGTAAATTCAGAAAATGAATTTAATATGTTGATGACATATTTGCGCTACAATTATGGAGACATTTATGGAATTGAAGAATACTCGGGCGACGGATGGTATATGATCACAACGTCTGAAGGTGATTGGGTAGATGTATATCTGTCGAGTAAAGTTGTTGAAGACTTTACGCATATGCTTTCGGAGATTGCAGAAAATACTTTGAAATTCTGAAAGGGCTTAAAAAATGAAACTTAAATTTTTCAAGAAACGTGGTTACGATGGCACAATTCGTAAGGTATGGACTGCCGATAAGGAAGTGTGTTTTGGACTTGTTGGAACTGTAGAAGACCTTCTAAAAGAAAAAGTTCTTGAATGGTGTGATTATAATGATGACATTTGGGTGTTCATCCCTTATCTTGGCATTCTTCAGGAAGCGAATTTTGGGAAAACAAGAGAAGAAGCAGTAAGTAAAATTAAATAAAATAAATGTAAAGAGGCGTAGAGAAATCTATGCCTCTTTTATTGACAGAATACAAAATTATTGTATAATAGAAAGGAAGAATATATCATGATGAACGGAATCGTTTGGGAAACAAATCATTCTGGAAAACTACATGGGATGAAGAGTATTGGGACATGCTGTGCAAATAATAAATTTTGTCTTGCAAGACAGAAGGATAAAGATGGAGTATGCTGTCATTGTTATGCAAGCACCTATATGAAGATGCGAAAGTCACTCAAAGAGCATTTGATTGAGAATGGGCATATGCTTAAGACCAAGATTCTGCAAGGGAACGAAATCCCTGTTACAAATGATCTGATTTATAGATTTGAGGCGTTTGGAGATATTGAAAATGAGACACAGTTGATTAATTATGTAAACATTTGTAATAGAAATCCATATACCTCATTTGGTCTCTGGACAAAGAATTATGCAATTTGTGATAGAGTGTTCAATGAAAGAAAAATTGCAAAACCTGATAATCTTTCTTTGGTAGTTAGCAGCCCAAAGATGAATGAAGTAATGAAACTTAATATGGAAAGATTTTGGTTTGTTGATCATGTCTTTACTGTATATGACAAAGAATATATTAAAGAGAATAATGTGAGTGTTAATTGTGGGGCAAAAAGTTGTCTTGGATGTCAGATGTGTTATCATAAGGGTACTGAATTTTATGTGAATGAAAAATTGAAATAAAGGATGTGAAAAATAAATGCAAGCATATTTTGATTTAATTGATAAAGCAAATGATATTGACGAATTGACTGAAATCGTTGAGGAACGTGCCGCATTTGATGACAGAATTACAAATAAAGAATATTGTGAGATCGTAGAATACGCAAATATAAAAATTAAAAATTGGAGGCATAAGTAATGAATTTTAATGTAAGAGTTGAATATGAACCCCTTTCTATTCGGCATATTGCAGTACAGTGTCCAGAATGTAAAAATTGGTTTCATGGAATGGACATGACTGATGATGACCTGTTTTATAGTTATCAGATTGATATGGCAAATTATTGTTGTCCTGTGTGTCATACTACATTTGGAAGATCCGATTGGAATAATTTTAAAGGGAAAGATAAGCCTCATATTGAAGAAGTAAGCTATCCAGATGTTTATGAAGGCTGTCTTAAACAGAAGGTGATTTGGGAATAAGAAAGGGAATTGATAATGAAGCACTCAGAATATCAAATCATAGTAGAAAATCTTTCTAAGCAGATAGAGCAGTGTGAAACTGCCTTGTCGAAGTATAATTTAAATGCACGTGATATAAGTAAGATGACAATAAAAGATCTTAATGAATCAATTTTGTCTTGCAGAACAGCACTTAGCGAAATGGACAAGTTTGTGAAAGCTGATTTGTATCATATAATTGGTATGGCAGACCTGAATGCAGCACAAACATCTCGCATTATTAAACTTACAAAAGAATTGACATCATACAGAGGGGATATCAAATTTGTATCAGGACAAGACACAATCTTAATTCCCAAGAAGAAAAAAGAAAGTACTTATAAATTGTCATCTGGAGTTAAACTTGTAAAATAACAAAGGAGATTCATTATGAAACATATTTACACATCCCCTCTTTGTGGTTGGGACGAATCTGCAGATCGTGTTTTTGTGTATGAACTTGAAAGCGATGAAGAAATTTGGGACTTTAAAGAAATGACTTTTGAACAGAAGTGTGATTTGTTTAATGTATATGAAGAGCCAGATTATGCTATCGCTCCGGGAGCAATGTATCATAGATACAATTTCAATCTTACAGGGACTCATGTAATTATGACAGAAACTATTGCGCTTAATGTTTAAGAGCTATAAAAAGAGACTTGCTAATTAACAGGTCTCTTTTTAATTAACTTTGTAATAGAAAGGACATTAAAGCATGACAGCTCAGGAAATCAAAATTGCAAAGGCAACTAGTCGGAGTGCAGGCGCTTCGGCTATTAAGGATGGAAAGATTCGTGCAGTAGTTCCTCTTTGGGTGGAAAGTAATGTGGATAAAAGTAAAACAATTCTCGACTTTGGTGCGGGGAAGGGAGCTACTAGTACAAAATATCTTCTAAGTAAAGGATTTGATGTGGTAGCATATGATCTATGGGTTGGCAGTGGAGATGTACTACTCGATAAATTTGCACTGAATAGACAGTATGATATTGTATTCGCGTCTAATGTGCTTAATGTGCAGAGCTCTTTGCTAATGCTCTTTGAAACGTTAAATCAAATTAAACAAGTAATGAATAATAATGGGGAATTTATTTGCAATTATCCGCAAAGCCCTCGGAAGATGGATCTAAAAGAAACAGATATCGAGAAGATTTTGCTCTCGATGTTTGGCTTTGTTGAGCGAGTTGGTGGAACTAAATCCGCGCCTGTATGGAAAGTAATTAAAACTCCGTAAAATACTTGACAAAACAAAATTATTGCAGTATTATAATTTTGAAAGCAAGTATACAATAGAAAGAGGTGTGTGAGTTGAATTTAAATAAAATTTTAGAAGAAGTGATAGAAGATGCAACTAAAGCAGATATTCCAATTTCTAAAAAAATTAATCGGCAAATTATTATTGATTATAACATAGAGCAACGGGCGGGTATTTGTTATAGAAATTTAGACACATATGAGATTCATTTGTCTTATAAAACTACAAGAGGGAAAGAAAAAAGTATAAAAGATGTAGTGGCCCATGAAGTTATGCACACATGTTTTTGTTGTATGGATCACAATTTTTTCTGGAAACATTATAGTCAAATTATGAATGAAAAATATGGTTATAATATTAAAATAAAGTATAAATGGAGTGATATTTTATGAATAATGGAATTGACCTCGTAAGAACAACATTTGATGAAATTGCAGCGTATGTTGATGAACTAGAATGTGGAGAGAAAATAGTTTTTACTTCTGATCCTTCAATTGGGCAAACAGAAACAACACAATATCATATTATTGTTAAAATGCAAATAATGTATGAAAGTGATTATATTATAGCAGTTGGGTGCCTATATGGAAATACTACTATTGCAAAAGATATAAATATAATTGCAGATGGAAATGCAGACGATGAAGATGAGAGGATTGAAGGCTTAAAAGGACTATTGCAAGAGTACTATGATAAATATATGGATAAAAATGCAGAAGGAACCATTTATTTCATTACAGGAGTAGGAGGAAAATTTTAAATGTATAAAGACATTAGTTTCTGGTTGAACGGAAAAGAATGTAAATGTGGAGATTACGTTAAATTGACGAGCTTTGGAGATAAAAAAAATGGTGGAAATAGAAATGCAAAATATATTGGCTGGGATTTGGATGGTGATGAAAAGTATGTCTTTGTAATTGTTGCTCCTGAAACAAACTATGACGGTATGGAGTTGCGCATTGGACATGCTATGTTGCGATTTTATATTAAAAAAGTTGCAATTAAAGATTATACAACAATGTCAATTGAAATGGAAAACGAACAAGATGAAGATACAGAATTGAGAGATCCTAAATATATTGATGGGATTATGGAAGCATGGGCTTGTTATATTTTTGCCATGTTGTTTTCTACTATTCTTGTGTTTCCAAACAATCTTTGTGGATGGATTCTTTCATCTGTTGTGTTTTTTAAATGGAGACATAAAAAAATCCATGGGAGGTAATTTATTATGAATGATGGCAGCGGAAGATTAGAAAAAGAAGTTATTGAATTAAGTAAAGTGCAAGAGAAATTAAACGATTTGCCTAAAGTTCTTTGTGATTTTTATTATTATTTGGAAGCAGCAGATAGATCGTATTCAACAATTAAAGTATATATTAATTATATTATTAATTTTATGAATTATTGTACTAAAGGAAGCTATGATGAGAATTTTTATCAAAATGTAACTTCTGCAACAATTAATATGTATATGTCATCTCTAAGATATAAAACAAATAAAGATAAAAATATACAAAGAACTGGAAACGGCATTAGAGCAACAAGATGGTCTGCTTTGAATACATTCTTTATTTATTTAAAGTCAAATGGATTGATTGAAGAGAACCCAATGGATCAAACATTTAGGCCATCATGCAAACAAGAGAAAAAAGTTATTTATCTGACAGAAGACGAAATTCAGCAATGTATTAAAAATATTGAACAGAATCAATATCATAAGCTTATTAATAGAGATTTGTGTATATTCTCTCTTGGAATTTCAACAGGGCTGCGTGTATCTGCGATTGCACAAATAAATATTTCTGACATTGATTTTCAAGAGTCTACTATTCAAGTTGTTGAAAAAGGAAATAAGAATAGAATAATTTATTTTGGTAATAACTTAAAAGAAAGAATTATTGCATGGATTGAAGATAGAAATAAGTATTTTCCAGATGTCGAAACAGATGCTTTGTTTATTTCCCAAAAGAAAAATAGACTAAGTGTATCGGCAATAGAAGATTTGATGGCAAAATATACAAAAGGAATGAATAAGCATATTACTCCACATAAATTAAGAGCGACGTGTGCAACCAATTTGTATAAAAAAACTGGGGATATTTATTTGGTTGCAAATCAATTGGGCCATGCAAATATTGCAACAACTAAAATTTATACAGAGATTGATGTTGATGCAAAGAGAAAAGCAACAAATATTCTTGACAACTTAATTTGACAATTATAATTTTGTACTGTACAATAAAAGAAACGAGAAATTCACAAGGGGTGATCATGTGTTTTATAATGAGGAGGTAAAGATACAATTTATAAACGATTATAAAAGAAGTAGAATTGTAGCAGAGACTTCATTAACAGGAATGTTTAACAAAACATATAAATACGAACAACAAAAAGGGAAAGATTGTAATAGCTTTTCAAGAAAAGAAATATTAGCGATGTATCAAGAATTTGATGCAAAATCTGTGCATGTGCTTGAAAATTACAATGTATATTTGAAAAGCTATTCTATTTTCTGTATGCATCATGGTTTTTGTAAGAAAAATAATTATGCAGATATAAATAAAGCTATGCTGCTTCAATGCCTTGATACAGAAACATTGAATCAAAAATTCTTAACAAGGGAACAGCTTGATGATATAGAAGATGAGTTATATAACTATACAGATAAAGCGCTTTTAGAATTGCTATGGGAAGGCATTAGTGGCAAAAGTATGGAAGATATTGTTGCTCTTAATAGAAGTATGATTAGCGAAGATAAAAAATATATATGTTTTAATGATGGACGAAAAGTTAAATTATCATCAAAATTATATAATTATTTAGACAAGGCATTTTCAGAAAAAGAATATATGTGTTATGGAACAACTATTAGGGTTAAAAAATTAATTGGAGATGACTGTCTCTATAAAGAAATGGATAATGCATATACAGTAGACTCAGACGATAAATTTTTCCGCTGGGTATATAGAAGAGTTCAAACATATAGAAAACATGTAGATATGCCATTGCTGACAATGAAGGCACTTGCTGCATCTGGGCTATTGTATAAAATTAAAAATGCAATGGAAAAAAACAATCTTGGATTAAGAGAATTTTTATATACAGAAGAAGGCAAAGCATTGGCGCAACAATATGGATATAAGTTAAATTCATATGTTGATGTTATTGCTAATAAATTTATAGATTTTGTATAGGCCGTAATGGTGCGGTCTATAATCTTAATTAACAATACAAAATTATAATTGCAAAAAATAGTTGCCGAACATATGTTTTTATTGTATAATTTTTGTATAAGAGAGAAGCAAAGGTAAATTATTTTACATTACAAAAGGGGAGACATAATTTTATGGAAAAGAAAATTGTAAATGACTTACATAATCTAAATGGTAAGAATGGGGAAATAACAATACATCATGATTGGTATGGAAATCAAAAAATTAGGGGAATTTTCCATATTATTGATGATGGAGAAAGGATTGGTGTTAAATTGAAAGATAATGAAATCTTTTTATGGAACAATGAAATTACAAACATTGAGGTAAGTGGCAATTACGCAATGATCAAAGGGGAGTCCATGCAAATTAAAATCGAAATATAAAATTTTTCGCTCTCTGATAAAAAAGCTTGACAAGACACAATTATTATGGTATAATGCAATCGTAATGAGATGTAATACAAAATTATAGTCTTTTCAATTGTTAAGAAAGGGGGATGAATAATGAATGAAATCAGAGAGCGTCAATGTTCAATGCCAGAAATGTGGAACAATTTTTCAGGTTGATGAACGAAATAATTATATTGAGTATTTATATATACAAGCGAAATGTCCATGCTGTGAGCACGAAAATGATATGTTGAATATAGGGAAAGACATTTTAGATAAATACACATATTATAATGTGGTCATGGATGAAAGATATTATAGGTATTAATTTTTATTTTATTAAACAATACAAAATTATAGGAAAAGGAGACTAATAAGACATGGCAAACAAACTTTTTGAACTGCCACAAACCAAGGGAACCTTTCAGGTTAGAGGAATTGTAAGCGGAGTAGAGAAGGATAACTTCTATACAGAAAAGAAGACCAAGACAGGCAAGGATTTCCGTATGGTTAATTTTGGCGTAGAATATGAAGACAAGAAGACAATTTATCCTTCGCTTAATGGTATGCCGCGCGATAAGGTATATTTTAGTAAGAAGGATGAAGATGGCAAGACTGACGTTAAGGCCGTTGCTTGGAAGGATAGAATTAAGAATGCACCAGAGGGATATCGTATGATTGGTGTACTGACTGGGCTTAAGAAAGTTCCGGGAGATAATGGAAAGCTCAAGAATGACAATCATTATAGAACAGAATATGATGCATGTGAATATATTAATGAGAATCTTAATGATGGTGATTCCGTTTTTGTTAAAGGGAATCTAGAATTTGGCAGTTATACTAACAAAGATGGAGAAGTCTCTCGTACCACAAAGTTTGTTCCAACACAGGTTTCTCTATGTCAGAAAGATATTGACTTTGATGCGGAGGACTATGCTCCCGCTCATGATTTTACGCAGACGATTGTTTTTGTTGGTATTGATCAGGAAAGAGAAAACGACAAACCAACCGGTCGATTCGTAGTTGATGCAAAGATTGTAAATTATAACTCTATTGAGTCTGCTGAATTTATTATTGAAGATGCAAAGCTCGCAAAGCAGATGCGCAGTGGGCTAAAGCCTTATAATTCCATTCAGGTTCATGGACACATCAATGTTGTTAATAGTGTTGAAGACGTGAATGATGAGGAAGATGATGATTGCTGGGGCGAATCTAATGATATGGACAATAAGAGAGTTTTTGCACCGACTCATCGAGAACTTATTATTACAGGTGCAAAGCCATCAACTATTGACAAAGAAACATATACTGAAAAAGCAATTGATGAGGCAATTAAGAAGGTAAATGCATCAAAGAAAGCAGAACAGGATTTTACTGGTAAGGCAGAGTCAACATCTAACGTAGATGATGATTGGGGCGACGATGCATCTGACGATGAAGATGAACCATGGTAAGCAAATGCGTTTAGAGGAGATTAATTTCTCCTCTATACAATATAAAATTATATATAAAGGAGATTGATATAAATGGCAAGAGCAAGAAAAGCAGCAACAGTACAAAAGAAATTACATATGATTTGTTATGGACAACCTTTTACTGGAAAGAGCACGTTTGCATCACAGTTGGCATATATGCACAATGAAGATGGAAGTCCTATGAAAGTTCTATATATTGACGCCGAGAGTGGTTCGATTGACAATTATCTAGACACCATGGAAGCTAATGGTGTGGATCTTGGCAATATTTTTATTGTCTATTCACAGAGCCTTGGAGAAGTCCTAGATTATATTGATAAGGTAAAAAATAACGAAGACTTTTATGAGCTTGACGAAGATGGCATGGAAACTGATGAGATTGTAACAGACGCACAAGGCAACCCATTCAGAGCCGATGCAATTGTAGTCGATGGTGTCAGTGTTCTTTATACTGCAGCGCAACAGGGACTACTTGAGTTTTCTAAGAAGCGCGCAAGAGTTAAGGCAAACAATAAAGATCTTGTTGGTGACGAGAAGCTAGTAGCTATTGAGGGCGCATCACTAGAAATTAAAGATTGGGGATCTCTCAAGTATAAGGGGGCTAACCTTTGTCTATCCCTTCTAGGTACTGGCGTACATAGCATTATTACCTGTCGAGAAGAAGATGAAAAGATTTCTATTAAGGATTCTGATGGCAAGATTTCAAGTGTTGCAACTGGCAAGAAGATCCCTGCAGGATTTAAGACAGATCTAAATTATAATATGCATACTGTAATCCGTTTTTATAAGGACGAGAATGGTGAAATTTGTGCGGATGTTGAGAAGGATAGAACTGGGGTACATCCCGGTGAAACTTTAATTGATCCACAGCTTCTTGATTGGCAAGTTGTTATTGATAAGTCAAAGGGTAAACAGAAGTTTGTTCTCCATAATAGTCTAGACACAGCAGTAGAAACTGAGCAAGAAATTTATAGTGCAGAAGTTATGAGCAATGCAACTAAATCTTTTAGTAAGTCGGAAATGGAAAAGATTAAGCAGAAAACTGATGCAAAAGATGCTTCTAGTGATGTAACTGAACTTCAAGCCAAGATTAAGGCTATTATTGGTAAGCTAGACCCAGTAGCTAAGAGCGACATGAAAGCCGCTCTAAAAGAGAAAGGACTTCCTGTAGTAATTAGTAAGGTTACAGACATTGCTATTCTAAACCAGATTCTTGAAGTAGTTTCACAGTAAGGAGACATAATAAATGAGCGCCACTTTAATTAGAAAATGCGCGTTCTGTGGGGAAGATATTGTTTTGACAAAGAATGATATGCATATGGTTTCTTACAAACAGAAAAGCTATCATACTGAATGTTTTAAAACAATGTGTAATGGGCGAGTACTAAAAAACAACAGGTACTCGTCCATTTATTCGGATGCCTTGCAGAATTTAGATCAACTAGAATCAGAAGCAAAAAAGAAATTAATGCATCGTTTTGTGCAAGACGAATTCAATGAGTATTTGATTGTACATTATGATGTTGGGGCATTAAGTCGTCGTTTTTGGTCAATTATTGCAGATATTCAATCTGGAAAATATAATGGAAGACGGTGCAAGCCAATTGAATTAGAAACCTTGTTTGATATGTGGAAGGACTATCAGAAAGAACTAGACAAAACAAATGCATGGAACAAGCGTCATGGCAAGGTGATTGACGGAGAGGTAAGAGTTAACTATGATCTTGCTATTTTAATGAGTAATTATGTAAAATATTCAAAAGCCAAGGAAAAAGCAAAGAAAGAAGCAGAAGAGAAAGAGAAACAAAGTCGCGTTAAAAAGAGTGTAAACATTGATTATAGCAAAATTAAAGCAGTTGAACAGAATGATGGATTAGGGGATATTAGCGATCTTTTGGAAGACTTAATTTGATAGGAAGTGAAAATATGGAACTTGAATTAACTAATAGCCAGTCCGAAATGCTGGTAGTTGGATCATTTTATAAAGAGCCAACATTATATCTAACATATGGAACCTCAATTGTCCCAAAATATGATTTTTCGGACAAGGCATGTGAGTTTTTTTATCAGTTATTTTCTGATTATTATGTTTCATATTCTGAAGATTTTACCGAATTGAAAATTAATACGTTCTGCAGCATGTCTAAAGAGCGTTTTAAACAATATAGACAGTATGGTGGATATAAGACAATTAAAGAATTAATGGCAATGAGCGACCCTCATGATATTAAGAATTATCTTTCAATATTTAAGAAGTTTTCATTGCTAAGAGCTTTTAATGAGACTGGATATGATGTATCAAAAATTTTGGCAATTAAGAATTTCAATGCATTAACGCCAGATGATATTTGTAGAATTGTTCGTGGCAGAATTGATAAGGTAGCTAATAAAGTACAAGCAATTGATGAACCTGTTGTTCTTACAGAAAACGCAGTTTCATGTATTGATCAATTCCTATGCATGCCATCTATGGGCGTTGCTGGGCCATGGCCATATCTTCAGAAGTATTATAGAGGATTGCTTCCCGGAAACGTTTTGATGACAGGAGCTTTGAGCAATAGCGGTAAGGGCAGAAATCTTGTTTATCTTATTGCGTATCTAGTCCTTGTTCAAAAGCAAAAAATTCTATTGCTTGCAAACGAAATGTCGGCGGAGAGTATTAAATTGAACTTCTTAGTTACATGCATTAATTCTCCAGAGATTCAAGAGCTACATGGGATTAAAGATATTTATAAACCAGAAAGAGAAATTGCACTCGGATCATATAAAGATGATAACGGAAAGTACATTTATAGACAAATGGATGATAATGGCGTGTATACAGAAGATGAAGAGTCTTATAAAAAGAGAATTTATGAAACCTCTTCCGAATATCGTAAGGTGCAACGAATTATGCAATGGGTTGAATCTGAAAGTAGTGGAAAATTCTTGTTTAAGAATATCGGCTCTTGCTATGAAGATGAAGTACTTGAAATGGAAATTAAAAAAGCCAACACAATTTACAAATGTGATGGTGTAGCATACGATACACTGAAATGTTCTGGACTTGAGGACTTTGCAAAGCTGGCCGCAACTGCTACAAAAATTACAGAGTGGATCCATGAAACAAAAATGTATTGTATTTGCACCTTCCAGCTTACAGATTCGGCGCATGATATCCCTATTGAAAACTTAAATTCTCAGGAGATTGCAAGCTCAAAGAGAATGATGCATGTTACTGACCAAATGCAAATGTGGAAGCATTTATCAGCAGATGATAAGCAAAACTATGTATATGTCTGTGAAGATGATACTTGGGGAGAACCAATAGAACATGATTTAAGATATGATAAAAATTATGTTGGATTAAGAATTGTAAAGAACAGAGTTGGTTCTAAGAATGATTTGATCTGCTTTGAAGTAGATATGGACGGAAATGTTTGGAAAGAAATTGGTGTGCTTAAGAAGAAGATGTAAGGGCCACAAAGACTTTATGTATTATGATGAATGAGTGGTAGAATAAGAAAATTTGAAAGGAGAATAATAATCATGCCAATTATATGTATTATTATTTTAATTTTATTTGTTTTATATAAAATCTATGAAATCAAGTATTATAAAGGGAATAAATTTTTAAGTATTAAGAATAGAATACATTCTTATGTTATAGACTGTAATAACTTGAATCAACATATTCAAGAATTAAATTCTTCAAATATTGGGACAAATCAACTTGAACGTGGAGTTGCAATATATTCCGATAATAGCAAGTATAACTATAAGAGGAAAAAATTATCTGAATATGAATATTCTCAAAGTGTATACAATTGTTCAAAAACTATTGTATCAAATGCAAGAGACGATCCGTTTAAATATATTTGTAAATATTTTAATATTAAAGCGAATGAAGAAACTTTGGAAAAGTTCGAAAAACGTTTAAATGAATTAGAATCTGTTGAAGCTGGTAAAATTTCATTAAAAAACGAAAAGGCTAATATTATTAATGGGATTAGTGCAGAAGTACCGTTTTTAATTAAGTACTTTAGCAAAAAGAAATTTGAAAAAAAATTAGGTTTTGATACAGTAAGCTTTGCACAAACAAATTTTGATAAATATATATTCAAATATGTAAGCTCTGGTGGAAATGCTTCTTTACAATGCGATATTGTAATGGATATAAAAACATTGAATAGCTTTATTAATTATTTGTCTGAAAAAATTAAATTTAATAAAAGCATGGCAGGACAGCGAGCATTAATGACAAGTTCTTTAAGAAAAAAAATTATGGAAAGAGACAAATATACATGTAAGATGTGCGGAAATTCTATTCTAAAAGAACCAAATCTATTATTGGAAATAGATCATATACTGCCATTGTCAAAAGGTGGATTAACTGTTGAAGATAATTTGCAGACGCTATGTTGGAGATGTAATAGAAGTAAGGGTGCAAAAATAATTCTATCTGGACAAACATCAAATTAATGCTATCATATAAGACAGATAAGAAACAATTCATAAAAAACTTACGCATACATACTGCCGAATTGCTTCTTAACATATAAAATTAATTAACGATAATGTATCCGCCGATTTGATGCCCCCACTTATATAGTGGGGGTTATTTTTTTTATACAAAAAGTTGCCAAACTATCAAGTATAGTTTTGTACAACTTGCCATATTGACAAATAGCAGATATATGCTATACTGGCTATAGTACAAAATTATAGTACATTAAGGAAACAAATTTATAAAGGAGCAATCAACAAATGTCAAATGAATATAAGGATTGGCTCAATGATCAAAAGGAGCAAAATAAAGCAATTTTTAATCAGCTTCGAAGTGGAAAACATCCATTTGTTAGTTTGGAAGAACTAGAATTTTTTATCCATTGTATTAACGATTTTGGTATTAATGGGTTGATTATTCAGCAAAGTCATGTTAATAATGGATTTTATCTTGGTGTTGATGACGCAACTATTAATAAGTGGATGGCAAAAGATTTGATGCGTGTTAGAGATTGCCACAAATGTGTCTACGAAGTCGGATGCAATGGCAATCCAGTAGGATGCACATCTTATAAGAGAGATGCGCCAGATGGAGGATGTTATTAAAATGAGTTTTGATAATCGGGTTGTGATTGTAAGTAATTATGCAACTGAAGCACTTAATAATGAACTGAGCTATTGGGGTGATCGTGGATTTAGGCTAGTCTCTACTGAAATGGCAGCGAATACATGTGGCGTTACAGTTATGTATCTATTTTTTACAAAAGAGGTGTAAAATCAATGGATAAATGCGGGACATGCAAGCATTATATTGGTTGTGGAGATTGGAATTTATGCTGTGATATTCCACATCCGACCATTAAAGAAAAAGAAATGGGGATGACTTTTATATTTGGGCATTTGTGTTATGAGGACACAAGTGCTTGTGACATGTATGATTCAAAAGGAGCCAACTATGTTAATGAAAATTGCACATCATAATGATGGAAAGGAAAAGTCTCAGTCACATATTTGTTGTTTATTTAATGATTCTGATAGATATCATAATTTTGACTTAACAAATATTTATGGATATGGAGAAACAAAAGAGGAAGCTATAGAAAACCTAAAGAAGAAACTTGCATATTATTTTGACGAGCTTCATGCGCTAGAAGAGATGCTTTATGAAACAGATGTGCTCGATAATGATGTTGTTGAAGTTGATTGTTTGTGGAGAAAGATTTGAGGAGGATTAAATAAATGATGATATGTGAAGAGGGCAGACATTGTGATCTTTGTAATGATACCTGTCCTGCATATATTAAAGTAGTTCCAGTAAAAGAAATTGAAAAAACTAAAGAAGCAATAAGCAACCTTATTTATAAAGCATTCGATGATATTTATTGTGATAACTGTCGATATGATGATTATCATTGCGAGGATTGTCATAGAAAGGCAATGAATTGGAGTGTGGCGCGTTCGGCATGCGATGATTTAGCAGGGAGGATTCTCTGTGAATTATATTCGGAGGATTTATGGTAATGACTAGAAAAGAAATGGAATCTATGAATCTCACATGGTGGCAAAAAGAAGATTTGCTTGACCTCATTAGGAAGTATCCTGAAATAGAATTAGCAACTCGTGAACAGTTAGAAAAATTTAAACAGGAGAAATATTGGGAAGCGCAAGGATTAATTGAAGAAGCTGAGAGAATTGAGGCAGAAGGTGATGTAATTCAATTGTATATTCAATATTTTGTGGAGGAATGAGAATGATAGAAGGGATAACTATATTAAATAAAACGGCTATTACTGGTTTATCCACATGGGTATCAGTATTGGCATTCATAATATTTGTTACTGGATTAATTGTATTTGCTGTGTCTATGATCCTTGATGGGCCTGTTTGGGTAACTACATCTTCTTTTATTATTGGTTTATCCATTATGGTTGCTTGTGGAATTTTAAAATGTATTGTTAAAACCGGCGAATACCGATATGAATGTATTATTGATGATTCTGTGCCTTATAACGAGGTAGCTGAGAATTATAAAATTATAGGGCAACGTGGTGACATTTGGGTATTGGAGGATAAATAATAACTAAGGATTTTAAGTGAATAAAATGAAATATTGGATTGATGAACAGACAGGTTGTAAAATGTGTGAGCCAAATTGTGTAGATGAATGGTTACAATTTATATGGGACATTGGTTGCGATTATGATGGGTATCATGATGCGAATAACCTAAAGCAGCTCATTGATGAATTGGTCGATGCATCTATTCAAGCGAGAGAATGCTTGCATAAAGGAGAATTGTTTGCGAAAGAAATGATGATTGAACATATTAATAAAGAAAAATGCGCCAATGGAGTCTTGTAAGTTTGAACACAAGGATCATTCATATGGATCATTACTATTTGCAAGTTTGGAGGAGATTATAGATGCGGCTGATTGATGCGGACGAGGCTCTAAGTAGTTTATCGAATGATCTGCCATACAAAGGCAGTGTCAGGCGAGTGTTGATGCAAGCGCCAACTGTAGATGGAGTGCATGCACATTGGATTCATCACCCGGACAATCTATTTCCGACAGAAAGTACAATGGAATGTTCACATTGTCATGAAGAGGAAACTGTTTTTATCTCGAATGATAATTATTGTCCAAATTGTGGAGCCAAGATGGATGAATTTGATACTTGACAAACAGAAATTATTGTGATATAATCCAAGCATAGTCGAAAGAAGTCAATATGTGATTCAAAAAAACGAAAAAAGCTATTGACAAACAGAAAAACATATGGTATAATTCAAGCATAAATCAAAAGACAATACAAAATTATTTAAAAAAGAAAGGACAAAAGAAAAAATGGCTATTCAGTATTATAGCAACCCAAACACGAAGGAAACGTTCGCCGTTCTAAGAGGAACTGAGCTTGATGCAATTAATAAGATTGATAAGTTTCTCAATGAGTTTGACTGTTATATGATTCGTGAGAAGTACATGATGCCTAAGCAGTTTAAGGTTAAGGTCAAGCTTGCGAAAGGTGATGTGTACGACGAGGAGAAGGGCAAGATGCTTGCGAAGGAAAAGCTTATGAAGAAGTATTATAGTGCTTTTGATAAGCGAATTGATATGTTTAGAGCAGATCTGATTGCACTAAACAGTCGTGTATTTGAAACTCCAGTAGAAATTCTTGAAAATACCCCTTGACAATACGAAATTATTGTGGTATAATTCAGAATGTAGTCAAGAGAGAGCCAACTTGATTGATTGAGCCGCTTGAATACATAAAAAGAAAAAACCACAAGATGCACTTGACATATGACAAGTAATGTGGTAATATGTAAGCACGCTAGACAGTACAAAATTATAGTTAATAATTAAAAATCACTAAAAGGAGATTATGAATTATGGCAACGAAGGAGCAGATGACAGTCCACAAGGCGCTTGCAGAGCTTAAGGTTATTGATTCACGTATCAATAATGCGATTTGTTCTGGTACGTTTGTGATTGCGAATAAGCATTCCAATGAGAAGATTCATGGAGTGACTATTAATGAGTTCAAGAATAGCATGAAGTCAGATTTCCAGAAGGTGTCTGATCTGATTGCAAGACGTAATGCAATCAAGAAGGCAGTTGTTGCATCTAATGCAGTAACGAAGGTTAAGGTTGGTGACACTGAATACACAGTTGCTACCGCAATTGAGATGAAGAACCATGGAATGGAGTTCAAGAACACATTCAAGAAGCGTCTTGAATCTCAGTATGCTGTAGCAAAGAATGAGCTTGATAAGAACAGTGGTGATCCTCTTGAGAAGAGAGCAGAGAATTATGTTCTTAGTGTCATTCAGGCACAGCCGAAGGATTCTAAGATGGCTGTTGATTCGGAAGCGATGAAGAATCTTCGTGTTCAGTACATCAAGGATAACACTTATGACATCATTGATCCTATTGGCGTCAAGGATGCCATTGAGCAGCTTGACAACGAGATTTCTAGTTTCATTACTGAAGTTGATGCGGCACTTTCGGTTAGTAACGCACTGACTGTGCTTGATATCGAGTATTAAGCAGCTAACTTGCTGCCATTCGAAAACCTAGAACGGACTTGCTTCGATGGTTTTGACCGATACATTGATGTGAAATAATAAAAAAATTGGTCTTCAACAATATTTTTACTAATGCTAATAATATAGTAAGAAAGTCTAATATATGGATTGACTTAAAATTGATTAAAATTAAGATGTACATATATTTTCTAACTGTAAAGCTTAAAGTTTAAATATCAATGTTCAGAGATCAATGCTCAAAGATTATTTTTTCGTCAAAGTTTAAGTCTTAAAGTTGTAAAGAGGGCTTTTAGATAATTATTAATTAAAATTGTGTGCCCACAAAGTTTTACAAAATCCTTGAGCAATGGTTTGGTTTCAAGTTCAATGGCCATAGGTTATCCACAAGGCTGAATGGTAGCAATACTTGTACGAAAATAGGCTAATGTGAAATAGACAGACTTTTGAGTACTAGCAGAGCTGGGTATCTCTGAAAACTGCCTGTAAATATGGCGGAGTATCCGAATGGCACAGGAAATTGACTTAAAATCAATCGGCAATTAAGTTTGCTTGCGAGTTCAAATCTCGTCTCCGCTACCAACTCGCTAACGTTTCTTTTGTATTTCTTTCATTCAGAGTACAACGAAGACAAGAAATATAGATAAAATGGTTTTATAATATGTCCAAGTAACTCAGCGCATAGAGTATGCGGCTACGAACCACAAAGTCGGGAGTTGGAATCTCCCCTTGGATGCCAACACATTAATGAATAACACTATTTATCAATTGAGATGATGCCAAATATGTATAGAAGAGAAAAGATTAAAGGGTATGAGCGCTATGAAGTTGATACTAATGGCGTTGTATATAGTCAAAAAGGAAATCCTTTAAAATTTCACGTCAACCATAATGGATATTGTATGGTATGTCTGTGCACGAATGGAGAAACAAAAGGATTTGGAATACATCAGCTTGTAGCAAGACAATTTATTGAGAATGATGATCCTTTGAATAAAACGCAAGTTAATCATAAAGATGGCAATAAACAGAACAATCATGTTGAAAATTTAGAATGGGCAACAGCAAAAGAGAATATGCGCCATTCTGTTGATATCCTCGGCAATTATTTAGAAGACAAAAATGCCAATGCTCGTACTATTTACGGAGTTGATATAAAAACCCATGAGGTTAAATATAGATTCACAAGTTTGATTGGCGCAGCTAGGTTTTTTGCTGATGATAAAAATAAAGAAAGACATATACAAGCAACGTTATGGAGAGTCTTAAATCATTATGAAGCGTCACGTTCATATAGAAGTTGTTTATGGTTTTATGAAGACGAATGCCCTTATGAAATAAATGATGTAGTTAATTTGTCAGATAACTATATCCCAGATCGTGGGTTCAGAAAACTTTCAGACGATGATGTTAAATGGATTCGCACACATTATATTCCATACGATAATGAGTTTGGAACACGAGGAGTTGCTAGAAGATTTCACATAGATAATAGCACAGTATCAGATATTGTAAATTATAAAACATATACAGATATATGCTAACACCATTGACTTTGGCAAGTCATTAAACTACCATCTATATGGGGGTATGGCGTAACTAGCAGCCGCGCAAGTCTCAAAAACTTGTGGAGAAATCCGTCCGGGCGCACATCCCGGTACCCCTACCATATCCTCCTTTAGTGTAATGGTAGCACGGCGCACGCAAGGCGCTAGAGCGGTTCAATTCCGCAAGGAGGTCGTCTGGCACGGACGAAGTGCGCTGTGGTCATACAGTAAAATGACAAAGCTCATGGCCGATATGGATGGCGACAAATATGAGCGAGGCAGAACAATTAAATCTTGGGTCTGCAAGTAAGCCTGTCGGCAACAGAGGAGAGCCTTATGCTTGCTAGGTGTTCTAGATGCCTTTCTCCTCATAAATGGGAACTTGGTCAAGTGGCTAAGACACTGGCGGGGACAGAATAGTGCAAACATTAAGAGCACACTGCCGGAGACACGAGTTCGAATCTCGTAGTTCCCAACTTAATATGGGTCAGTAGCGAATCGGCAAACGCAGCAGACTGTAAATCTGCCTCCTTCGGGAATAGGTGGATCGACACCACCCTGACCCACCAAATGATAGTGAGTAGTGCAAATAGAAAAAGATAAGAACGAAATAGTACCTTGTATGGTGGATAAACCTATTAATCACTTATTGATTTTATTGGAGTCATGCACGGCTCCGCTTGCTATCATTACCAAGGGATAAGTTGCTTAAACTGTTCGAACGAACCCTACAAATCGGCAGAAACGGTGACAGCTCGGAAAGACGGCAAATGAATATGCTCCGCTAGCTCAATTGGTCAGAGCACCCGACTTCGCTGCATGGTGTAATAGCAACACTGCTTAACCGCGGATTAAGAGATGTAAGGGCAGGACTTACTGCAGCGGCCAATAATCGGGAGGTTCCAAGTTCGATGCTTGGGCGGAGCACCAAATATTATCGTATAGCTTAATGGAAAAGCGCCCTCACTATCAGAGGGGGATACTTGTTCGATTCAAGTTGCGTTAGAAAAATGTGGACGCTATGCACGTCGCGCGCCGCCACCAAACAAAGCATAGCTGACGCTGTGGAAGGACACAGAGATCTGCAGGAGTCCCATAGTGGTCGATTGGAGCGGTTTTGTAAGCCGCCAGCTTTGCTCACGTCGGTTCGAATCCGACCTCCTGCTCCACATTACTAGCTATCGCTGCTTGTAGTTAGTGAGTTGTTTTAGAAGCAGTAAACCCACAAGTATGGTGGGCGGCACACCAGTAGTCGTTAAGGGCGAGATCAAGCTGAACTGGTACATTATATGCAAGTAAGGAAGAATTGGTCTTCTCTCATTTAACAAAGCTGAGATACAAAAGGATCGCTACTTTGGAAACGTTCGCTTTGGGGAAATGTGTGTTCGAATCACACTACTTGCTCCAGCGAGGTAACGTCACTTCCATCACGTAGCACAGCGGATAGCAAATAGTAAAAGAGATATGTGCACCTAGGCTCTTGTTTGAATTATTTGGTTATGATAAAGAAGGATTGGAAGCCTCGCTTTATGAGAGCGTAACTCAGTTGGTAGAGTTTTATAGCGTGAAGGGATATGCTATTGAATGCCCTTAGTCGCCAGTTCGAATCTGGCCGCTCTCATTAAAATATATATTAGGAGAAATAGTTATGGCAATTAAAATAATTAATAAAGGAAAAGATCTTGATAATCCTATATTTACACAGCGATGCCCTAATTGCGATTGCGTTTTTACCTATCAAAATGAAGATGCGTATAGAAATCCTACTGGTAGATATTATAGAGACTTTGACATTCGTTTTATGGACGATTACAAACAAGAAATTACAGTATCTATTGAATGTCCTTGGTGTCATAAAAAGATTCACGTAAGAGATGAATATATATAAAAGATATGAAAGATTATATTGTAATTGCTCAACTTTATTGGTCAGCAGATCATATTGAAGAATTTAAAGTAAGATGTAATACTAAACGTAAAGCTAGAATATTGGCCGAGGATTTAATTAAAAACAAATATCCTAATATAGGGGATATGATTAGAATTCTGGATATAAAATAAATAGTGTAGTAGTTGTTACTTATGCGGCAATACTCAAAAGGTGAAGAGGACTGATTGCCAATCAATTAGGTAGCTTTTAGCTGCATGAAAGTTTGAATCCTTCTTGCCGCGCCAGATTAAAAATTGTTGAGAATGTGGTTCTCTTTGTGCAATGATATAATGGAGGAATAAGATGCAAATTGAAAACAAGGTTTTTCTATGTTCTAATTATGCAACCCCGGTGTTAGAAGAGGCACTTGATGCATTTTCTAACGAAGGTTATAAATTGGTTTCTACCCAGATGGCAAAGAATATCTATGGGGTCGAAGTGATGTATTTGTTTTTTACGAGGAAAGTAAAAAATAAAAAGCGAAAATCAGACTCGTAAGGAACGTGATACTAATATGCGACCATTTATGGAAAATATCTGTATGCATCCTCATTGCATGAATCCAATGTGTGAAGAATGTAGTTTTTTTACTCCCAGAGCTTTCGGTATTAGAGTGCCTAAGAGCTTGGGGTTGGCACTTTTTAAACTGGAAGGATTACTTAACACGATGATTCGTTTTTAACTAGTATGGGTCTGTAATTCAATAGTAGAATATACGCCTTTTAAGCGTACTACGGACGGAGCGTAACCGCCCAGACCCACCATTTATTCTCTATAATTTAGTCCACTTGACTCCGGTATAATCTTCTGCTCTGTTACCTGTTTGTGCAGGTTAGATGAATAAAGACAGAGCTATTTATGGCTGGCGGGAGGTTGGCATCTCAACTTGGCTCATAATCAAGCTCAATTCAGTTCGATTCTGAAGCTCAGCAACCAAATAGCGGATTAGTGTAATAGTAGCACGACAGACTTTGAATCTGTAGGTAGGGGAGCATAGCCTCTATCCGCTGCCATGTAAATATTAATTTTTAGGAGGAATATATTATGAACACAAGGACTGTACTACATTATGAGAATCGTATTGCGAAGCTAAAGGCCAAGAGTGAAGTTGTAAATGCAAACCTGATCAACAAAGCACAGAGGGAGCTTAACAAGCTGACACAGAAGTAAGAATATGCGGTAGTAGCTCAATGGTAGAGCATCAGATTTCCAATCTGATTGTTGCGAGATCGTGCCTCGTCTACCGCTCCATTGGCGTTGACCATTATTGGCAGCGACCACAGGGGGCCTAGAGCTTTCTAGGCTCCCACTTTTTTTTGTGCAATTTGTACAATTGACAAAATGAAAATATATGATATGATAACGATAGATTGAACAATACAAAATTATTGCGAGGTAAAAAAATGAATAAGATTAAAAAACTACTTATCATTATTAGTCTTATTATTTTAATTTTATTTTCAATTTCGATTAATGATGGTAAGAACATGAACAGCAAACAACCTTTGAAAGAAATCCCCATAGAGTGTACGGAGACACCGGCACTAGAAGAAATGCCAGCCATGGATCCAGAGGATGAATTTATTACATATGAAGAAGTTGCAGAAGTGGTTGCTGAAGATCAACCAGATATGTTTTCTGCACCACAGCCACAATATTCTGAAAGTGACTTAATGCTTTTAGCAAAAGTAATATATGCAGAGGCAGGAAGTGATTTCTTGTCAGATGAGTGGAAGATGTGTGTTGGCGAGGTTGTGTTAAATCGTGTTGCATCTCCTGAGTTTCCTAATACGATTACTGATGTTGTTTATCAGCCCGGACAATATCATGGGGCACGAAGTGGATATATTGCAAGTCTAATTCCGAGTGAGCGATGCATTAATGTTGCAAAAAGGCTCTTGAATGGAGAGCGCATTATGGAGCCTTCGGTTGTTTTTCAAGCGAATTTTAAGCAGGGCAGTGGAGTTTATAAGGCGCTATATGATAGCCGTCTTGGGTGGACATATTTCTGTTATTCCACAAATATGAGTCTTTACGGAGGTGCATTTAATTGAAATATATGAAAATAAGTACTTTGGTAGAAAAGCTAAATGCACGAAATGGTGATCAAATTAGTAAAAATCTAGTTGATTTTTGGTTTAATACGTGGGGATATGATATTAACCATGAACCAACAGATGAAGATAAAAATGCTAAAAATAAAAATAATAATGAAGGAGAAAATGAAAATGGCTAACATTGTAACGGATCTTATTGAACAGGCAGAAGACATTAAGCGTAGAAAATGGTGCTCTGATAAGGATTGTGCAAAGGGGAAAAAGTCTTGGTGCAAGCTGTGTCACACACTGAGAGCGGCGGCAGAGCAGCTTACTGTAGCAGACCAAAAATATGCCTATGTTTATAACGAGTTTAATAAGAAAATGGACGAAGAACGTAAAATTGCAGATGCCCTTAGAGAAGATATTGCAGATCTTGCACACGACCTACAGCTTGGACATGTTTGTGAAACCTGTAGTCGAAAGGGCAAGTGCCTCAAGGGGTCTACTGGATGGATGACAAACAAGCAGTGCGTTGATTGGGAATATAAGAATTTTGTTACTGATGTGGTGGGCAAATTAAGTACTGATGTGGTGGGCAAATTAAGATGGATGAGCTAAAACCCTGTCCTTTTTGTGGGAATGCGCCCAATATGCGAATTACTGGATATGGAGCAGTATATGTGAGATGTCCTAACTGCGGAGTTGAAACACCTTATTATCAGAATGCCGAACTCGCAACAATGAAATGGAATATGAGAATTGAGTGTTGACAATACGAAATTATAGTGTTACAATTGCTTATGATAAAACAAGTAAGGAGTTGTAACACTATGAAAATGAAAAAATACATAATTATATACAAGGATAGAGGAAAACACAAATGGGCTGAATCAGACAGCTTAGAGATACTACAAAGCATTTTTAGTAAATGTAGTTGGATTAAAGAATACAAAATTATTGACACATCAAATTTTAAGGAGGCAATGGATGAAAGATGGATTACAACAATCTAGATAAGCAGTCCTATGAAAAGGGCTATAAAGATGGTAAGCAAGATGCAGCATATGAGATTATCACTAAGATGAGATATCTTAATTATAATATTATTGGCTCACTTGGATATGAAAATGTAGAGGATTATCCTGATTATTTGATGGTGTTTCTTGACGGCATTGCAAAGGAATATAATGTAGAAGAAGACGAGGTGCATTAATTATGATTTACCTAGATAACGCTGCTACATCTCCAATTTGTGAAGCCGCAAAGAATATTATCCTTGATAATCTTGATGAATATTACAATCCAAACAGTTCATATGAGGATGCTCGTGGAGTAAAGATTAAGGTCGAGGAAGCACGTGAAAAGATTGCGGCACTAATTGGAGCACAACCTGACGAGATTTACTTTACTTCTGGTGGATCTGAAGCAAATTCATGGGTTTTAAATCATGATTTTACACTAGCATCTAACATTGAGCATCATTCTATTGATCCAGACTATAAATTCAAGGTTGATTATAGAGGAATGGTTGATATAGAGAAATTTGAAAAAAGAGTAAATGAATTGCAGAATAATTATTTCGGTATTAGTCCGGGTATTGCTTCATGTATGATGGTAAATAATGAACTTGGAGTTATTGAGCCAATTAAAGAACTAGCGAAGATCGCACATGACAATCATATGTTGTTCCATACAGATGCAGTTCAGGCATTCCCTCATATGAAAATTAATGTAGAAGAGCTTGGCGTAGATATGCTATCATGCTCTGCTCATAAGTTTGGCGGGGTTAAAGGATGTGGCTTCCTTTATATCAAAGATGGCATTCATATTCATCCTTTAATTAATGGTGGAAGCCAAGAAAGAGGAATCAGAGGTGGCACAACTAATGTTCTTGGTGTCTTGGCTATGGCTGCTGCGCTAGAAGATACGACAACCCATATGCATGGACATAATGCAAAAATTGCACGTTTATCCAAGGAGATTAAGGATAATTTATTGAATGTAAAAGGTGTCACAATTAATGGGACAACAGATAAAAAGCAGCATTTAGACAGTATTTTGAACTTTAGAATTAATGGTGTGCATGGTTCAGATGTTGTTGCGATGGCTGACGAATTTGGGATTGCTATTAGTGCTGGTTCAGCTTGCAATGAAGGGAATGCCGTCCCATCTCATGTGCTGAAAGCAATTGGTTTGTCTGACGAAGAGGCATTAAGTAGCATTCGTGTATCTCTTGGAAGATATAATACAGAAGAAGAAATTGATTATGCTTGTGTGATTCTTCCAAAGATCATTGAAAGATTGAGATCACTTAATTGATAGTACAAAATTATAGAAAGGATTTAATAAAATGATCATTAACGATAAAAGAGCGCTTGCATATATTGTAACCATTGACGAAATTAAGCCAATTGAGGGTTATGACAGAGTTGAGTATGCAAGAACTAATGGCTGGTGGGTCATTATAGGCAAAGCTGACAATTTGCAGGTTGGAGATAAGTGTGTGTATTTTGAAGTTGATAGTAAGGTCAATTCAGAAGACGAGAGGTTTGCTTTTCTAGAGAAGCGTAATTATAAGATTAAGACACAGCGTATGTGTAAGGTTATCTCACAGGGATTGCTTATGCCTCTAAGTGCTTTTCCAGAGCTTGGTGATGCGGATGTTAATACAGACGTAACAGATAAGCTTAAGGTTACATATGCAGTTGAGGAAGATAATGCTCGTAAGGGCAAGGCAGATCCTAATGCGAAATATCGTTCTATGACTGCTAGACATCAAAAGATTTTTAAGAATAAGTGGGCACGTTGGATGATGCGTCGTGAATGGGGACGTAAGATTATGTTTTTCTTCTTTGGTAAGAAGAAGGATAATCCTAGAGCTTTCCCAACTCACTTCCCATTTGTACACAAGACCGATGAGGAGCGTTGTGAAAATCTTGTAAATGTCGTGCTTGGATATGAGAGACCTCTAATTGTTACTGAAAAATTAGATGGGACGAGTTCTACTTATATCCTTGAGAGAAAAAAGAAGAATAGGTATGAATTTTATGTGCTATCTCGTAATGTACGGCAGGCGGATGAAAAGCAGGAATGTTATCATGACCACAATATTTACTGGGATATGGCATTTAAGTATGACATTGAAGCACATCTGAGAGAGTATCTTGAGCAGAATCCTGATTGCCCGTATGTATGTATTCAGGGTGAGTCTGTCGGCTCTGTTCAGGGTAATCCTCTACAACTTACCGAAGACGATTTCTACTGCTTTAATTTTATTGATGGTCGTGTTGGTCGTGTAGATTCTGTAACTGGAAGGGATATTGTAGCAGCATGGAATATTAAATGGGTTCCTATCCTCGACACTAATTATATGATGCCTGATGATATGGAGGAATTTAAGAAATTTGCAACTGCTAAAAGTATAGTTAATCCCAATGTGCTGAGGGAAGGAATTGTTCTACGAGATCCTACAAATGATTTTAGTTTCAAGAATGTGAGTAGAGAATATCTGCTCAAACATAATGGATAAGTGGTCTTGCATATGTCTAAATTTAAAGGAGTTTTCTAATATAGAAGAAATTAATGAGCAAGGATTGATTTTATGAACTATCATTCAGATAAATACATAATGGACGGCGTTCGAGAGCATTATAACGAAGCTCTCGAATACTTTCCAGAGGATAGAATTGTGGGAATCTTCTATCAAGGTAGTGGCAATTATGGACTTGACTATGAAGAGTCAGATGTCGATACAAAGTTGATTGTAACTCCAACTCTTGATGATATAATTTTCACTCACAAGCCTGTAAGCACCACTCATATTAGAAATAACGATGGGCATACTGATTGGAAAGATATCAGACTTATGCTTCAAACGTTCAGAAAATGCAATTTGAATTTTACAGAAATCCTTTTTACTAAATACAAAATTGTTAATCCTCTATATATGAAACAGTGGGATAGAGTCGTTGATAACAACGAACTTATTGCGAGATATAATGAAGTTGCAGCAGTAAGGACAATGAAGGGCATTGCTATGGAAAAATATCATGCAATGGAACATAAATATCCTTCTAAAATTGATATTATTGATAAATATGGATTTGATGGGAAGCAAGTTCATCACTTATTTAGGGTAGAAGAATATTTACAAAGATATATTAATGGCGAATCTTATGCAGACTGTTTAATTTCAAAGAAAGCAGAATATCTTAAAAATGTTAAGACTTGTGGTTATCTTTCTCTCGAAGAAGCAAGAGTTTTAGCAAAAGAGTCTCTAAACAGAATATGTATAATGGCTGACAAGTTCCGCGCGGAGCATATAGAGCAATCTAATCCGAATGTTGATAATCTTTTAGACGATGTTCAACGGGAAATTATGCTCATCGCTATTAAGAGAGAAATTAGTGATTATAAGATACAAAACAATGTAAATTTATAATAAGGAGGGCTAATAAATAATGTAAAAGATACAATAAAATTCAATTATTTACAAAAAATATGGGTTATATTTATAAAATTACTAATAATATCAATAACAAATGTTATATTGGGAAAACAGAAAGAACTATTCAAGTCAGATGGTCAGAACATATCCGTCCAAGTAAATGTAAGCCAGATTTACCATTATATCGAGCGTTCTCAAAATATGGCATAGATAATTTTTCAATTGAAGAAATAGAAGAATGTGATAATGCTATTTTAGATGAACGAGAAATTTATTGGATTGATTATTTTAATGCCTACAGAGAAGGATATAATTGTACGGCTGGCGGAGAAGGTGGAATAAAAACATATGAAGAAAATATTGATATTATTATTGAACGCTATCAACAAGGAGAAAGGTTAGATCGTTTATGTAAAGAATATCATTATGATTACGCATGTATTAGACCTAAGCTTGAAGCAAAAGGTCTCATTATTAATACAACGGCTGGGCCAGAAAAATTAAGCAAGAAAATATATGCAGTAGACCCAATTACATTACAAGTTGTTGCAGAATATGAATCTATTTCTGCCGCTGGTAGAGCTTTATGTAAAGATAGTAAAAATCCTAGAGCAATAGCAAACCATATTGTTAAACAAAAAGATACTGAACATATATCTCATGGATTTTTATGGCGCACCACTGAAACTATACGAGATTATGAAGATTGCAATTAAGAAAGAGATTGGTGATTAAAATGACAGGAAAAGTTTTAGGTAAAATTACTTCTGCAGAATATGGAATGGTTAGCGATTATCCGTTTCTTTTTGGGCTACAGCTACGTTTTAAACTTAGCGATGGAACTTCTATTGGATGCGGGTCTAGATATACAGAAAACATCAGTGAAGCATGTAAGTGGACAACTGCAGAAAGACAGTATGGTATTACAATGTGTGTTGATAAAATATATCAAATACTCCAAGATGCAAAAGTTAATTATGTGTCACAACTTGTTAATAAGCCCGTTGAAGTTGTAATCGAAAAGAATACGTTTAAAGACTTTAGAATTTTGACTGAGGTGCTTTAATATAGGTATAGAATTTAATGCAGGAATTTTATTTATTAAGGAGTACGAATGAATAAACCTATTTTTATAATGATGATCGGTTTGCCAGCAAGCGGCAAGAGTGAACAAGCCAAAAAACTTGCAGCAAAATATGATGCAGAAATTTTTTCTAGTGACGCACTTCGAGAGGAAATGTTCGGAGATGTAAACCATCAGACAAACAATGATGTTTTGTTTAAAGAGCTCCACAAGCGTATTAGAGGATGCCTTATTTATGGAAAGAGCGCCATTTATGATGCTTGTAATATCAGCTATAAGCGTCGCATGGAGTTTCTTAAGTCTCTTAATAAAATCCCTTGTGAGAAGATTGCAGTTCTTATGGCAACGCCTTATGAAGTTTGTCTTGAGCGCAATGCACAGCGAGAACGGGAAGTACCAGAGCATGTAATTAAACGTATGTATATGAACTTTAACGTACCTTTTTGGTACGAAGGTTGGAATGATATTGATGTTGTTTATTCTGAAGATTCGATGGACTATAAAGGCTGGGATAGAGATTGGATCGAATCAGTGAAAGATTTTAACCAAGACAATTCTCATCATGCCTTATCTCTTGGAGACCATTGTTGGAATGCTGTAAAATATATTGATAGTAACACACCATCTTTTCATTCAACGTCCACTGAACTTAGACATGCAGCAATGCTACATGACGAGGGGAAAATCTTTACGAAAAGCTTTTATGATGCAAGGGGGAATCCTTCAGAAGACGCGCATTATTATTCCCATGAGCGTTGTGGGGCATACAATAGCTTATTCTACGAAATGCCTTGCGAACATCTTTATGTTGCACAGCTTATTCAGTGGCATATGCGACCTTATCTCGCATGGGAGCAATCTGACAAAGCTATGCAGAAAGATAGGAAGCTTCTTGGTGAACATTTATTTAACGATATTTGTTTATTGCATGCTGCCGATGTGTCAGCGCATTGATAAAATATTAAATTAACCTCTTGACAATACAAAATTATTGACATATAATGTCCACATAGAAAGGAGAGTGAATACTTGTGGATGTACAATCTTTAAAAGAATATATATTAGACAATGAAAAATTGCCAGAGATTCTTCAGGAGATTGGATGCCATAGTATTCACAATCATGGTGGATATATTACATGCGGGAATAAAACTGGAGATAACAAATCAGCAATTGTTATTTATTTAAATGAAAATTTAACTGTTGTAAATTACACTCGTACAATGACGAGCAATAAAAGAACAACAGATATCTTTGATTTGATTTGTTATAACGAAGACTATTCTTTTCCTGAAGCTCTTAAGTTCTGTTGTAATTTATTTGGGCTAGATTATTATCAAGAGCCAGAAGAAGTTCCAGAATCTCTTCAAATACTTAAAATGTTACAGCAAATGGCGACAGAAGAAGATGACTTTGATGACACTCCGCTAAAACCTATTCCAGAAAAAATTCTATCTTATTATCTCCCATACGGCAATAAACTATGGGAGGATGATGGGATTAGTCTAAGCACTCAAAAGCTATTTGAAGTTTCTTTTGATCCAATGACAAACTCAATTGCGATCCCAATTAGAGATGAAATTGGGACATTGGTTGGGATTAAAGCAAGAAGAATGGAATATGACCCGGATAGTGGAATGTCTAAATATTTTTTTCTCGAACCATGTGCAAAGTCAAGAATCTTGTATGGTCTATTTCAAAATATAAAATTAATTCAACATACAGGGATAGTATGGGTTGGTGAAAGTGAAAAATTTGTGCAGCAATTGTACGATATGGGGTATTATGGTGTAAGTACTGGTGGCACAAAAATTTCAAAAATTCAAGTTGAGATGCTAACAAGATTAAATGCCAAGATTGTTTTTTGTTATGATGAAGATGTTGATGAAGAACAATTAAAAAACATTTCGAATATGTTCCTAAATGGGATTCCAGTATATGCAATTATTGATAAAGATCATATTCTTGACAATAAAGAATCTCCTAGCGACAATCCTGAAAAATTTAAACATCTAATTAAAAATAATATATATAGTTTGCGTGAGGATAATGACGAATAAACAGAGAAAATTTTTTAAACATGCAAAGGCCGCTTCTGAAATGAGCAGTTTCCCAAGAGTACATATTGGTGCAATTGTTACATGTGGCAATAAAGTTGTAGGTGTAGGTTTCAATAGCAGAAAGAGTTCACCGATTCAAAAGAAATATAATAAATATAGAAATTTTGATTGTTCTGCAACCAATACAGAGCCTCTTCATTTGACACATGCAGAAGTGGCCGCACTTGGGCAGTTGAAATATATGGACATTGATGTTAGCAAATGTGAAGTATGGACATATAGAGAAAATCTAAATCATGAGCTTTCTCCATCTCGTCCATGCGCTGCATGCATGAATTATCTCAAAGACCTTGGTATTAAAAAAATACATTATACAACTGATGGCGGATACGCCGACGAAGAAATTGTGATTAAGGAGAGTTAAAAGTGTATAAGAGAAATTGTATTGCAGTTAGTGAGGATCTCTGTAAAAAATGTTTTATTAAGATCGCCAAGCCGAGCAAGAAAGAGATTAAGCATATTGTACTAACAGACTATAATGCGATATGTGACAATTGTGGGCGAAAGGGGCCAATTGTTGATTATATTAATGATGAAGATTATTAATTTGGAGGAAATAAAATAATGACAAACGATCAGAAAGAATTGGTTCAGCCGATTTTAAATACGATTACGAACTCAGATATTAAAGAATTTGCCATGGTGCTACTTGAAGATATGCCAACTTACATATGGCACATTGGTGCTTCAAGTACTGGAAAATATCATCCCGCTTATAGTCTTGGAGAAGGCGGGCTTATGCGTCATCAAATTGCGGTTGTAAGATTCTTAAATTTCTTTTTTGAACTTGAGCAGTACAACAGTAAGCTTACTACGAGACAGATGGATTTAATGCGTGTAGCGGGATTGTTGCACGATGGTCGCAAAAGTGGTTCTCAGCAAGATTATGAAGCTTCTAAATATACAAGATTTAATCATCCACTACTGATGGCAGATGAAATTAGAAAATATGATGGGAAATACTTAGATCATGAGGAAATTGAATTTATCGCTGATGTAGTCTCTAAGCACATGGGGCAGTGGTCAGAGGATAGGAAAAGCAATGTTGTTCTTCCGAAACCTAACGATAGATTCTCTAGGATGCTACATGTTGCCGATTACCTTGCAAGTCGCAAATGCCTTACAATGGACTTTGCAGGATATATTGAACCAAAAAGTACAACTATTAACCCAGAAGAATATGTGTTACCATTCGGTAAATATAGTGGGCAGAAGCTCATAGACATCTATAAAGCGCATCCTGATTATTGTGATTGGATGGAAAATAATATTCATAAGCGTGATGTTCTAGCTGTTTTAAAAATGGTAAAGGAGAAATGTAAAAATGAAGATTGAGATCCTTGCTGGTGGCAATATTGAAAAAGCATTTAAAGAACTTGATGTAGAATTTGCTACAAAATATTCTGGTGATCAATATAAAGTATGTGAAATTGATAAGAAAGACATGAAACGCATGGAAGATTATGAAGGAGAATGGCCTGACGATTGGGGCTGGTGGAGCTTTACTAAAGGATCAAACATGGGAACTCCTTATAATTTTATTAAGATTAATGGTCGTGATATTATTTGTTGGGAGGGCGATGGTCATTGCAACGATGAATATAATACTCTTCTAGACTATATGAATAAAGTAATTGGGGCGTCACAGCCAAGAAATGTATGTGCTCTGGCGGTTGATCTTGCTCGTGCGAATGGCATGTCTATGTCAGAACTGTTTAAAATCTATCAAAGATAATGCATTTCATAGAAAAACACAATAGTATATCAAAAAAATATGGATCCTAGGCAACTGGGAGCCTTTTTGTTACTTGACAATACAAAATTATTGTGATATAGTGGTATCACAAAGAAAGGGTGCATGCATTTGAAATATAAATTAATAGGCAATAATGATACTACAAATATTTTAAAAACAGTATTAAATAATAGAGGAATTGAAAATTATAATAAATACCTAGCGTTGTGTGACAATTGTTCCGACAATTGGGATAATTTAAATTCTATAGATGAAGCAGTAAATTGTTTTGATTATCATTTTTGTAATAAGCATAAAATGGCAATTTTGTCTGACACTGATGTTGATGGAATAACAAGTGCAACAATGATGTATCAATATATTAAACTTATGGACGCAGACTATCCAGTATCAATTATTGTGCATAAGAAGAACAAGTCACACGGTCTAGCATCTTGGGACTTTGATATTCCAGACAATACAAAGTTATTGATTATTCCAGATGCAGGGAGTAATGATGTGGATGAATGTAAAAAATTAATAAACGATGGTATTGAAGTAATTGTTCTTGATCACCATCAAGTGTCCACAGATAAATTAAATCCTGCTATTGTAGTAAACAACCAAGCATCTAATGAGTATCCAAATAAGGAAGCATGTGGCGCTCATGTTACATATAATTTCCTGCAAGCATTAGATGAGTGTTATTGGAATGATATTTGTGAAGATCATTTTACTGACTTAGTGGCATTAGCAGATATTTCAGATGTAATGTCAATGAGATCATTTAATACTCGTGCGATGGTTAACTATGGAATAGATCATATTAACAATAAAATGTTTCAAGAGATCCTTAAGGCGCAGGATTTTTCTACAAAAGGGATTGTATCTCCATTTACAATTGCATTCTACGTTACTCCTTTGATTAATGCGTTTCTACGTAGTGCTTCATTTGAGGAGCGAGAGTTGCTGGTTAATGCTTTTTGTGAATGTGAAGAAAAAACTTTTGAGTATATAAAACGTGGAGAAAATTTTCCTATTGAAGAAAATATTTATCAACATTGCGTTAGGATTGCAAAATCATATAAATCGAAGCAAGATCGCGCTAGAGACAAAGCATACAAGGCATTAATGGCTTCTAATGATTATTCTAATGATAAAGTTGCTATTGTAGATGCGACAGGTGAATTAAATTCAGCATATACAGGGCTTGTTGCAATTAAGATGTCTGAAGCGCTGAATAAACCTGTACTTCTTGTTATAGAAACAGACAATGGATTTGCTGGAAGCGGTAGAGCTTTTGATTATTGCCCAATTGAAGACTTCAGAGAACTTGTCGATAAATGCCCGGAATCTACTATGTCACAGGGCCATGCACAAGCATTCGGTCTTTGTTTGACTGACATTAATAAGGCACGAGAATGGTTTAATGAAAATCTCAAAGACATATCTTTTGAAAAAATATATGTAGTAGACTTCATTGTTGATGCAGAAGATGTATCAATTTCGTGGTGCCAAGAACTTGATAAATATAAATCAACTTTTGCACATGGAGTAGACGAACCATTGTGGTTGATTAAAGATTTATATATATCTAATGACAATGCTAAAATTGTCGGCAAGAACGATGATACAATTCAAATTTATGACGAGGATACGAATATCAAATATGTGATGTTCAAATGCGATGAATCAAATGAAGTGTTTAATTGGATGAATAATAATTTTGCAGGAGAAGAGACATATATTAATGTGATTGGCACATTGGGTATTAACGTATATAATGGACAAGTTTCTCCACAAGTATTAATTAAAGAATGTGAGATCAGAAAGGATTAATCGCAATGGGATGGAATAGTACAAAAGATAAACTCCCTCCAGACATGGTAGATGTTCTTGGCTATACAGATGCAGATAAATTCAAAGTCGTATCCATTAAGAATGGAGTTTGGAACACTTATATGAATGTACTTTATTGGATGTGGCTTCCTGATAAACCAGATATTAAGTCAGAAGAGCCAACAAAAAGACGTGGTAGAAAGAAGGCGACAGATAAAACATGACAAAAGTTGATCAATATAAATGTGATTATTGTGGAGAAGTTTTCAATGATTATGACAAGTGCCTTGCACATGAATATGAGCATCAGAATGATGATGTGTCTAGAGCAAAATATTTAATCAAATATAATCTAAGAAAAGATCTTTGTGACTATTGTGAACATAGCTACTTTGTATATGGGTGCGAGATTGATTGCCAGTTTAAGAAAAACTGCAATTACAAAAACAATTATGAATTATTTGCGCCAGTGAAACCATTCCATGACAAAAGTATTCAAGGTTATTAAGAAAGGATAATTAAATGAGTTATTGGGATTATGAAGAGCCTATGTGGGAACCGTCTGAAGCAGACGAATTATTTGATGAAATAAAATCAAAGCTTATTGATGCAGCTAAAGACTCTTTGAAGAGTGACATGGAATCGCTTAAAAGACGCAATGAGTATCTTGAGAAGCGCAATAAAGAGCTTGAGGACAAATCACTAGAAGTATCAAGAAAAGAAAGTGATCTGGAATATAAATCACGAAATCTTCGTAGAGAAGTAGAAAATGAATTTTATAAGACTGCTATTGACGATATCTTTAAGGATGCGCTTGAAAAATCTCAGCTTTGGATTGCATATAATAAACCACATGAAAAGCCTAAGTGCGACAAATGCGACGAAAATAGGAAATGGGTTTTGACTTGGCCTGATGGGACAACCACAAGCAAGAATTGCACATGTTCACAGCCAGATTATTGGTATGAGCCAGAAGAGACATGGATTGAGGCATTGAGATATAGAGTTAATGACGCAAATTATCCATCGGAAAGATATTATCGCCTCGATAAAAGTTATCAATGCACTGGTGACAGCAGATGGAATGATTATTCTTATAAAGATTTTGAGATCCAGTTTGTATATGATAAGTTCTGTGATGATGTTATTGAAAAGCGAGATCAACTCACATATGGTAAAAATATTGGGTTTACATCAAAAGAAGAATGTCAAAAGTATTGTGATTGGTTGAATAAAAGGAGAACAAGTAATGAATAATCATGTAATTATTGATAGCAAAATTACCCCAACTGACGTAAAGATTTATGTTGAAAATGGCACCCCTTATCTTGATTATACAGGGATATGCTATGCGAGTAACGGTGACAAAATTAAAGTGCATTTTCCAAAAATTGATCTTACACTTACTGATATAACACAAGAAAAAGAATATAAAGAGTGGAAGTATCAGTGGGGCTCAAGAGAAATACTTACAAAATTTAATGTTTGCGTATCAAACGACAAATGGGCTACATTTGAAGTTGTTGAACGAGAAGTGTCAAAGAAACAGCTTGAGAAGGAGCTTGGTTATAAGTTAAATATTAAGGAGTAATTTATGGAAACTTATCCTCTTACAATACGTCCGAGATGCGACACAGAAAATGAATGGATTAAATATAATCCTGTATTAAAATACAAAGAGTTTGTAGTGTCTGTTGATAAAAATGGTGCAAGATATAAAATTGGAGATGGCATATCTAAGTATGATAAACTGCAATTTGTATCACTGGAAATGGCGATAACAAATGGAATTATATACTGCACTGGTGGCCTATATAGCCATGTAAAGATTGAACTAATAAATCCAAGAAAAATTGAGGAGGTAAACAATGATCTCTAAGGAAGCTTTTATTAATACTATGAAGCATCTTGAAAATCTGGATACGAAAATGGCAAGAGTTGATAGTGCTCTAAAAGATCTTTGCGAAGACTTTTGTGGATTTTATATTACAGATAGTTTTGATATTGTTATTAATTTGCTCGAAGAAGTGTTCCATGACCAAGAAGAATGGATTGGTTACTTTGTATTTGAAGAGGATTGGTTGCATGGATTTAAAATTGGAGATGTAATTGTTAACGATGTACCGGTTATTATTGATGATTGGGGAGACGTTTATGATTTCCTGATTGTTAATATGGAGAAAGAAAATGAAAAAACAATTTAAAACAGTTATTTGCCTTGTTGCTTTGACGATCTCTCTTCTATGTCTAGCAGGATGTGCCTCAACTGGTTCTAAGGATTATATAAAGAATACTAATGGTCGTTTGAGATCAACAGCTATGCAAGACTTATATTATGATACGAATACCAAAATCGTGTATATACTTTTCAATGAATGCGCGGGATATTCTGGATACGGCTATATGTCTCCTTATTATGCGCCGAATGGAATGCCTTATACTTATGATGCATCAACTAATACTTTGAAAGAAATTGAAAGGAATTAACTTATGGACAAGACTACACTTGGTGATAGAATGAAAAACAACTACGAGAATATTAGCAGATATTATCTAACTCGTAGAATGCCAATAATTACCCGCATTGACGGAAAGAGCTTCCACACTTTTACAAAGGGTTTTAAAAAGCCTTTTGATGACATCCTTGTAAAGACTATGCAGGAGACTATGAAGTATCTTTGTGAGAATATTCAGGGCTGTGTTCTTGGGTATACACAGAGTGACGAGATTTCTCTTGTATTAGTGGATTATGCAGAGCTTACCACAGATGCTTGGTTTGGGAACAATCTACAGAAGATGTGTAGCGTTTCTGCAAGCATGGCTACTCTCGCGTTTAATAAAGCTTTTACTCGTAATATTTCAAAACAATCTAAACGACTTTATACAGAACACCTTGAGGAAAAAGATGCTTCTTATATTGAAACTCTTGAAATTGCAATGAACAAAGGTGCAATGTTTGATTCTCGTGTCTTTACAATTCCAAAAGAAGAGGTTTGCAATTATATGCTATGGCGGCAACAAGACGCTACTCGCAATTCCATCCTGTCTGTAGGTCAGGCCAACTTTAGTCATAAGGATCTTCATGGCAAGTCTTGCAACAACATTCAGGATATGCTTATGACCCAGAAGGGCATTAATTGGAACGATTATGCTACGACTTTAAAGCGTGGTAGTTGCTGCATTAAGGTTGATGATGGTCTTGCCCAGTACGATGAAGCAGAAAATATTTGTGGTTATACACAGAGAAGCCAGTGGATAATTGATAATGAAATTCCTATCTTCTCACAGGACAGAAATTATATTGAAAGACTTATTAATGTAGGAGGTTAAAAAAATGATTAACGATCTAATTAATAGACTACAGAAGTGCCCCGAGTATTCGTGTTCTAGATGCACTTATTATGGAACTCCTGCTTGTGCAATCAAGGAAGCAATTGTTGAACTACGCCATTATGAGCAGGTTATTTCTAAGTAACGAGGGATAGCTTATGAAAATTCTAGTAGATGAGATGCCATCGCGCCCAATGGATTGCCCACATTCAGAACTGAGTGGAAATATAGAATATCAATGGTGGCATTGTAATTATGGAGGTTGTGGATGTCAAAACACAAATAGCTGTCCATTCTTTATTAGCTTTGAAGACTATAAAAATCGAACATATGAACGTACTCGTTTTACACCAATCATGGACTAGAAGTATAAAAGCATGTTATTGCTTCTGTATTGACCATTATTGTATTATATCTGCTGTAGAAATAAAACAAAATTTTAGGAGGAATATTATGATCCAATGTTGCGAATATGCTTGTCCATATAGAAATTCGTCTTCTGGATATTGTAGTCTAACTGCTTGTTATGAGCAGCCAATTGTGCCAAAGTATGAAAATATGTTAATTTTCCCTCATACTATAGGCAATATTACATATTACAACAAAGAAGAATTGATCAAATGGGTTGAAGACCAGCAGAAATTTAATAAAGATACCAATTATAGAGTAGGAAATTGGTGTTAAATAACAAATAAAAATATATTTTTAAGGTGAATGTATGGAATTGTTTAAAAAAGCATTTAGAAAGAATATGGTGACTCTTCAAAAGTTTAAGCCTATTTTTACTACTGTAGACGGTCATAGGCATACTGGTTTTGAATATAATTATGGAATTGTAGAAAAATTGCGGTGTAGTGTTCCAGAATATATGATGATTGATACTAAAAGTGATGGTTACTTAGAAGATAATTGTGGGGTAATGTACCCGCTGGCAAATATTGTGTCGATTGATTGGCAACTGGTAGACGAAAAAAAAAGTAGAGGATAAATTTGGAGAATATCAAATTTTCGTAACAACAAAAGATGTAGAATAAATATGCTAAATATATGGGGGAGTATATGAAAAATATAACTTTCGAAGAAATGTTAAATATGGAAGTGCAAGACTTGTTACATGGTTATCCGTCAGGCGGTTATACATATTATTATAAAGATGGTGATGGCGGGTATCATGAAATTGTTGAATTGGATCTGTTGCGTGGTAGATTTGTGACGGATGACGGTGACTTCTCAGAGTTTGAATGGGAACTTAAAGAGAGTCATATTTACATAGATGAATGATAAAAATTACATTTTAATATAAGGAGTTAAGGTATATGAATAAGAGTGCATGGTGGGCATGGGCAATCAGAAATAGCGTATGTGTAATTTGCTGGACTACTCTTGCGATTGTTTTCAACAAGTGGTGGATATGTCTTTTCTCCATGCTATTTCTTTGTTCTCTCCAGACTAACACTGTAAAGGAATATTGTAGAATTTGCGACAAATGCGGCAAGCATAGTGAATATGCAGATAGCTACGATGCAGCATTAGACAAGGCGAAGAAAGCAGGATGGATTCATTATGCAGATGGCAATAAAGATTATTGCCCAGAATGTAGGGACAAATTAGACGAATAAGGAGTAACTTATGGATCTTAAAAATTATTTTGTGAAAGCAGTTGAAGAGTGTAATATGACCACACCTTTAGAAATTCTCAATTGGTATCGTAACCTTTATTATAAAGAAGAAGTACATACCGAGCACAGAATCATGGCAGAGGCCATCAATGATTTGTTTATGGAATATAAGGACGTATTTTGCAACGATGAGGAGTAAAGCTATGACAGACAATAAAGAATTTGCAACATGTAGCTGTTGTGGAAAAACTGTTAAAAAAGGTGATATGTATTTCGAGGCAGGGTTTTTTGACAGATATGAAATTGTAGATGGCGAATATGTATATAAAGGATACGCGGTTTGTGAAGATTGCCATAATAACGGCAAGTAAAAAATAGAATTTATGGAGAAAAAATTATATGGATTATGAATTTCATGTAGGAGATTATGTTGAAACAAAGGATGGCACTATTGGTTATATCAGCTCTGTACGTGCCACTGGTGATGTATTATGGATGTGTACTAGCGATGGCCATGGTTATCATGCAGGTCAAGAATATGGGATTAGGCATAATGTTGATTTTCCTTATCTCTATAACCGTATTGGCCAGTACACTTTTACATACCAAGACAAAAAGCTTAAAAAGTTGACAAGTTATGGTTGGAATATGGGCGTATCTGGCGATGATCTTATTTTAAAAATCAACGAACTTATAGATGCTGTAAATGAATTGAGGGATAAAAATGACAGGCAAGCAAAATAAGTTTAATAGATATGCACTTATATACTGTCGAATACGCGCCAAGCATCCGAATTGGAGCCATGGACAGATTAAATATTGTACTATATATGCTTGGAGAAGAACACAACATGGCAAGCAGTGAATATGATCAGCTTCATAAACTGTTGCACAAATTGCAGACAGAAGCGCCTTGTCATAATAGAGCTTGTAAATACTGTAAATAAATGGAGGAATAAATGATGGGTATTTATTATTTTGCAAGACCTAATCAGATGATTGGGCATAAGTTTACTGATGATGTCGCAGTTGTATATGCAATGAGCAAGGGATCTGCAATTAAGAAGTTCTCTGTATTATATAAAGATGTGCAGGAGAATGAAGTCAAGAAGATTAGTTTCTGGAATAGAGCCATAGTTTTAACAGACTATTAAAATAAGCAAAAAATAAGTTAGGAGATCAAATATGGAATCGGTATGCATAAATTGTGACTTAGGATTAAAGCGTTCAAAATGTACTGATAAAGAATATACTGAATGTGAATGCCGCAAATGGATGATTGAAGAAATGAATCAAACTACTTTGTTAGGTTTTATTCATCTTTTAGATGAAGTTCTTGAAACAGTTTCTGAGAACAAAAATGATTTACGAAACAATAAAGCTAGGATGATTGAATTTTTGAGTAGAGGGATGATTGAGTGAATAAAATTGAAACTATTAAAAATTTAACGGCAAAACTTTTGCAGTATTGCGATGAATATTATAATTTAGACCGTCCGACTATCTCTGACACAGAATATGATAAGAAGTTTGACGAACTTAAATCACTTGAGGATCAAACAGGATTTTGGCTTGCCAATTCTCCTACTCGTAAGGTGCAGGGGCAAGTGCTTGATTGTTTTACGAAAGTTAAGCATAGTAAACCAATGCTTTCTGCAGCAAAGACTAAAGATGCTAATGAAATTAAAAGATTTATTGGCAATCAGCCATTTTATTGTAGCTACAAGTTAGATGGGCTTACACTTGTGGTTCGCTACGAAAATGGAGAATTTGTTCAGGCTGTGACTCGTGGCAATGGTGAAATTGGTGAAGATGTAACCGCTCAGGCAAGGATGATTACCAATCTTCCAATGCATATTGATTACAACGATAAACTTGAACTTCGCGGTGAATGTGTGATTTCTTGGAAGAATTTTCACAAGGTTAATGAGTCTCTTGATGAGCCTTATAGTCATCCTCGCAACTTAGCAGCGGGGAGTCTCCGTCAGCTTGATACAAATATTACAAAGCAGCGTAATCTTTCTTATGTGGTTTTTGAGTGTGTATCAGATCTATATGATAACAATGCACTATTTGATTCTAAATGGGACGAACTCGGATATCTAGATTATCTTGGATTTGAAACGGTTGGGCGCTGTACTGGTAATATTGATGATTGTACCGAAGGTATGCAACCAGAGTGGTACCAATATCCTTGTGATGGATTAATCTTTGAAATGTGTATGAAGTCATATTCCAAGACACTACCAGTTACTGCTCATCATGAGAGCTGTCGCATGGCACTTAAGTGGGCAGATGAAATGTACGAGACAACACTTCGAGATATAGAGTGGAATACAACAAGAACTGGAATCATTGCTCCTGTAGCAATTTTTGATGAAATTGATTTAGATGGAGCGCTAACAACAAGAGCTACGCTTCATAATCTTTCTATTATTGAACAGCTTGAGCTTGGAATTGGCGATACTATTACAGTTTATAGATCAAATATGGTAATTCCAAAAATTGATGACAATTTGACTCGTAGCAATACACTAACAATTCCAACTACGTGTCCTTGTTGTGGAGAGCCTACTGAAATTAAATATACTGATAATAGTAAAATTCTCATGTGTATTAATCCAAATTGCGCAGCAAAGAAGTTGGCACAGTTCACGCACTTTGTGAGTCGCAAAGCAATGAACATTGATGGCCTATCAGAGAAGACACTTGAGCTGCTAATTTCACATGGATTTTTGCATAATTATAAGGATATTTATCACCTAAAAGATCATAGAGATAAACTGATACTCCTAGATGGTCTAGGTAAAAAATCTGTAGATAAACTGCTAGATTCTATTGAAAAATCAAGGACAGTAACGCTTGATAGATTTATTACTGCGCTTGGTATTCCTAATATTGGCTCTTCTGCGGCAAAAGCTATTAGTAAGCAATTTAATGGAGACCATTATGATTTTGTACAAGCATTAGCTAATGGATATGATTTTTCGCAAATTGATGATTTCGGAGAAATTACAAATAAGTCAATTCATGATTGGTGGAATAGCAAAGATCCAATGGTTGAATTGCTTCCTGTTGAGATGACCTTTGTCGTTGAAAATGATGTTAGTTCTAGTTCCAGTCTTAATGGTAAAAGTTTCTGCATTACAGGAAGTCTTACACATTATGCCAATAGAGATGCACTTGTTAAAGCCATTGAAGACAATGGCGGCAAATATGTATCTGGAGTGAGCAAGAAGACTGACTATCTTATTAATAATGATACCATAAGCACAAGCGGCAAGAATAAGAAGGCTATTGAATTAAATATTCCAATTATTAGCGAGGACGATTTTCTTAAAATGCTATCAGAATAAAATTTAGGGGAGAACTTATCTCCCCATTTTTATGCATTTAACTACTTGACAAATCAAAATTTTGTGATATTATATGTATAGTTGAACAATACAAAATTATAGTTAAGGAGTTGATGCATGATATGATTGAATATAATAATTGCTGTGTCGCATGTGGTGAAATTATTCCTGAAGGAAGACAGGTTTGCTCACAATGTGAAAAGAAGTATGACAAAGAAGATGAGAAACGTGAAGAGCCACCTATCACAAATTGCAAGAAGGACGGCTTTGTTTATAAATTTAAACAATTTTTTATATTTTGTCTATAAATTTAAACAATATTTTATTAAGGAGTGATTTTTAATGAATACGAATGCACAGAATGCCACACTAATGATTACTACTGTAGGCGATGAATCTGAAGGCTATCATCTGACATATGTGCCGCTACATATTGATAGTGACACCCTAGAATATATCCTCAACCATGGTCTAAGTAACAACATGGAAGCAGTAACTTTTGATATTGATTGTGATCATGAAACATATTGGAATGATATGTGGAATCAGCTAAAGGGAGAGACTGATAATGCATAAACTTTACTTTTATAATAGTTATGGCAATGGTCGTGAAATTGCAACACTTGAAGGCAATATGACCGACGAAGAAGTCTACGATGCGGCTTTTAATGAAATTAAGAAGTTCTGTGATGATCGCAATTTTACAGTTTATTATTTGAGACTGTGGAATACTAATGAAGATACCATTATTGATGTTGGTAGTCACACTGAGTTTTTCCACATCAATCCTAAAATTGACATCACTGGATGATGTGCAACACAAAATTATAGAAAGGAGGAATATTTAATTGGAACTCACAAAAGGGCAACAAGATGGCCTTGAGATTGCTTGTAGCCGATACAAAGAAAAGGCCCCATATACTGTTATTGCTGGATATGCTGGAACAGGAAAAACTACTTTAGTTCATTTTATTATTCAAGAACTAGGATTGCATGAAAACCAAGTTGTTTTTGTGGCATACACTGGTAAAGCCGCTCTTGTGCTTAAACAAAAGGGGAACAAGAATGCAATGACTGCACATAAGTTGCTTTATCATTCTGAAGAGTTACCAGATGGCACATATAGACACACTCCTAGAGTAAAATTAGAGAAGAAATATAGTCTTGTTGTTGTTGATGAAGCAAGTATGTTGCCACAAGAAATGATTGATTTGCTATTGTCTCATCATGTACACACTATATTCCTTGGGGATCCAATGCAATTGCCACCAATTGATAGTGAACAAATCATTTTAGATCATCCACACGTATTCCTTGATGAGATTGTGCGGCAAGCACTTGAAAATCCTATCATTAAACTGTCAATGGATATTCGAAATGGCAAGAGACTTGCATATAGCACTGATGATAAAAGATGTAGGATTATTCCTAGAGAAAAAGCATCAGACAAATTGTTGCTTGGTGCAGACCAGATTCTATGTGGCAAGAATAAAACTCGTCATGAATTAAATGAATATATGCGCAGATTAATTCTTGGAAATAATTATGGCAACGAGCCAGTTAATGGTGACAAGGTTATTTGTCTCAAGAATCATTGGAATACTGTAAATAGCATTGGTAATGAGCTTGTTAATGGGACAATTGGAGAATTGTATAATATTTCTATAAAAGAGGTTCCTCCTTATGGTCAAGTCATTTATGCTAATTTTATTTCAGATGATGGTGGAATCTATAGAAATTTAATGATTGATTATAATTTAATAGTCAATGGGCAACCAACAATTAATTCAGAAAATTGGAAAAAGTTTTCTGGATATCCAAAACCATTTGAATTTGCTTTTGGGTATGTAATTACTTGTCACAAAGCAGAAGGATCACAATATGATAAAGTTGTGGTGTTTGATGAGGCGTTTGGGGACAACGATATGAAAAGACGATGGAGATATACGGCATACACAAGATCAGCAAAACAACTCGTTGTTATTATGTGATATTTGACGATTGAGGAGTAAATGAATGGCAAATTTTATAGATATGACTGGATGGAAAATGTGGGAACATGGAGTGCCAGATAGTAGATTGACAGTAATTGAAAGGACAAATGATTATATAAGTCCTCAAGGAAGGCATCGCATAATGTGGAAGTGTGAATGCAACTGTCAAGAACATGGAGTAGTAATTACTTCTACAGATCAAATAAAGTCTGGACGCACGAAATCATGTGGATGCCTGCAAAGAGAATCTTTAAAATATGTACACGAAAATAATAAAAAGCGATGTAAGTATGATGTTACTTCTTTTAACTATGGTGTTGGATGGACTATAAATACTAATCGTGAATTTTATTTTGATTTAGAAGATTATGACAAAATAAAAGATTATTGCTGGAGAGAAGAAATAGATCATACTAACTATCATTTTTTAGGGACAAATATTAATCATAAACATACCATCATGTCGTGGTTAATTGTAGGAAAGTTTTATGATCATATAGACAGAAATCCTTTTAACAATAAAAAAGATAATTTACGGAAATCTAACTCATCTGAAAATGCAAGAAATAGAACCGTCCCTAGTAATAATACATCTGGAATTATAGGTGTACATTGGAGCAAATATTACAATGCTTGGGTTGCACAAATTGGCTTTGAAGGAAGAAGAATATGGCTTGGAAAATTTACAGAGAAAGAAGAAGCTATTCGGACACGTCTAAAAGCAGAATTAAAATATTTTGGAAACGAATTTGCACCGCAACGTCATTTGTTTAAAAAATATGGTATTGAATAAATAATACAAAATTGTTATGAAAGGAGGAGGATGTAATGTTTATTAATTTACATGTCCACAGTGCGATTGGTTCTCTTCTGGATTCAATTCTTACAGTAGAACAAGCTGTAAAATATGCAGCAGATAATGGTCAAAGTCATATTGCTCTAACAGACCATGGGACAATGCATGGATTTGTTGAACAGGTTAAACTATGCAAGAAATATGGAGTAAAACCGATTGTTGGTTGTGAAATTTATGAAGTTGACAATTATCTTGAAAAGAATGATTCAAAAGAATATACTCAGCCAAGATATCATTTAGTTCTTCTCGCATCAAAGCAAGTAGGGCTTCAGAACCTATTTAAAATTGTTAGTGAAGCTGCAACAACAGGCATGTATAAAAAGCCACGTATATCTATTAATTGGATTAAAGAGCACAATCTTGGCGAAGGGATTATTTGTTTAACTGCATGTCAAGTTGGCCGTCTTAGTAGATATCTTGAAAATGAAATGTATGATGAAGCAGAAGAATTTGTAAATCTTTTAAAAGACACATTTGATTATGTTGCATGTGAAATTCAATCACATAAAACTGAACAGCAATTAAAGTGCAATACATTAATTTATAAGTTTGCAAGACATATGAATATGCCATATGTTATTACTACTGATGCGCATATGTTAAGTGCAAATCAAATTGATACACATTCCATTTTTGTCTCTATTGGTGAAGGTCGAGAAACAGGAGAAACGTATGTTGGATGTCATTTGCAAAATGAGCAAGATGTTTTTCAGTATCTCGGAGATTGGATGCTTGAACGAGTAGTCCAACAAGGTATTGATGAGACAGTACATATTGCAAATATGATTGATGATGATATTGACTATGGTCTTGACCATGGGAATATTATGCCAACAATTAATGTTCCAGAAGAGTTTTCTTCTCATGAAGACTATCTTCATTATCTTGTCTTTGAAAAGTTTGATAACAAATTCGGATGGATGAACGAAGAAGATCAAAAGATAAGACGAGAAAGACTTGAAAAAGAATTACCTGTCATTAATGCGCTCGATTACACAGATTATTTTATTATGCTTCATATGATTGCAGAGGCGGCAGACGCAAGACAACTACCAAGAGGATATAGTCGCGGCTCTGGTGCAAATTGTTTATGTTTATTTATGCTTGGTGTTACTCAGATAGATTCAATACGTTGGGATTTGGATTTTTCACGTTTTGCAAATCTTGGAAGAAAAGGTAGCCTTGCAGACTTCGATTGGGATATTAGTAAACGTAGACGAAAAGAAATCATAGAGATCTCAGAGGAGCTTTTTGGAAAAGAAAATGTTGCGCCAATTGCTACTTTTAATACACTAGCTACAAAAGTGGCAATTCGTGATATTGGAAAAGTGCTTAATGAAAGACAAGATTCTCCATACTTTGGACAAATTCCTTATAGCCTTCGTGATGAAGTCACTAAAATGATTCCTACTGTTAAGACACTAAGTGACCTAGGTGAAGAAGTAGAAAAGGACGTATTACTTAAAGAACTTGTTGGCAAAGACGAGAAACTAAATGAAGTTTATAAAAAGTTCCCATTATGGTTTAAGTATGTAATGGAGCTAGAGGGACTTCCTAAGAGCAGAGGTCGTCACGCCGCAGGAACATTGATTACTCCACATCCTGTTATCAATTATTGTCCATTGTGCCTAGACAATGAGAAAAATCCTATGATTCAATTAGAGATGCATGCAGCAATGGATGATCTCGGATTGGTTAAAATGGACTATCTAGGACTAGAAACACTAGATGTCATAGATGACGCATTAAAAATGGCGCATTTAACATGGGAAGATGTAGATATTAATCACCTCAACTTGGAAGAACAAAGAGTTTATGATGAAATCTATAAGAGTGGAAATACTGTAGGAGTATTCCAATTTGAATCTGCTGAAGCAAAAAAGATGTGCATTGATGCACAAGCAGACAACATAGAAGACATTATTGCAATTAATGCAAGCAATCGTCCCGGAACAAAAAACAGTTTTCCTGATTATTGCAAAAACAAATTATATCCAGATGAAACAGTAGTTATACATCCAGACTTAAAAACTCTATTTTCAAAGACACATTCTATTCTTTTATATCAGGAAGACGCTCTGCATTTGCTTGCATATGCTGGATTCTCTGAGGAAGCACAAGACACTGGACGAAGAGCAATTGGAAAGAAGAAAAAAGATGTGATGGCGTCTTTGTATACTCAATTCCATGAAGGATTAATTAAAAAACAATGGACAGAACAACAGATTAAAGATATGTGGGCGTTACTTGCTAAACAAGCAGAGTATAGCTTTAACCGTGGGCATGCGGTTGCTTATTCATTATTAGCATATCTTACATCTTGGCTAAAAACATTTTATCCAGTTGAATTTCTCACAGCGGTTCTAACAGCGAAATCAGGCAATACGGCAAAATTAAGTGTAATCATTAATGAGTGTCATAGACTTAATATTAAAGTTCTTCCACCAAAAATTAATGAATCAACACTTACATTTAAGGCTAAGCCTGAATCAAAAGAAATACTTTTTGGATTTGGAGCAGTAAAAGGCATTGGCGAATCAGTCATCACTAAAATTATTGAGAATCAACCATATAGCAGCTTTAATGATTATATATCAAAAATTTCCGATAAGTCTGCTACAATTGCTTTGATAAAAGCGGGAGCCTTCCCAACTTCTAATAAAATGAAGTTAATGAAAAGATATGCGTCTTTATCATATGAGAGAAAAGAATATAAACCAGTTCAATCATATGGGACGAAAGCAAAACTTTTGATTGAATGGGACATTAACGTAGATGATTATAAGGTGGGCAAAAAAGTAGATAAAGAGACTGTATTGCAATTGTATAATGAGAAGCGCAAAGAAAAGTTTGATAAAGAGCAAGAGCAAAAATATAAAGCTTATATGGAAGACTTCAAACAAAAATATGCAAAAGATCCATTCCTATGGGAATATGAAAGTCTATCAATGTTTTTGACAGACAACCCACTACAAGAAGGAGTAGATTTAATTAATGCCAACTGGGATGATGCTCCAAATGGAGAAAAAACAGTTGTATTGTGTGTAATATCAGATATTAAACGTAAGAAAGATAAAAACAATAATCAATTTGCATATTTAGACTTAATTACTTCTGACAGGATTATTGAAGCAACTATTTGGAGCAAACAGTTAAAAGAATATTTCGGCCTCATTGCAAAGGGCAAGTGCCTTGCGATCCTTGGAAGAAAAGAAGACGATCATTTGTTTGTTGAACGAGTAAAACCATATACAGTATGGCTAGAAAAAATTAAACGAACAAAATCAGTCTATTGACAATACTAAATTATTGTGGTATAATTGGCACGTAATTAAAAGAAAGGAAGTGCGCATATGGACGAGAACAACAATTACGAACAGACTAATAGCATGGAGGAGCAGAGCCCTCCAGCGGCAGAAATGACAGACGATGCTCTTAAAGAAGCGATTAAAACACAGATGGAGAAGGTACAAATGGCAGCTTTGCTCAATGGCTCGAAAGCAATCTGTGGCGTTGTACTTCAATACATTACAGAGTTCCAGAAGCAACCGGGCAAGAAGTCAGCAAATGATTATAAGAGATTGATTAAAAAGATTAGTAATTTCTGTGCGGTCAGCCTTAACAAGACTGTAGATGATAACGGAAATATCGTTGATGTAAAAAAGGAAGAAGAATAAGCAATACAAAATTATAGGAGGGAACTATGCATAAGTTTACCGTGGCTCTAGATTGTGATGAGGTATTAAATAACCTCATTGAGAAAACACTGGAGCTTTATAATGCGCAACATGGCACTCAATTAGCATTGGATTCTTTTACTGAATATGATTTCTATAAATGTCTTCCATTTGAAGATGCAGAAGATTTAACTGCTATGTTCCTAAAAAAAGAGCTGTGGGACTCTCTGTCTCCTGCTCAAGATTCGCAATGGGGAGTGAAAAAACTTATTGATAGTGGGTATGATGTTTATGTAGCAACAGCAACGCATCATACCAATTTTAACTGGAAAATTGACTGGTTTATGAAAAACTTTCCGTTTATTGACGAAAAGCGTATCATTTGTATTCATAACAAGTCATTGCTACATGTTGATGTCCTTGTAGATGATTGCGCAGAAAATCTAATCTCTACAAACCCTCTGGTTGATCGAGTGCTATTAGATAGACCTTGGAATCAGGGCATTCACGATGATGCTTATGGGATTTATAGAGTTCACAATTGGGAAGAGATTGTTGCACAGATTGATGCCCTTTATAAGGACAATCAATATTAATGCATAATTTATTTTATATTTGAAAGGAGTTGTGCTTATGATAACACTTTATAGCACTCATTGTCCAAGATGCTGTATTATTGAGAAGAAGCTTAAGAGCAAGGGCATTGAATTTGAGCTATTCGACGATGAGGATGCAATGCTTGAAAAGGGGTTTAAAGAAGTTCCTAAGCTAGAAGTTGATGGAGTTCTGATGGATTTCAAAGAAGCAAACGAATGGGTAAATGGGGTGGTGAATTAATGGATATAACGCTTAAATTAACTAAGGACTTTGAACGCTGTCTTGAAGATTTAAAAAAGAAGTATGGAGAAGATTTCGAATATATTAACGGAGTACATCCATCTCAGCTTGATTTTAGTGAGTTCCTTGAAAAGTTTGTAGCAAATGATACAATGGCAGATACAACAATTGATCCAAACGCCAATGCAAGTCATAAAGACATTCGCTCATTTATGACTGAAAAGGGCAAGTCTGAAGACAAGTTGTTTGCGCTTAATAAAATCTTTCTTGAGATCAAAAAGAAATGGGGATTAAGAACTGCAAAGCAGTGGCTCGAACAGGAATTTAGCAAGGGACTTTATCTTAATGACAGTTCTACGGCCAGTTATTTCCCATACTGTTGGGCAAATGATTTTACAAGGCTAGCAACTGAAGGACTATTTTTCTTAAATAAATATAATGCACAGCCGCCAAAGCATCTCACTACATACTTTGATGATGTAATTGAATTTGTTTCATTTTTGTCTAATCGACAAAGTGGAGCTGTTGGAATGCCAAATGTACTTATTTGGGCATATTATTTCTGGAAGAACGATGTGAAAAATGGTTATTATCTCAAAGATCCTGACACATATTTAAGACAAAACTTCCAAAAGTTTATTTATCGTCTTAATCAGCCATTCCTTAGAATAGACCAATGTGCATTTACAAATGTGTCAATTTTCGATAGGCCATATTTGGAATCGCTATTTGGCGGTGTGGAATTTCCAGATGGAACATTTGCAATTGATGAAATTGAAGAACTTATTAAATGCCAGCAAGTATTTATGGAAGTTGTGTCTGAGACAAGAGAGCATAATATGTTCACATTTCCAGTATTAACTTACTCCCTCCTATATAAAGATAACAAATTCCAAGATGAGTCATTTGCACGTTGGTGCTCAAATCATAACATGAAATGGAGCGATAGTAATTTCTTTGTATCTGATAATGTTGGCGTGTTGTCTAATTGTTGCCGCCTTCTGTCCAACACTAAAAAGCTTGACGCATTTATCAACAGCATCGGTGGTACTGCTCTTTCTGTTGGTAGCTGCCGTGTTTCCACTATTAATCTTGTACGTATTGCTTACGAAAGCAAACTAAACAAGAAAAAGTATATTGATATTCTAAAAGATCGAGTATTGCTTGACTGTAAAGCGCTATATTCAATGAGACATATTCTTAAACGCAATATCGAGAAGGGGCTTCTTCCAAATTATCAAGAAGGAGCAGTAGAACTCGATAAGCAGTTTTGTACTATTGGCGGCATTGGCATGTATGAAGTCATGGATATGTTTAACCTAATTCACACTGATGAATTTGGTTACAAGTCTTATAGCGATGAAGCAGTTGAATTTGCTACACAAATCCTTGACACTATTAACGAAGTAAAAGACAATTTTGATTGTGATTTTAGTTTTAATGTTGAAATGATTCCTGCAGAAAATTGTGCAGGTGTTATTTGTCAGGCAGACAATCTCTTATATGAGCAGGATAAATATTTTATTTATTCCAATCAATGGATCCCTCTTACTGAAAAATGCACGATTCAAGAAAAGTGTAGACTGGGTAGCCTATTTGATGCAAAGTGTGGCGGAGGATGCATTGCTCATATTGACATTGAAAATCGTTTTATTAATGCAGACGAGGCATGGGATATGTTAAATTATGTCGCAGAACATGGCGTTATTTACTTTGCTTTTACGACAAAGATTTCTGTTTGTGAAGATAGACATGCTTTTATTGGGTCTAAAAATTGTCCAACATGTGGTAAGCCTGTGGCAGATCAATTTGCTAGGGTAGTCGGATTTTATACCCCAGTATCATCATATCAAAAGATTAGAAAAAAGGAATTTAATCATAGACGCTGGTACGATGTATTAAATAAGGATGGTATTATGTAATGAAACTTAAAGGAGTAGTTATGGAGGACTTTGTTAATTATAAAAAGCCCTCCCTATTCCTAATAACTTCAAAATGTGATTGGAAATGCTGCAAAGAATTAGGAATAGATATATCAATATGCCAAAATGAGCCTATGGCAAAACAAGAAACAAAAGATGTCAGCGCAGAATCAATATATAATGCATATATCAACAATGACATTACTAAAGCTATTATTTTTGGCGGACTTGAGCCAATGTTGCAATTTAAAGAGATGTTTGATGTGATTAAATGTTTTAGAGATCAAGGCTGCGATGACATGTTTGTTATTTATACAGGATACTATCCATACGAAATCACAGAAAAATTAAATAAGTTGTCTCAAAATTTTAATAACATTATTATTAAATTTGGAAGATATATGCCAAATCATAAAAATAGATATGACGATGTACTCGGCATTACACTAGTAAGTGACAATCAATACGCAAGGAGGATATCTTAATGAAAATCAAACTTAACCCGGATAAAGAGATAGTTGCAATTGCCAGACAGCAATTAAAAGAAACTGGCGGGTATTGCCCTTGCGTGTTGGAGCCGTTTAGAGATGCAAGCACTAAGTGTCAATGTGAAGAGTTCCGCCACCAAGTTGAGCAAGGAATTGAAGGAGAGTGCCATTGTGGTCTCTTTATCGCAACAAAAGATTAACAATACAAAATTATAATAAAGGAGTAATGAATAATGGGTGACATTACAAGAGAGAAGACAATTGAAGAACTAGAAGAGGAACTTAAGGCGGCATCTGAAGAATACAAGAGACTTAGCTCACTAGTTAAGCAGAAGAAGGATGCTGAAGAGGAAGAGAGAAATAAGAAGATCGAGGCTGCAAAGAAGAATCGTGCAGCAACTATTGAAAAAATGCTAACAGATGTAGACAATGAGATCAAGAAATATCTTGAGGATTATGGCACTTTCCGCGTCGATAAGAGTTTCTATTATCTGAATTATATCTTTAATGGTAAGAGTCCAATCTGGTTTTGGTAATGGAGGATTTGCTTATGAATGCACATATTAAGTTTGCAAAGACAAGACCTGACGCAAAGATTCCTAGTAAGCGACAGGGGGATGGATGCTATGATCTTTATGTTTGTTTCGATGCAGAATTTGTTGTGATTCCGCCTCATACAGTAAAGTTAGTTCCAACAGGAATCTGTAGTACTTTTGATAGCAATTACCGTATTGGGTTTAGAGAACGCGGAAGTAATACAAAGTCTGCAATGTTTGTTATGGCTGGACAGATTGATTCTAACTTTACAGGAGAGTGGTTTGTAGCGCTCTATAATGGCAATGACATTCCTATCGAAATTACCAAAAATGTTTCAGAAGTTACAAAGGAAGAAGATTTCATTCGTGTTCCATACTGCAAGGCTGTTGCACAATTCGCTGTAGAAGAAATCCCTCAAGTAGAGATCGAAGAAGTCGATGTAGACTATATTACAAATCTCAAGACTGAGCGCGGCGCAGGAATGCTTGGGAGTAGTAATAAGTGAATATTGGACAAATAATGACCGAGAAGATAAGGAGAGGTAATATGAAGAAAAAGCCACTAGGATATCTTGGAGGAGATATAATGAGCTTCGGCTCAAATCTTGCAAGGCAGTATGAATATGATAAGTTTCTTAAAATGGGTCTGCCTGTGGAAGTGTACAGCCCTGTAATGAATAAATCTATTAATGATAAATCTAATATGACAGAAGAAGAAAACAATCACCTTGCAGAAAAGATTACAGAAGCAGATATTGAACGTCTTTGGAATAGTGATTTTGTCGTTATGTGCCCTGAACAAAGTGCAATTGGTTCAATGTGTGAGACTGGTTGCTTATTCGGTTGGAAGTATATGGCAGAAAAGCTTACAGAAATCATCACAGAATGCGAAAATAATCACGCTCCATCTGACGGTACACTAGCTTGTCTAAAGAGAGAAATTAATCGTATTGCTGATAAACAAAATTATTTTCATTACTTTGATATTCGCACAAATCATCTTAATGAGAAGGATTGGCGTAGAAGTTTCAGTATTAATCAATTGCTATATGGTATGATCCTTTATGCAGCTAAAAATGGTGATTTCGAAACATTTGATGCAATATTAGAGCATTTGGAGGGATTATATGGGAACAAGTAATATGATTTATGGAATTGGCGACAAGCCGCCGTTTGGGAAAATGATACTCTTTGGAGTACAAATGGTGTTGTCTGTGTTCGTTGCCACAGTGCTTATTGCAAACCTTTGTGGAGTTGCTACGTCGGGAGCACTTATAGGTGCAGCACTTTCAACCTTTATTTACATCTTTATAACCAAAGGCCAATCTCCTATGTTCCTGAGTAACAGCGGGGCCTTCGTCGCACCAGTATTATTTGCGCTTGGTGTAGGTGGTTATACTGGTATAGCAATTGGAGGTTTAACGGCATGTATTGTATATTGTATTTTGGGATTCATCTTCACTAAAATTCCATACCAATCAATTTACAAGGTGTTCCCTCCAGCTCTTATTGGCGCTGTCACAACAGTAATTGGAGTGAATCTAATGGGATTCATTTCTGGCTATGTTGGAGAAACTGGACAGTGTGGAATCCTTGTGGCACTAATTACAACATTCTCTATTGCACTTATTTCTCATTATGCTAAAGGTATTGTGAGAATACTGCCATTTTTGCTTGGTATATTAATTGGATATGCAATCGCCGTACTCCTTACAGTTGCAGGAGTGTGTGCTCTTGTAGACTTTTCCGTATTTAATAATCTTAAATTTGTACAAATGCCAGATTTTGCTTTTACCCATTGGGGAGCAATTGAATGGAGCACTATTATCCCTATAGTTGTTATGTTCGTAGCATATACTGTATCTGCTTGTATGGAAGCTCTCAGTGACCATGCAGCACTAGGCGGAATCATCGGAGTAGACCTTTATTCAAAGCCCGGACTTGGTAGAATCTTCTTTGGTGAAGGACTAGGCAATTTAATTAGTGCATGCTTTGGTGGTCTTGGCTCATGTAGTTACGGAGAAAGTGTAGCGACGATTGGATTCAGTCGTGTAGCATCTGTATGTGTGACAGCAACCGCAGCAGTTCTGCTCGGACTACTTGGTTTTGTTGCTCCAGTTCAAGCATTTATAGCCTCAATTCCAAGCTGTGTATTTGCAGGAGCGGCTATTATTCTTTATGGTTTTATCGCATGCTCTGGTGTTAAGATGCTACAAAAAGTAGATCTTAATGTACAAAAGAATCTGATTATAGTATCTGCAGTTTTGTCTCTTGGAATCAGTGGACTAGTTGTTGGTGGTCAAATAATATCATTCTCTGCAACCGCACTAGCTTTGATTATCGGCGTAATTCTTAATCTAATTCTTCGTGACAAGGAGTGATAAATATGCACACAATTTTCCTAATTGTTGGCAAGAGTGGGTCTGGAAAAGACTCACTCGTTAACCAGCTATGCAAAGAACATGGATATAGACAGCTTAAATCATATGCGACCCGCGCTCGTAGAGATGGAGAGGGAGATACTCATACATTTATTACACCAGAGGAAGTAGATCAGTATAAAGATCAAATGATTGCTTATACGTGCATATCTGGTTATGAATATTTCTCAACGAAGCAGCAATTACTAGATTCAGATTTTTATGTGATCGACTATAGAGGGATCGAGTATATGCACAATCTCTCACTTGATCTTTCTGATGTTCGCTTCGTAACTATCTATATTCACGTACCAGATGAAGTTCGTGAAGGACGAGCCATTAATGGACGAAAAGATGATGCACTAACATTCTATAAACGTTGTTTTAATGAGAATGAACAGTTCACAGAAATGATAATGCGAGATGATTTTGATTACGCGATTTCAAATATTAATTTTGATAAAGCATACAAAGTTCTTAAAACAATTGTAGAGGAGGAGCTAAAAAATGATTGAACGCAATATTGTAGAAACTGTTTATGAATATGACAAAGACGGCAAGTTGACGAGAAAGTCAGTCACAGAAACGCATGAGACAGATGACGAAACGAGATATCCTCTTACAGATTCTGTGCTCACAACTTTATACAACAATTGCACCACAACTACTTCGTGTGAGTGTCAAGATAAGTGTGTCTCTTGTAATGATGATTTCTAATCGTAAAGTGCATATAAATGTACAAAATTAAATAACAACATGTCGGTAGTGTAATCTTACATTACCGACATATTTATTTATCAAAATTCAATTATATACTATGAAATATAGCAGGAGAGTGATAATATGAATTATATAACAGTGAAACAACTATATGAAAAACTAAATACACAACATCCGGGGTTAATTGGTATTAATGCTGTTTATGAACTTGTTAAACGTAAAGATTTCCCATCAGTAAGAATTGGTAATAAATTTCTGATCATTGAAGATAAAGTTGATGCATGGTTTGAGAAAAAATCTTTAGCATATAAAAGATAAATATTGCAATGCATTGCATGTTGTGGTACAATAAAATTGTGGTAAATGATGTGGTCAAATACAAAATTACAATGGAGGAAACACTGATGGTTACTAGGAAAGAGCTTCTTGATAATATAATAACTTACGACATAATAATCCATTTTTAAGCTTTTTTATAGAAGCCCTCTAAATTATTGCTATAAGCCATTTCACAGCATTTTTCTCTTCATGAATAATCACTTATTTTTATGCGTTTTCACTACTAATTATGGCATAATTGTGGTATTTTTGTGGTACGAATTTTATAGTTGACCATATCATTAACCAGCGATTATAATATAAATACAAAATAATTTTGTATTGTTGGAGGGATGTTTATGGCAAAGAAAAGAATGAATGGGGAAGGTTCTTGGACACAACGTGATAATGGCACTTGGAAATTATCTGTATCATATAAAGGCATTGGAAGAAAATATTTTTATGGAGACAAACAAACTTGTTTACAGAAAAAATTAGAATTTGAATCATTGTTGAGTAAAGGGATAGTAGGAGAAAAAGATATTCTTTTTAAAGATTTCGTAGAATCATGGCTTAAGACTGTGAAAAAACCAACAGTTAAACAACACACTTATGACAACTTAGAATTTGTAGTAAAACAATATATGATTAAGCCATTAGGAAACTTAGAATTAAAACAAATAGATGGTCATTTAATCCAAACATTTGTTATAAACAAACTTAAAGAAGAGGGATATTCATATCAAACAGTTAAGCATGTTTACGCACAACTTGGCTCTATATTTAAATATGCAATGTTAAGAGGTAAAGTTAATACAAACCCAATTGTAGAAGTTGTATTACCAAAAAAGACTTTATTCAAGAATAAAGAAATAAGATATTTGTCAGAGAATGAGCGTAAAGCACTTATAGACACCTGTTATATGAAAAATAAGAACGGTTCATTTTTCTTTAAAAATGGCCCATTCTATGTGTTTATTTTATACACTGGTTGTCGTATTGGAGAAGCTCTTGCACTAAAATGGAGTGATATTGATTTAGAAAACAGGACTGTAACTATTGCCAGAACCATGGTCACAGTAAGAAATACAAGCAAGCATACTAGCACACGTCGTGATCAAAATTCCACAAAGAATGGAATTACTCGTACAGTTTATTTATCCGACATGGCATTACAAGCACTATTGGACATCAAAGAAACACATAAATATAATCCAAATGGATATATACTACCGGGGACTCATGTAGACAAACCAATAACATATGTAACTGCACATGGAGGATTTAAACGTATTATTAAACAAGCAGGGATTAAGAATTGTAGTATACATTCTTTGCGCCATACGTTCGTTAGTTTAATGATAGGGAATAATATACCTCTTCCTATGGTGGCAGATATGGTTGGACATATAAACACATTAACAACAATAAGAACCTATACACATTTATTAAAAGAAACGCAACTGGAAGCAATGAAAGTTATTAAAGATTTAAGATAAAGAGTGGTTTATACCACTCTTTTTATTTTTGCATTGCAAATGACGCGAGGATGAAGTAAAATTATATGAGAGGGGAGTGATAAATTTGGAAATAAAATCAACAGAGACTATAAATTTTACATTAAGAATGCCTGCTTCACAACGTTTTCAACTTGAACAAATAGCTGCGAAAGAGTCAAGAACTGTGACTAATTTGATTAATATGGTATTAAAAAAATATATAGACGAGTACAATGTGGCAAAAAAATAAGGACTGAGAAATTAATCTCAGTCCTTAAATATTTATTAGGCTTTTAGCCAATCTTGATTTTTATAATAGTTTGCTATTATATTATAATTCTGCGTCCCTGTATGATTACAGTGAAGCTGATTGCTATATTTCGCATACATTTCCTCTATGTGCACCATTTCCTCTGGATATATCTTCATGCCACGAGCACATCTAGAAGCGTATTCTGACAGTTCAGATTTGATCCTATCTCTCTCATTTTCTAAAACTCTCTGGTCTAATTTGTCAAGTCTTGTATCTATACCTTGCATATGAGAAAGAATTTGTTTATCTGCTGCGTCGCTCTTTTTCTCTTGAATGTCTAGCTTTTTTTCCTGAACATCAAGTTTTTTTGATAACTGATCAAGCTGATTTGTATGCGCATCCATTGTAGATACCAACTCATCTGATTTCATCACTTTGCGAATCCAAGTTTCTATTCTCTTTCTTGTTGGTTTTAGCACCAGACCTAAAAATGTAATAATCACTGTAAGACAGCTTAAAAGGCCAGATATGTCCTTAATTATTTCAAACATTGTTTATTTCACTCCAAACAACATAATATTATTTTCCTTTTAATATATCAATCTCTTGCTGAAGTTCTTGGCACTTTTTAACTAACAATGGGATAATCTCGTCATAGGCTAATGAATAGTTTGTCCTTTCCTTTGTTTCCATATCTTCATCATAATGAACAATACCTATTTTCTGTTCTGCCTCTTTTGATTGCAATAAAGCTTGTTCTACATCTTGTGCGATAAATCCATAATGTATTGTATCAGAATCGTCATTCTTTAATACATATTGAACCGGCTTTAGCTTGTCAATGATGTCAATATCAATATCGTTAATGTTGCGCTTTAAATTTCTATCAGAATCCACTTGTGGAGACGAAGCAAAACTTGCTGCCCATTCACAGCGGAACAACCCTTTGTTGTCAACTTGTTTTTGTGCAAAACTGCCAATTGCAATTGAGCTATTGTCACCAGAAATATTTAATGGTACATTCTTTGTCCCAACATTTGTGTAAAACATAGCGTATTGACCAACACTGTCAGAGATAACAATTTTGAAATCATATGCGGTGTCTACAGCGAAAGAAGCATTTTTATACGTATATGTGTAGCTAGTTCTATCACTCGCATCATCTTTCACAACAACACTATTTAATTCGGAATACGTAGCATCTGAACGTTTTTTACTATATGCTTTAATTTTGATATTGTTATTGCCACCTAACGTATAAAACGACGCATTTAACTGGTGTGTAACATATTGCCCAGACCCATTCATGCTACCATCTGCGTTGCTTCTAAACGAAGTTATTGAAGTAATAGTTGGGGGATTATAGTCGATTATTGTAATTTCTCCTGTTGTGCTTGCTGTTCTCCCACGACTATCTGTAACAGTGACTGTATAAGTTTGTTTGCCAGCGACAGTTAGAGTATGACTCGTCATACTATATGAAGTTGCTGAACCAGTTTTAGTCTCGGATAAGTTCTGCCCATTAATCACACATTTCGTGATAGTAGAACCATATGACCCGACAGCATACACTGTCCACGTAACAGCAGAATTGTTTTTAACATACATTCCACATCCAGAAGGATTTGTCCTATCAATAGATGAAGTAAAACTATTGATAGAAGGTTTCATACTATTCTGGACATATAGCATAAAATTAATTGTTTTTTCGCCAATTATCGTTCCGCCATTGTAAGTAATACATTTTAACGTACCAGTTCCATACTGAGAACTTGGAATCTGTAACGCTAAATCAATTGGTGGTGTCCAACTAACAGAGGAGCTTGACGTCTTTGTCGCAATAGTACCAGACTTATTACCAAATTTATACTCTAATGTATGTGTAAAAGAAGATACCGCTTTTGAAATGCTAATTGTTATTGGTGAACCTATAGTCGTGCCAGACACACTAATACTTGAAGCTCTTGGAATCTGTGGCAAGTCAACATAATAATCATACCTTGTGCTACTAATGGCATAAGTATAAATAGCTGCCTCTGCCCACGCGGAGAATGATTGCGTGCCATCAGAATTGTGCGTTAAAGTAAAACTACCAGAACCAAGGGGTTCCCCTACATGCATTGCAAATCTGTCTGCACGGCTATACACTGTAACACCTGCAATGTTAACAGTTACAGGGCCTGTCATAACATAACTGTACTGGCTGCCGGTTCCGCCTGCTGACATAACAGTCCAATATATTGTAGACGTATTGTTTGCAACACTTTGTGATGAATACCATTCTACTCTAATCCTATCAGGATATTTGCTTCCAGCAGCATTATATACACTTGTTTCGAATGCACCACTTGATGCAGTTGCCATAAAATATCACCTCCACGTTATTGTATTGCGACAATAGATAAGCTTCCATTGCTTTCTATTTGAAGTTTAAAATTGCCTAAAGAAATAGATGATAGTTTCTCTTCTGTGCCAACTTTTAAACTACCCTCAATTTCTGCTTGTTTCATGTATGCAGTATCATTCGCAAAATAAGTAATTGGAATACCAAATTTAATTTCTGGATCTGTAAAATTTTCACCAATTGAACTTAGCGGCTTATATTGGGCAGACAAAAAGTCTGGGTTCTTATAATAATCGTAGTAAGTGACGTTATTTTCTTGATGAACGTATAAAACATAATCGTAATTATTATATCTATTTTGTGTTGGTTCTGAGTCTACTGTTATAATTCTGGCCTTGCGGCAGAATTCAATTCTTTGCGCAGAAACTCTTGAAAAGTATTCACCAGAACCATTATTTTCGCCAACAACTAATCCATTATCACCATCAAAACTAAAGAAAGAAAGCTTCTCTGCGGCGTCACCTTTGTTCATTGTGACTGTTCCGTCTTTATCAACCATAAACGCATACGTTCCATCTTCTTGTTCCCCAATGCAGATTTGACCACCAACTATGCTGCTACCTTCTATCAGACCAGCGCGAACGCATCCAGCCAGAATGCCCCAGTATTCCTCTCCTTCAATAGTGTAATTACCAAACACGGATTTCGTTGTTTGGAAATTGTCGTCAGAATACAAGAATTTGTTGTTTGTAATCCAGCCTTCATGCTTGTCTAAAACACCATCTACGACCTTACGAAGATGAATACCATAATTATCCCATGAAACACTTTGCCCTGCAGAATTAGATTTAATGGAAATCGTTGCATCAATTAAGCCGTTTCTAATTCTTTCGTCTATAGCAGTAGCCACATCATATCCTTTTTGCCAATAAGATGAACCACTTGCTACAGCCTTACCAGCGCTAACTGCTTGTGCCAATAGATCAGCATGAATATCACCTTGGTCTTTTGCAGATAATAAGTCTCCGAAAGTACATGAGAAATTACTTAAGTCAGAAAAATTCAACTGGACTTCGAGCAACCTTGCCTTTTTGATAAAGTCATCTCTCATTTTGACTTTGACAAAATTGCCAAGGCTAAACTGATTTAGAATAGGGGCAAACTCAGGCATAGCATAGATATTTCTCATAGAAGCAGAGAAAGACAACTTCGGCTGAGAAATCTTTTTAAGTTCTTTTTGCCCTGCAACTAACAATTCTTTCTGCGTATTAATTTTATCTAAGTCAGTATCAATCTCTGTGACACAGAAACAATCATCAGAATATTCATCTTCTCTTAAGAATAATGATAATCTGTCTAAGTTTTCTGGAGTAAAGTTCTTGTTAACGCTTATATCTTCTGATATTAACGTAATTTCATTTTGTACTTTCTGAATCTGCGCTTGAATATCTTCAACTGCCTTTTGTTTGTTCTCTAGTTCCTTCTTGGCTGCGTTAAGCTTATTAAGATTGCTTATATATGCCTTGTATTCGTTGCTATCTTCGTCTTTTTTATCCCATTCTGCAGCAATTTGTACGTCTTGAATTGAAGAATATATGTCTATTTCTTCTTTAAGATAGCTAATGCCTTCGGCACCAAAAACCAAATCCCTTTCTTTCCAGACATAAGTATAATTTTGTTCTTCTTTACCGGTCTGCTTATCATTTACAACAGAGACTTTAATTTCGCAAACATAATACTTAGAAGCGACTTCATTTCCATTGTTGTCTTGGTTAACTATCTTATAAACTTCACCAAGATTGTCTACACTTGCCTCTGGTAAATAAAGTCCCGCTTGATCAAAATTATCTGGAGTAACAATTTTCTCAGTAATCTTATATTCGTCTGGAACAGAATTTTCTTCGGTTAACTGATCGTCTATTAATTGATACAATCTCTTCAATGTTTCTGTATAGCCTTCCACCTTTACAACATAGTCTCCGGCTTTTGGCTCGTAAGAATCCAGTTTTGGAGAGACATCTGTTCTTAATATTTCGCCATCTCTCGCATTAGACTCAACAACTAACAAAGCATTTTCGGCCTCGATAGTCTTGACAATAAGTTTATCTCCATTTTCAAGCGCGGCATACACTGTCAATGTTTTTGTAGTTTTGTCGTACAGATATCCATCTTCACCTTCTGAAATTGTTTCAGTTAACATCGAATCAGGGGATTTCTTTTCAACGATATGCTTTGAACCAATGTCGTTTTGTAGCACAAAATGATTATCTAAAAACTCAACAGATACTTTATCACCAACATTTAAACTACTAGTGATGTTTAACACGCCAGCAGCGAGTTTATAATCTGTAACTTTTTTGTCATTAATTTTAACAGAGATTAACGCTTTCTGGTTGTTTGAAATTATAAATGAATTTTTGATAGTTTTGAATAAAACTACGTCATCCTGTTCTAGTCTACTATCATTGACAACCAATATGTTTGTTGCCTTGTCATAGTAATAATCATTTACGGTTAACTCTTGTGTTGTCCCATCATTTAATGTTCTCAAAATACATACAGAGGCAATATCCTCATTTGTATACAATTGTTTAACACTGAAATGAGTGTCAATAGACTCTACGACAACACTACTATGTAATGAAATACTGTTCAAAGAAATAGCAAATTTATTATTGCTATAATTATACGTGTATTGACTATTGTTGATTTCCTTCCCATCAACAACGACAGACACTATTTTATCTCTTGTCTGCGACAAAAAGAAAGATTCTGGGACAAGCTCTATTACAACCTGTTCTCCATTAAATAGCTGATTCAGTGCAGTAATTGTTATAATATTTGCTTCCAATGTATAGCTTTCGTTACTTAGTTTATGAGAACCAATGTTTATTGATAATATTTCATTCTCATCTTGTTGAAGTGTAAACTTATTGCTTACCAAATTCACAACGATATTATCATTTGCCACAAGTTCATCTATCACTAAAGTGTCCCCATCGAAATTATAATTCGCTTCCACACCGTTAACATTTACAGACACAATAACTTTATCTTTGTAATCGGAGAGATTAAAATGCGTATCAACCGACTCCACTACAATTATCTCTCCTCCAGACAGCTTATCTACAATCGTTAACTGGTTTTCGTCCAATTTGTACTTAGAAGAATCTATAGCTTGATTGTTTATTTTAAGAGATATAATTTTGTCACGAAGCTTCCCCAAAGTAAAACTATTTTGGACATATTTCACTTCAATGACGCTGCCATATTTTATAACATCTGAGTCTGTAATAGTAAGAATTGCTCCTGAGCCATTAACAATATAGCCAACAACACTGCCGTCAACCGCAACAGAAGATATTACATACCCACTTTGAATAGATAGCTCAAAACTTGTTTCCAGTTCCCCAGACGGTGTGCTGATTTCTATTTCGTCGCCAACACTTAATAAAACATTAATTGTTAAATATTTTTTACTGCCGCTTGTCGTTTGAGAATATTCAGAGGTCGTTAGCTCACGAGTCCCGTTAATCACAATTTTACTATTGCTTGTAATTGGATTCTCTACAATGAACTTATTTTCACATGTTGTGACTTTTACCGTACTTCCAGTAGCCAATAATGACTGTGTAATAACTGTTAAACTATTCCTATTGCTATTGTAGCTATAATCAGACTCGTTTATAATGTTGTCATCAATTATTACAATGCTATTTGCGTTAAAATTAAAATCTTGAGGAAGAACAAACGTGTATGTGCCATCAAAGGTGAAAGTTGCAACATCTTCTTGCGCCGTTATTGTTTCAATCTGCATAGTTGGTTCATTAAAGGTCTCGTTTTTACTATCAACACGAATTTCTTCAATCTCACTACTAACTTCATATTCTTTAGTAACTTTATCTATATTGTATGAGACAGCACTTCCATTAACATTAAATTGTTCTTGTGTACTTTGCACTGGCAGTTGTTGCACATCACCAGCAATAAAATCTTCTCTTATAGTCGCAACATCAAATGATTCCTCAGAGGCTCCACTAATATCTTTGCTGTAAAAGCCACTCATGTACTTAGATTGCTTATCTATGTACCATTTATATTCTTGGTACAAGCTATCTCCCATCCAGTCTGGAGTACAATAATAATCCAAGTTCATAATAGATGGCAATCCAAGATTTACATTACGAATATCTAAATCGTCCGACCCTTTAACTGTAAGAACGGTCTTTATATCATCTGCCGAATAATTAACTTTCATATCATTTGATAAATTTTCAAACGCAATAATAACATCAGTATCATATTTATGCTTAAATTCGTTAGAAACTTCAATAATGTCTCCTTGCGCAGGTACATTATCAAAAGACAATCCTTTTGTAGTCAAATTGTATTTATACTCTGTGACAACATGGCCATTAATTGTGATATCAGTATCTGTAGAAATATCATTTTGTAAATTGAAAATGTTCGTTTCTCCATCTCCAATAAAGCGTTCAACTTCATTTTCTGCATAAATGCTAATTGTATTATTAATTGTGTCGAACTCAACATAACATTTAAATGTTTCGCACATATCATTCATAATGAAATCATAAATGGACTGACGATCAATTTCAAAACTACGGCTCTGTTTTGCTAATTCTTCATCAACATGTCCTACTGTCCACCCATATGCTTTTTGTAAAACAAGATGAATTAAACTATGTTCGATATCATTTTGATTATATAGAACGACTCCATCAATACTACCAACAGTATCTCCAACGTCGCCTTCGTTGATAATGAAATTTTCAAGATATCTTTGAGACAGAGAATACTCTAGAGAATAGGCATTGATATGTTTATATTCTTGAATACCATTTCCATCAATCTCTGGGTCTTGTAATTGGAAATAACCAAACCCCTCTAGATACACAAGTCTAAGCCCCTCAACGTAATCATAGTACGGCGTTGGCTTTGTCTCTCCGGTAATAATATCACAATAAATAGAAGGGACATCAAACGAAATTTCACTATATGAGTTAAATTTAAAAGTACCTTCTAGATTAGTCGTATTTAATTTACAAATCTTTTCTTTGTTCGTCTGGCACAAAACCACATTAGGAGCGCGATAAGTGTCAGACAATAAATCTTTTGGTAGTTGCATTTCTTTCACCTGCCTTTATTATGAAATACTTACTTGTCGTACACTCTTTTTAATAATTAATTCGCCGTTTACTACTTCTGCATCAAACTCATCGAATGGGCATACACTACCATCGTCTTCAAGCGTTAATACGCCATTTTCAACATCTGTACCAGTTTCAAACTTCACACTCTTTAATTCTCCTCTTATAATCATCTTGTGTATCTTTCTGTGCTCTTCAACTTGAATATTAGTCCAAAGTGGAGGATTCTTAGTTGTATCTCCTTTAATCTTTACTGTCACTCCATCAACCCAAATTGCCAAACCATCTTTCAGGTCATAATCATTCAATAGACCATCTGTAACCTTCATTGGATATCGAAATTCTATTGTTAATCTTCCTAAACCATCTGCACAAAATTGATTTGTCCCTGCCGACAGCATTGGAAATACAAAATTAAAATCATCATTAAAGATTCTTTTGTCATTATTAGAATAAACAACAAAGTTATTATCTATTGTAACTTTTTCTCCTTGTTGTAAGTTTTTAAACACAGTTTCATTATTTAATGTGGTATTTTTAATTAATAAACTTGCCCCATTAGAACTATTTTCAAATGTTACTTTTGGATAAACATAAGAATAGAAATCATCACTTTGATTATCAATAGCAAATTCTGTTTCTCCATTAACATTAATTACAACAGGGTCTTGTGCTTTGGAATATGCCCATGGACTTACCGAAGTAAATTGTGCAATAATTCCTATTACTCGTGCATCCATTTTTTGAAGCTGTACGTTAGTAAACCTACCGAGATAAGAGCATACAGTATCACCATCTTTGTCACAAACGTCCATCCACGCATTTTCCCTAGACCCAGTTAACCAACGCAATGTATTTCTAACTTTATATGGGGCAATATCAGAACCGTCAACTTCAATAAAGGTAATAGATGGAGTTGCAACAGAGCTATATTTTGCTCCATAATCTGTACGAATTGACCCATCATAACTGTCCGTGTAAACCGGCTCCATATCAAGATAAGAATCAACTGCACCATTATCTGGATCAAAAGTGCTGACAATAAGCTCTAAATCATAATTTGTTTGCCCACGAAAACGAATTTTAGGATGATATATTGCCAAGTATAACACCTCCTACTAAACTACTTTAAATTATATAAACAGAAGAGGGCTATTACACCCTCTTCTATAACTTGTGTTATCTAACACGATTATAAAGTTTTTTATTGACATTTTTCATATAATTGTCCATCTGAGATTGTACTGCCTTAGCAATATTCGGTATAGAACTATTGTCGGCATGATCAATATGGACAACTTCTCCAACTTGAAGATTCAGCTCTATATTATTATTAATAACATGAGGAGCATTCACAGTAGGTTTAGATTGCTCAAGGACATTAGAAGGATCAAGCTGCCCCCATTCCATCAGTCTCTCAGTAAGGTCTGCTGGAATAATTCCAGTACCTTTCTTTACATATGAAAGTCTACCAGACCCATCAGGGATAAGTTGTAATTCTTCTCCAAGCTCATCAAGAAATGCGAATTGATCTTTATTAATTGCCTTTGAACCTTTAGCATATCCCTCGATATCAGAAAGCTTTACCCAACCAGTATATCCACCATTTCTTCCAAGAAGAACCTCATCGCCACTAACTTGATAAACTGTGAAAGTAGATCCGGGCACCCATGATTGCATCCTCGTTCCATTCCCACCATTTCTTGAGAAATGCGTTGCGGAACTCTTAACAGTTACAGACGAACCCTTGGATGGTGGCTCGGGTATTGCTGGTGCTGGTTCAGGTGATGGGCTTGGCTGCTGCGCTGGTGCAGGTGGAGTATATCTTGCACTTTCTGTCTTGTCTTTTTTGCTATTGGTCGCATTAATTATACTATTTGCAGTCTTATCTGCTTCAACTTGTAAATCTATAAGCTCTTGTTTTAATAGCTTTAATTGCTCAGTAAATGCACTCATAGAAGTATCAAGTTGTCCCTGATAAGTGCCTATAGCATCTGCACCGTCCAGCCAAGGCTTAGTCACGGAATCTGACAAAGTAATTCCGTATTTATCTGCTATATCTGATAAGTTTTGTGCTAATAACTCAGTATTTGCAGCAATAGTTGTATAGCTGTCCTGAATAATTTGATCTTCATTTTTAAGAGACTCATCAAGTGCATCCATTTCATTTTGCTTATTGTTTTGATAATCTTCTAGCTGCTTATCAAGTGCATCTTGCTGTTTCTCTACGCTATGATCATAATATAACTCTTCAAGCTCCTCTTTTGCCTGAGCAAGCTCTGCCTGAAGCTTTTTCTTTTGTGCAATTGCAGATGCAGAATTGTCTCCCGATATGACTGCGAGACGCTTTTCAATATCTGCTATATTCTTCTGTTGCTCGGCAACTTGTTTAGAAAAGTCGTGGCTTTCTTTTTGAAGATTTAGCTCTTCTTTTTTCTTGTCAATAAGTTCTGAATAAGCATCAATCTCTTTTTGCATGCCATCTTTTACAGCTTGAATGCGAGTCTTATTTAAATCAAGAATAGACTTCTTTGCGGATTCTTGTGCTTCAATTGCACTCCATTGATTCTCTTTAAGCTCCGCAAGCTTTTCGTTATACTCGTCTGTGCTATACAAACCAGCAGCATAATCTTTTTCAAGACGTGCAATCGCTTCACCATATTGTTCAACTTTGAAATTAGCAACCTCTAATTGTTGCGCAAGTAAACCAAGAGCCGTAACGCCATCTTTAGTCCAATTGCCTGCATCATCCACTACTTTCTCTTCATCAGAAACTAGATTGTATAAATGAGAAAGTTCAGAATCAACATTGTCGATTCTATCAATTAGCTTATCAAGGTTATCCCAATAAAGGTCGTTAATACTATTTTGGAATCCTTCAATGTCTTTCTTGCACTCAAGAATTGCATCATCGACATCATAAATGGAATTAACCATCTCGTACCAATCGTCAGAACCTACTTGAACATCTCCAGATTTAACCGCATTGTCTAAAATGTCTTGCAAGGATGCTCGTTTGTTGTTTAAATCTTCAATCTTCTTTTTAGAATCTTTCATCAATTCCTTATAGAAATTCTCAGAAAGTCTTTCTCCCACCTCATCAAGAAGATCCATTTCTGCCTGAATCAAATTTGCATGTTGTTCAGTTAGACCAACAATATTCTCAAAGTCATCTGCAATATCTTGTAATTGTTCAAGACGTTTAGCTGAAATTTCAGCAATAGATGCTAAGTAATTGTTCTCTGCATCTTCTGCCTTTGAAGACCATGTGCGATATTCTTCAATTGCATCTGCAATTTCGCCTTCATTTTCTCCAATAAAGTCTTTAATCGCAATGGCTCCATTTTTAGCCATCTCTTGATATTCTGCTGGCACTTCAGACAGCAATTGAGCAGCTTTTTTATTATATGTTGCAGCAGCAGAGAAATAGGTTGACGCTTTTTGTTTCTCCGCGTTTACAATCTCTTCATATAGATTATTCTTGTCTTTTGTTTGAGATGTGTCGTCAAGGAAATTTGCTATCCTGTTTGTTGTTCTAGTGATAGCGTTTTCAATTTCCTCAAGCCTATACTCAATAAAATCAATCGTTTGCTTTGCGTCATCCGCTGCGTCTTCTACCGAACCTGTGGCATCAGAAATGTCTCCTGCTGCATCAGAAATAGAATCTAATGCATTGCTCAAGTCCCAACCCATTTGAGACCAGTCTTTGCTACTTCCATCTCCCCAAGCAGCCTTTGCACCAGTTCCTGTTTTCTTGGTGTGAGTGCCATAATCCCAATGTGCATTGCCCTTAACAAACGATAAACCTCCGGTGTATGTTCCACGAGACGTTTCACCATTCTTTAATAGCTCTTCAGTTTGTTTATGATTGTAAATTATTGCGCCTTTTGGCAGATCAACCATTTGCGTCCCATGTTCGCCAACAGTATAATAAACGCCTTTGTTTGGGTCTACTACTAGCTCACGTCCTAATTCTCCTACAATAGCATTATGCTCATTTGTATTTAATCCCGGTTTCTTTTTTGAGTGAGCATTTCCTTTTGCTAAAGCATTTCCAAGAGCCTCTGAATCACCACTTGGATTATAACTGCCTGTCTCCGCATCTTCCTTGCCACGAATCCATTCACCCTTTAGGAAGCTCCAAAAAGAATTTGCTTTTTCCGTAATCCAAGAAGACGCCGATTCCCAAAGACTGTTAATAGCTCCCGGTACTGTTTCTGTAAAGAATGTGGTTACTCCATCTTTAATCGTTTCAATTGCTTCAGGAACGGTTTGTGTAACAAACTCACCAACACCCGTCCAAAACTCATTCCACTTCGCTGGAATTGTAACCATAAAGAAATCGTGGACTTTCTCCCATGCCAACGACAATGCAGGCTTAATAACTTCTTCAATATAAGTGCCTACACTTGTCCAAAACTCATTCCATTTTTCTGGAATTGTCACCGTAAAGAATCCATATACTTTGTCCCACGCAGAACTTAATGCAGGCACAATAACTTCATTGATATAAGCGCCAACACTATCCCAAAATGCATTCCATTCTGCAGGAATTGTGACTGTAAAGAAGTCAACAACTTTGTCTTTTAAAGCTATCGCATTTTCTTTTAAAGTATTTAATCCATCTCCTACTGCATCCCAGAATTCATCCCATTTTTGCGGAATAGTTACTTTAAAAAATTCAACAACCTTATCTTTTAGAGCTATTGCTTTTTCTTTTAGGTCGTCTAATGCTTCTCCAACATTGTCCCAAAACTCGTCCCACTTTTCTGGCAACGTTTCTGTAAAGAACATTTTCACTTTAGTTATGAGATAAGAAACATTATATGGAATTTCCGTTATAAATTCTCCAACCTTGCTCCAAAACTCACTCCACTTTTCAGGTAATGTTTCAGTAAAGAATTCACCAATATCTTCTCCTACATCACTAGCCCAAGATTTTACATTGTCAAGCCATTCTCCAACATCTTCCCAAAACTCGCTCCATTTTTGAGGTAGCGTTTCAGTGAAAAATATACCGATATCTTCACCTACTCCTTGTGCCCACTCTCCTACATTAGACAACTTTTCTCCAACACTAGCCCAGAAACTATTCCAGTATTCAGGTAGAGTCTCTGTAAAGAACGTTGAAATTCCTTCACCAAATTCATTTATTGATTGTTGAGCATTTGCAATCCATTCATCAACCATGGCATTCCAAGCAGCAATCTTTTGATCTACACCTTCACTATCAAATCCAGTAGTACCAGACGTGGGTGTAGTGGTATTATTAGTAGCTGTTGTGGTAGATGAAGATTTGCTCGTCGAGCTAGTCCCATTTGAATTATTTGTGCTTTTTGCAGAACTGCCACCGGTAATTCCTAACGCACTGCTTACTATATTTCCAACTTTAGATGTGTCAGTGTCTGGCTTAAGTGAGTTGATTGCGTCTAAAATATTGTTAAGAACTTCATTAACTTGATTAACACTATCAACTATAGGATCTGTTTCTTCAGAAGTAAACAGTTCCAATTGTTGTTTATCATTTAACAGATCAAGGTATGCCTGAATTTTTTGTTTGTCATCTTCATTCAGCTCTACTTCTGCTTCTGCAGGGATCTTCCAAACGCCATCTTCGTCTTGTGCTAATTTTGGAACAACCTCAGTAACTAATGTAGCATTTTCTTCTTTCCACTTGTCAATTTGTGCCTGAACGTCAGTTAACACAAGCTGAAAATCCATTTGCGTCGGCTCTTCTAGCCCGTATTTAACACTTAAGGCTTCATATAATTCTTTTGTAGCATTTTCTAATTCATTTGTTTTTATTTGAATTTCATTGTCTGTTGCTCCAGCCTCTTGTAATTCTTGTAACTCCCTCGTTAATGTAGCAACTTTTTCCTTTGCTGTATCAACGTTATCGTTAGCCTCCATCCAAGCCTTTGTGTTATTGACTACAGCCTGTTGTGCAGTATTCAACGCATCAGAACAGTTATTAATTTCTTGTTGAATTGCAATATACTCTTCTGCATTTGCGCCAGACGGGTCTTTGCCGTCCTTAAAGAATTGCTCTTGCTTTGCAATTGCCTGATCTAAAGCATCCGTAGTATCTCTAATGCCTTTATCAAGTTGCGTCATTGTAATGTCTGCAACGATGTCTCCCCAACTTGCATCATACTTTGAAAGTTCTGTTAACATCGCAACTGCAGCGGCTTTTGTTATGCCCATTGCATTAGCAAGATCGTCAACACTCTTTATACTATTGGCAAGAGTAAATGTTCCGTCAGCATTACCTATGAAAGCGCCAGCTTCTTTGGCGTCAGCAATAAACGCTTCTATATTTTTTATTGCAATTGAGAAGTTTCCATCTTCATCAATAGTAAAATAATCTGCAAATGTAGAATTTTCAAAATAATCATCAATTGCATCAAGACGCTCTTCAAACGTTGTACAATTAGCAATAACGCTATCTGGCACTAATGCTTTACATGCTGCTTTAAATTCCTCAGAACCAACTTTTCCACTTAAAAACCCATCACTGATGGCTTTAAGCATTTCTATTATCGAGTCTCCGTATGCCAGTTCTGCGTCTCTATTTTTTGCATCTTCAAATTCATCATATGCGTTTGTAACATCCGACAACTTCAGTTCTAGAATGGCATATTCTTTAATTGCATTTTTAATTGCTTGTACTTGGTCGCGCATAGCGCTGATATTGTCGTAAGTCGCTTTTGTAACATATCCGTATGCTTGATAATCCAAATACATAGCCTTAACAGCTTGTTGTAATTGTTTAACAACTTTTGTATATTGTAATTGGCTCTGCGCTTTTGCCGCACTTACTGTTGCTTTTTGTTCTTTTTTCTTTTGCGCAATTAATGCTCTTAATAGACGTGTATTTTTAACAACTTTCCCATTTGTTGTATCAATAGCATCACTAAAGCTTTCTTCTCCAACCGTAACGCTCCCCAAATATTCTTTTAAGGAGTCATAATAGTCGTCAGATATTGCTTGCCCATCAAAAATAGCATCATTCACTATTTGTAAAGCTGAAGCATATGAATCATAAGCAGAAGTAAGAGTTGCTATATCAGTTATTGTAACAGACGCTGTTTCGTTCGTTTGTTGCATGGCGTCACTAATATTTAAGAAATATCTTGCCACATCTTCTGCACTAATCCCAAGAGAATCTAATTGCACCTTAAGTTGTGGATTTTCAGAGATCAAACCTTCAACACTATCTGTGGCATTATCAATAGCAGTAGAATAATCTCCAAATTTATCAACATCAACTTTAATTTCTCCAGATTCAATTTTTGCATTAAACGCTTCTTGAAACGCTTTCCCTGCTTCAGATCCACGCTCTCCGAATAGACGATTAAGTGCAGATTCTTTTGCCCCAGCAGAACCAAACATAATTTCCGCTCTATCGCTATAGTTTTGCATGGTGCTAATTATTTCATTTACTGTTTTTTGTGCTTCTGTTAAATTATCACCATCGAACCATTCTAAGTCGCCATATTCTTCTTCTTTGTCCTTCATGAATTCGTCCCAATCAGATTGGGCATCTGCGTAATCTTCTTGTGCCGACTCTAGGTTCTTCTCTAATCTCTTAAATTTGTTGCTTTCTGTATTCATCCCGGAGTTTATAGCATCTTGTAAAGCAACTTCTGCTTGATTTAATTTGTCTTTTGCTTTTTCTACTGAACCCAACTTTTCATCGAACTTATTCCCGACCTTCATGCCATAATCTACTGGTTTAAAATCATCGTCTGTTTCAAATGCCCCTTTAGCTGCTTTAGCTTGCTTGTTTCTGGCACGTTCTTCTCTTGCTTCTTCTAATTGAATTTGTCGTTCAAGTTCTGCATTTTGTTCTTTTAATTTATTAAGCTCTTCTTGTTCGGTAAGAGTTAGTGGCCCTTTCGACTCAAGTTCTTCTATACGACTTTTTGTAGTATTTAATTCGGAATTTAGGGATTCTATATTAGATTGAAGTGTTTTAATTTCCGCACTTGTATCTTTAAGTTGTTCTACATAATCTTTATGAGATGTGGTTAAAGCACAAATGACCGCAGTCAACCCAGCAATTGCTGTGATAGCTAAAATAGCCCAGCCGACAGGGTTTGTAGTAAGAAATGCAATAGCAGCAGCTACTGCTTCCCATATGCTTGCGGCCAATGCTTTAAACCCAAATCCAAGTAATGTCGTCGCACTTGCTGATGCAACTTCTTCTGCAGTTGTAATTCCAAGTTGTATGGCAAGTTTTACTAGAGAAGATTCTGAAAGACTAGTCGTTATTGCAGTAGATAATGTTGCCGCATTAGCCGCGTTTTGTCCAATAACAAAATCTTTAAGGCCATTAGTTAAATTAAAAATATCAGATATAAGATTTGTTAAGCCAAATCCTTTTGTAAGCTGTGGTAAAATTTTTATTGCCGCAAGAGCAATAAGGGCACTTTTAATCACCCCAATTTTATCTATAAGTTGAACAAATTTAGTACCAAGATCGACAACAAATTTTATGGCATTAGAACTTATAAAATTCATCCACATGGTTTGAACAGCATTATTAAACAAATCGACTTTACCTTGAATGCTGTTTAAATATTTCTCGTTTTCTGCTTCTGCAGAGCCTTGTGCCTTCATTGCATCTTCATATGCGCCTTCAAGGTCATCAAGGTTAGTTAACATTGCTGCCATTGCATTTGAACGGTTTTTACCAGCAAGTAATTCAAGCAATGCCGCTTGATCAATATCACTCATCTGTTCCCATACTTCTGCAATTTCTTTAATGATTGTATAAGTGTCTTTATAATCACCAGTGTCCGTTAAAATATCTACGCCGCTTAATCCTTTTACTTTAGCTTGGAGTTTGCTAACGCTTTCGACAACGCCATCAGTTTCCTCGCCCATTTCTTCAAGAACCTTAGTGCTCGTGCCACGAATACGAAGTGAAATTGTACGCAACGCACTACCAACTTGGTTTGGGTCTTGAAGAACTTTGTTTGCTGCAGCGATCATTGCAACTGACTTCTCAAGATCATTTCCTGCGGACATCAAAGCACTAGCTGAATCTTGTAACGCCGTTGCCAGACCATCACTAGACACAGCAAAGTTATTACCAATTTCATTTAATACATCAACAACATGCATACTATCTTCTGCCGCATATCCATATGCTTGAATAGTACTAATTAGAGCTTCAGATGCTGATTCCGCATCATTAAATTCAGACACATTTAATAGAACAGCAGTACTTCTTGCCAAATCACCTGCTTGTTCTATTGTGTATCCTAAACGCGCCCAGTTTGCAGCCATATTTGTTAAATTTGATACTGTGGCTCCTACTTCAGCACCAGTTTGAGACATAGTTTTTAAAAATCTTGAATAAGTTTCATCAGTTTCGTCTGTAACTTTTTTCAATTCAGTTAGAGCAGTGTCAATCTCTTTAACATATGTAATGCCCTTTTTAATTGTATCAAGTATTTTATAAAAGCTAACAAAACCCATCGCATATTGCAACGCGCCTTTAAATTTACCTTTAACTCCACCAACAAATTTTTGGAGACCAGACTGAGCTTCTTCTACCTTACCAATGTATCTCCCAAGAGAATTAGTACCTTTGTCATATTCTATATGTAATTCTTGTAGTTGCCCTTTTGCATCCTTAATCTGATATGTTGCCGTTTTTTCTGCAACATTAAAACTTATTAACGTCGCTTCCCCATTACTTGCAGAATTTGCAAATTCTTGCATCGCATTTTTTAATTGTGACACATCTTTCGCGTTAAAAGAAGAATCAAGCGTTTTCAAATCTGAAGCATTTTCTATTTTGCTCATGAATTTTATAGATGCAGACAGAAGCGCATCATATTCTTTTTTAACATCTTTCAATTTTAAGGACAATTTATTAAAATTATTAATTGCTTTTTCATCATCAAATAAAGACGAATTATTGCTAAATGATTCTTGTTGTCGTTTCAGTTCATCTAACAAAGTCTTATATTCTTTTAATTTACTTAATGAAGAATCAGACATAGGAGCAGAATCAGATTGATGAAGCATTAAATCATAATTGCTTTGTGCTTTATTTACTGTGGAATTAATTCTATTTTCCTTTGCAGCAAGTACAGCATCTTTTTGTTTTGCGATTATGTCTGCTACTTTTTGCTCTGCTTCTGCACGTGCTTCCGCTTCTGCCTTCGCAACTTTTTCAGCATCATAGACCTGCGTAAAGGCTGCTAATTCATTTTTGATAATTTCATAATTTTCTTTTTCTGCTGCTAATTTTTTTTGTGCTTCAGCCTGTGTATTCTCACCAGTATTAATTTTGCCTTCAGCTTGAGCTTGTAATAATTTAATTTTTTTAACGATTTTCTCTAGCTCTTTTAGTTTGGCAGAATAAGCTGTTTCATCTGTTTTTTGATTGAAATTATTTGCACCAATAGCATTTTGACTTTCTTTAATATATGCTTTTAAATCAGAAAGTAATAATTCAATCGCTGCTTTTTGATCACTCAACGCTTGTGCATCAAATATTTTTATGTTTCCATTCTCATCAATTTGGTGTAGTGCTTGTACCAAACCTGAAATCTCTTCAACTTTTTGATTTACTTCATCTTCATATTCTGTCCCAAAAAGAGTATTTTTTGCATTCGGATCTAATGCAGATTTCAAACTACTAATTTGATTTGTATACGATGTAGCAAGTGCAGTCTGTTTTACATAAGCTGCATCTAATGCTTTTTGATATTGTTGCACATTAGACGTAACTTCTGTGCTAGTTCTAACAAATTCTTTAAGGCCACTTTCTTTATCTTCAATTAATTTAAAGGTTTCAACTACGCCTTCTTGAGAACCATTTTTAGTAAATCCAATTGACGCGCCAACAAGATCATTATTTTTATTAAGAATCCCTTTAACTTTTGCTACCGTATAGCCTTCAAGTTCCGCTCTCTCTTGAGCCCATTTTTGAAATTGCTCATAAAAATCATCATCATAAGACGAATAATCATCATTGTTTCGTTCCTGTTTGTTATTATTCTCTTTTTGTTCTAATGCAGTCCTTGTTACAACTTCTTTAGTAATTTCTTGTTCTACTTCAAGTTGCTGTTTTGCAGCTTGCGCACTTTCTTTCTTACTAGAAGCAGAAGCTGCTTCCGCTTTTTGCTTTTCTTGTGCTGTGCTAGATTCTTTTTTGCCAGTTGTATCAGAATCTGAACTACTTGATGCTTCATATTTCCCATTGATTTTTATTCCGGTCTTTAATTGTCCAACAATTGCATCAAGTTTTCCACTAATATCTCTTAATGTGCTATCTTTTGCCAGATCGCTCAAAGACGCATTATCAATTTTTGCAATAAAAGATGTGGCACCTTGCGTAGTAGGATAGCCTTGTGCAGAAGCCCTAGACTCCTTCTCATTTCCAACACTTTGACCGTTTTGCGCATTTTCTTCCACATCTACAGTTTTTTGTGCTTTGTTTAAAATTTCTTGTGATAATTCTGCTTTATGTTCTAAATAACCAATTTGATTTTGTAATATTTGAGAAAGCTGAGATTCTAATTCTTTTTGTCTTGCAATATCTTCATTTATAGCTATATTCGCATTTGATTTACCATACTTTGCTAAATATCTACTATAAGCCTCCGAAGTTGTTCCAGAAAGTTTAGATTGTAATTCTGAATATTCTTTTAATAATGCTCTAACTTCTTGATTAGAACCTTTAATATGTTTAAAATTTTCATCAAAATTACCTAATTTAGAAAAATAAGAAGAATCAATTCCATTTGCTTTTAAAGAAGCAAGCTGCTCATTAATCTTTGTAAGATTTTCGGCTGCCTGCTTAGCCCGTTTGGACATGCTGTCTAACGATGCAGTTTGTTCTTCTACAGAGTTTTTACCATTATTATTTGTTTGTGATTGGTTTATAATTTCTTGATTTAATTGTTTCTTCTTTTCAAGATATTTAATTTGATTTTGAACAACATTGCCTAATTGCTGTTCCAGTTCAATTTTCCTTTGATAATCTTTTTTATATTCATCAAACGCTTTAGCCCCAAATTCTGTTGTATATCTAGCAGCAATATCTGTATCACTACCAGATAGCCTATACTCCAACAGCTTATATTCGTCAAGCATTTCTTTCAAAGCTTTTTGAGATTTTTTAATTGGTTGAATTTTATTATCAAAATCTCCTAACTCTACAAACTTATCAGCTTTAAACCCTTTGTTATTTAATAAATCAATTTGCGCTTGAAGTTTTTCAATATTTTTAGCAGCTTCCTTTGCTCTTTCGGACATTTTGCCTACAGAAGCTGCTTGCTGATTTGCAGATTGAGAACTTGCAGATATATTCCCACTTGTATTTGGAACAACATTTTGAGCGGCAGCACTTCCCATTGCACTACCTGCAGCACCATACATCATTGCCTGCAGCATCATTTTAGGCAAGTCCGCTATTGTTGCACCAATATTTTGAACCTTTCCCTCAATTTCTGCCCTCAATGAATCCATATTGGAAAGAATCTCGTCTCTATTCTTGACTTCGAAATTTAATCCAATTGGGGCCAAATTTGCTCCGATATCTTTCAATTTGCTTTCCGCACTTGTACGAATGCCTTCAATGTCTTTCAAAAACTTCTTTCCATTAGTAATATAAATAGAAGCCTTAATGTCTTTAATGCTGTTAACAACCTTATATACGCTATTTTTGAAATCTTCTTGAAAATTTTCGTCTTTAGCAAATGCTACTTTTATTTTTGCTTTTTGTGAAAGTTGGCGATTGGCATTATCAATCTTTGATTTTATATTGTCAATAACGTCATCCCAACTCTGATCTAAATTGTCAACAATACTAAAATTGACTTTAACAGTATTGCTTAGCTGAGCAAGGTTGCCAGACACATCCTTTTCCATACTCTTAGAATTTTTAGAAAAAGTAGGTTTTAAATAAATAGGATCTAATTTATCTTGCACAGATGCAATAGTCCTATTAATAACAGATGCCCATTCGGATGCATTAGCTTTAGGTATAACATTAACTGTATATGTTAATCCAGAAGCTTCTGTATTAGATTTGCCAATATTGGCAATTGTCTGTGCAACAGAAGTTTTACCTTGTGACGAACTTTTCTCTGTTCGCATCGACGCCAATTTCTCTTCTTCTTGCTGAATTAAATTCTCTAATGCTTGATACTCTTGTTGTACACAAGTGTGAACCTGTTTGAAATTATTTTGAAAACTTAATATAATATTTTCACCGAATTTTTCATCAAATGCATCATAAAAATTATAATCTGAAAATGCATTTTGAATCTTTGTGCCAAGCTCTGCGGCCTGCCTTACTAATGGTTTAATATCTAATATATTTCCTTTAGAAAAATCGAAACTTTGAATTTTTTTATATAATTGATCAAAATCATTTAACATTTGATTAATTTCATCAAACGTTTTTTTGTTTTCCCCCGTCGTATCTGCAGAAAAAACATCAAAAATACCACTATCTAATGCTCCTAAATTGTCTAGTTCTTGCTTTAATTGAATAATCTTATTTTTTAATGTATCAATTTCCTTCTCTTTTTTTGCAACTTCCGCATCATCAAAAAGTTGCCCAAACGTTTTGGGAAATTTAAATTCTCCCACACCTTTAATATCAGAAGAAACCGATTCCATCAAAGCAGATAGTTGCTCACTAAACTTCTCAGACATGCTAGTCATTTGTTCCATGCTTGTTTCAAGTGTAGAAATGCGATTAAGCAATCCCTTATCTACAAATTCACTAAATGGGTTGGAAGACCCCTTAATTTGAGATATTACAGTCTGCATGTCTTTAAATTCTTTTATTACTTCAGATAAGTCTATGTTTGGATTAATTTCAAGCATTTTATTATATGCTTTAACCATTTTACTTAGACTGTCTAAATCACTTTTTAATGTATCTTTTACAGATTTAAATGACGAAGCATTCAGTTCAAGACCAACGCCATATGTAAAAGCATTAAAATTTTTCGCTTTTGGCATAATTTCACCTCCTTATTTATTAATTGACTTTATACCCACGGCTAATAAAATATCCGTTCAATATTTCTTTATAATTGTTTTGAAATTCTTCCATTGCATTCATTGGAGAAATGTCATCAACCTGAACCTTTTCACTACCATGGATTCCCGACATAAAATTATTAACAACCGCATTCTTGTTTCCACCACTAACATAATCATTCATCTTCATTGGACTAAATTGCACACCACCACCATAGCCACTTCCATTCAATACAGAGAATGATATGTCGTCATTTATTACTCCAGAACTCAAATTATATGTTCTTTCATACATTAACGGGTTATAATTTAAGTAATATGCTGTTACAACATTACGCGCTTGCGCTTTAAAATCTTGTGTAATTTGCTTGCTAATATCTACTAGGTCTGCTTTAACTTTTGTCTCTATTTCTGCAAGCATAGTATCAATCATTATATTAGTTTTAGAACTCATAAAGCATCCCCCATTGTTTATTTATTCTTCTTTTTTTACTATCTCATTATAAATATCTAATAGCTTATCTGTATCAATCCCTGTTTCTCCATTCACATTAATTTTTACAATATCTAATAAGGAATCAGTAGCATGTTGAAACATCTCACTAACATTATCCAAAAAGCTATAAATTTTCTTTTCAATTGTCATGCCAGATTGTAATCTGTCAGTTGTCATCATATTTAAAACTATCTCACATGCGTCATAATCTTCTTTAAATGTTCCTATAATTTTATCAATTAAGCCATTTTCACATAATGAATCATAATCGTCTAATGCACTATAATCTTCATTATCTTCATCAGAAAAATCTAAATTCGTATGCATACTAATAACAGATATAATAAATAAAAGATATCTCTCTAAAGAATTAATATGGATTTCATTATTTGTCTCCGTAGTACAATTGTCTAAAACAACTCTTGCCAATTCTTCTTTTGCTGCAATGCCAATATATTCTTTTACTTCAAGTTCTTTTTTTATATCTAGCATCTTATTCTTCTTAAACTTTTCTACAAACTCATTAACCTTCATAACCTTTTCCTCCATAATTTAAAAATTTTTATATATCAAATAACAGTTTGTTATTAATTTTCATATTTAGTCGCAGCCCCAATACTCCATCTCATTTTGATCCACAATTATTTTTGGTAAATCAAATGCAGAGCGGGCTATCAAAATTGCTTCACTTTCATCATCTGTCGCGTCAATAAGATATTCTTGCCGAACCGCTTGAATGGCTTCCGCTTTAAGAACTTCTCTTTTAATTTTTGAAGATTGTTGTAATCCAACTTTACGTCTCCATTCTGATGGGAGTGTGTGACAAAACTCTATATTATTTTGATAAGCATATAAAATAATTCCACCCATTAAAAAAGACAATTTCTTCACGGTGTCTATATTTGAGCGTAGAACAGACTCTTCCATCACAATCTTGTCTACTGGCATAACAGAGGATATATATTCACAGATGTCACTTGTCATCTTCGGGATTCTCTCATATACATCCTTTGTTTTATGACAATCTATAAGAATATGTTTTACATATTTCCCATTGTCAAACAAACACACTCCAGTTTTATTCGTACTGGCATCTATACCTATAACTCGCATGCCACAACCTCCTTTTTTATAAAATAAATCCATAATATATCTCAGTTTGATCCATAAAAAATGAGGGAGTGTATTGCTACACTCCCTCGCCCATATAACTACTTCATATAGGCTATTTGTTTATAAAATTAATTCTCTTTATTATCCGTACTATGATTAGAATCAAACATTCTCTGACAGACAACCAACATGCGCAGCATATCATATGATATATCTAGTTTGCCATTGCCAGTGCCAGCAATTACACCAATGTCGATTAAATGCTGCACAGTGTCACGCGCCCAAGATGGGATATCTTCAATTGTCTCATAATGCTTATTGCATGCATCAAACATATGCTTCATGACATACAGCATACGTATCATATCAGCAGATAAATCAAGACTGCCTCCACCAGTGCCAGAAATAAAACCTTCATCAATCATTTCACTAACAGTGCCTCTTGCCCAGCTAGGAATATCATCAATAGTATTGTATCTCATTACGTCTTCCTCCTCTTCATCATTTCCATTATTTTTGTTCATTGTTTCATATACATCCTGACGGAACCCGTCCATAGTATAACCCATGCCATATGTATTCCACAGAAGTTCTGGATCTGCATGGTTGCTAGCCACACCTCTACGATGGCCTTCTGCATGACCAATAATCACGCCGTCTGCCAATGGGTTAAGGCCATAAGTGTTGCAAAGCTGTGCGAATAATTCCACGGCTGTGTGATATGTCCCAGCAATCTGTTCAGCCGCTTCCGCATAGCTCATTCCAGAACTAGGTTCCGTCATTTCGATACCGATATGGGTATTGTTTGCAGCGCCACCGCAGTGCCATGCTCTCATCCACCAAGGCAATGTCTGATATACAGAGCCATCTGCTTGTATAAATGCGTGTACGCAAACTGATTGACCACCCGGCTGATACTGGTTGAAGTTACGAGCAAACACCGCAGCACTAGGCTGTGGGCATCCAACGCTATGCAACATCAAACCACTTGGAGTAAGTGTCGAACCAATCTTATAACATTTATTCTGTGTCGCAAACGCTTCAATAATTTCCATTTAAATCACCTCAATATATTACTTTCCGCCTTTAACTCTTTCAATAATTTCGGAGACAGCAGAGCTGCCAGACATCAATGCAAGAGCAGTAATCACAGTGCCAATCGTAGAGCTTTCTTGCACAAGGCCAAGTGCCAAAATAATATCAACACCAAAACCAAATGCAATAGCAAATGCGAATACCGCAGAAACAAACATAGTAATATACTTACCATACTTGGTTCCTTCCCACATTTCCTTAAATCTATCAATGATGTACCACATAATAATAGATAAAGAGATAATTAAAGTTAACATTTCCATAATCTTGTCCTCCTATAAATTTATTATTTTTATGATGTATGTCATGTCGATCCACATTCGAATTCATTCATCATGAATAACATTCATATTTCCAATAGTGATTTGAATTTATTTTTAAATATAATTTATTTTTTTATTGTCCAGTTACAATACATTAGTGAGCTTCCGCTCTTAACGAATGGAATTCCATATAAAAACTTATTTCCATTATAGACTCTTGCGGGAATTATTTGATGCGTGAAAACTGTTTTTTTGCTTTCCGAAGTTCCCACTCTAACTTGGCATTTGTTAGTATATACGCTGCCTCCTGTGGAATCCCATACAAAACAATAAATAACCGATCCGTCATAATTGCTATTCGATAACGTTCCTGTAAATGTTTTTGATGAACTCACAACAGAGCCATCTTTGTACCACCTGTAGTTGTATCCTGTCCCGCCAGAAGGTGTTGTTGAAAATGAGAACTTATCACCATCATATCCTGTTAAAAGGCTAGGTATTGCAGTTGTTTTTATAGTATTTACAGGATTGCTATATTCAGGTATAGACAGGTTTGAACAGCTTACTGTACTCATTGTACCAGCGTTGCCATACGTATTAACAACTGAGAATGATGTTTGCAATGAAGTTTCCGTTGAACCTAATCTGCTAATCGTTCCAGATGCCGAAGAAGTATGATTAGCGGTACCTGTCCAAGACTCACTCGAAGCTTTTATTGTAATTCGTATGTCAGTGCCTGCGACATTCAGTGTTCCTATAAGTGTGTGTGCTAATCCTAAAAAGCTCTGTGAAGATTTCAAATGTGCGGTTACTGTAACGTTGACAGAAATAGATGAAGAATTTCTGCCAAACGGCTCAACCTCTACTGTATATATACAATAAGGTGATCCTGCCGTTGATTGTTGCCCACTTAATATTGTTTGGTAAGCCATTTAATCACCTCATTATTGCGTTCTCTTCCAGATATAAACTGATAGGTATGGAGGCATATTGTTGTGCGCTTCGTTACCACCTGTTTGTTCTGTCATACATGCTACTGCCCACCATGTGTTTTTACTACCTACCTCCGGAAAACCAATGGCTGCTCCGACATCCGGGCCTCCAGCATTTGGAGTATAGATTATATGGTTATGTTTTGGCATCTCACCTTGCGTCAATTTGTGTGTGATCTCACCACCAGTAGAACCTGCAGGATAATTACTATTCATACCAAATAGGAACTTTCCTTGAATTTGCTCCCAAGTACCGCCGAACAGATTTTTAGGATTAGTGCTATTTACCGACATGTAAATAGAACCAACCGGATATACATTATCAAGAATATAATTAGTCCCTAACGTTTGGAAAAACAGTTGGTTACTTTGCAGACTTGATGGCAAACTTGAGCCAAAATCTGTGCCGGACGTTAACTTAATACCCTTTGTGGTAACTGCACCGGTCATCGTACCTCCGGCAGTTGGCAAATAACCATTTGCCCCAATATCAGATTTTATCTCTGCAGGCGTTCGATAGTACACCCAGCCAGACTCATCTAGCACGGCAATTTTGCCGGGGGTACGACCGAAATCAGTTGCCTCCGTAGTTTGTAACCACGTGCCAGCGATGTATTTCCCGGTCAGATTGCCGGTTAAAGTACCGCCTGACTTATCTAACTTGTTATCCAGCTCGGATTTGACAACCCTATTCTGCACAGGGCGAATGGATTCGCTAGATAAAGATGAATCTACGTCCGTTTTGTTCGCACCATCCGCGATTCCGTCTAATTTTTTCTTGTCCGCAGCAGACATCAGACCATTCGCGTCTGTTGTAGCAACAGAAGTACCTGCCTTCCCAGACAATGCAGAATTGATGATTTTATTTTGTACAGGATTAGTAGAAGTACTTGATAATGAAGTATCAACAGTGATATTATTCGCTCCAGCAGCGATCCCATCCAGCTTCTTTTTATCAGCAACAGACATTAGACCATTCGTAGTTGTATTAACAACATCTCTTTCTGCCTTTTTATCCAACTCAGATTTAATAATTTTATTTTGCACAGGGTTTGTTGACGTACTGCTCAAACTAGAATCTACTGACGGAATCAAATCTCTTGTCTTTTGATCTTGGAAAGGAAGCTGATTATAAGTCTTCTTGCCATCTCCAACTTTAAAACGTGTATCACCGGATGTGGTTGTGACAATGATAATCTCTCCATCAAGAAGAACGGGGTTTTTACTTTTCCAATTTGCCTCGGTATCACGTTTATTCTTGACACGTATATTAAATATTTTATTCGCCATAATATTCCCTCCATATTATTTGTTTTATAAACAAGAATATTAGTCCGTTGCTTCAGGCGGCAATTCTACACGCTCCCAGACATACACTGCAAGATAAGGAGGCATATTGTTGTGCGCGGCTCCGCCACCAGCGTCGGCTGTTTTGCTTGCCTCTGCATAATATGTATTCTTACTCCCGGCCTCCGGGTAGCCGATTTCCGCGCTCTGTTCGCCGCCATCGTTTGGGAACCAAATGCTATGTTGGTGATTCGGCATTTCGTTTTTCGTTAATGTGTGTGTTGCCTCACCGCCAGTTGAACCTGCTTTATAAGTATTGTCTGCTGCAAGCAAAAATCTTCCCTGAATTGGCCTCCAAGTGCCACCGAACAAAGTCTCCGGGCTTGTTGCATTCGTGCTGATGTAAATAGCACCGATTGGATATGCTTCCAAAACAGACAATGGGTCTCCCTTATCTCCCTTTGGGCCTCTTAATGCCTCAAGCTGTGCTGATGTAAAATCAGCATAAGTAAATGCGTCTCCCTTTGGCCCTTTTATATTAACACTTGCGGGATTAGTTTTGCCCTTGTCATTTGTCCAACTTAAAACGCCATCTGAAGAAACAGATGGAGTAAACGTTGCACCATCAAGGGCCCCAAAGCCACCAGTTTTTATGGCATCTACAACGTACTTTTTATTTGCCGCATCATCATCATTAACAGGAGTAGCGACAGCCATTCTTGCCAAATCTGTTTCAGTTTTACCAACAAACTTTCCTGCATTTTCACCAGTACATAAAGCTGTAATCTCTTTTGATATATCTCCTCGCTGACAGATAGTAACGCCATATTTGGCTTGCAATTTTTGATCAGCAGTTAAAACACCAGCGACTTCTAAAGCACCAGTAACTTTGCCACCTGCTTTATCTAATTTCTTATCTAAATTAGAATTTGTCTCTTTCTTACTTTCCGAAACAGCATTATTAGTATATTCCTTCGCAGAAGTAAGAGCTGCACTACCTTGGCCATCTGCATAAGTTTTTGCACTTGACAACGTAGATGCATCGTTGGTGCCCATGTCTTCTCTTAACTTTGAAATCTTCTCGTCTAATGCTGCATCTTGTTGACTTGAATTGGTAGATAATGCATCTATTTTATTGTCAAGTTCTGTATCTTTTTTACTTGTATCTTCAGACAGTTTGGTAATTTTGTTATCGAGTTCTGTATCTTTATTACTAGTGTTAGTCGTTAAATTTGAAATCTTATTGTCTAACTCATCATCTTTGCTTTTTAAAACAAACCCTTGCTGAGCAGAAAGTGGTTTATTAGCATAACGGCCTGTCAAATTATCTACAACGTCCCCTTGTAATACAAAAGTATCATCTTTTTGCAATGCCGGTAAATCAACAACATGATTGCCATCTGTCAAATTTTCTAAATTATAAATTGTACCATTAATATCAACAGTATTTATGTAAGGCATTTTTTCACCTCCACTATTTTTGCAAATTATAAAACGAGAGGCACTTTAATAAGCACCTCTCGCCACATTAATTACATCTCGAATTCTTGCTTCAATGCGATATAAACCTCTGATTGATATTTGCTTGGAATACTAATTCCATAAGATATAGCCGCAACTTTATCCACACTACGCAACGAGCTAATATACATCTTTAATGAATTAAAGTATGAAACATGATATGTCTTAAATGCATTCGTTTTTGCAATAATTTGCTCCATATCAGCAGAAGTATAATATTTGCATTGTTCACCATCGGCATGATAAGGTATTGTTTTTGAACCATCTAGTATCATTTGAGAAGATGTAATCAAATTTAATTGATCTTGCACAGTTAATGAGAAATGATGTGATTCGCCATCACTGAGCATTATATCAAATCCATCTGTAATCATTTTGTTACAATTTGTTTTCATTTCCTTAATTTTAGAATCTTTAATATAACCAATTGTCATTTTTTCTGATTCATCAATTTCTTCTTTCTCTGTTGTATCAGGTTCAATATCAATCTGAATCTCTTCATTGGATTTAATTGCATCATAAAGTGCCTTATAGTCTGATTGGACGATTTCTATTACATCAATGATAGGGACATCTTGCGCATCAGGATCTTTAGGTACCATCCATATTGCACGATACATTTTTCCATTACATTGAATGTATTGAGCTTCAGACTCATCACACACCAAGAAAATGCCATGTTTCTTTTGGAATTTACGCATATCAAACGAAGTGCCGATTCCAATGAATTCATTATTGCTAATCAATTTGTAATATTTCATCTACACTCGCCTCCATTAAATAGATATGCATGGGCATATACCCAAAGATCTACTCGACACAACATAACCAGTCATATTGCCTTGCGTAGACACAACTTTAAAATACGTATTATAACTAACATCAGCCGAACGTAAGTACCACATACTTGCAGTTCCGTTCATTGTCTTAATTCTGTCTGCATCAGTATTAAAGAACGTAATAATTTTACCTTCAGAAGCATATGGATCTTCATCCGTGGCAAATATTTCCACATAAGATGGTAGATATACGTAATCCTTTGAATTAACAATTTCAGATGATCTATTTCCTGCGCTTGCAGGGATCTGAACTTGTTTTATAATTGACTTCCACTCAGTCGGGAATGCATCATAAACTCTACCATTACAGAATTTTCTCATGGCAGAATCGTTCCAACCACCAATATTAGTGTTTTCTGTATTCATGCCATGTCCAAGAGATAATAACCTCGTTGGAATAAATGATGCTCCAGTTATCTTACTGGAATCTGCCGCGAATCTATATCTCTGATCTCCACAATATTCATAGCGCCAAGTTTCATGAGGCCATGCTGCAAGACTTCTAGCAGCAAAATCCCCAACATCATCCAACCAAACTTTAGCCCAGTGAATTTTCCCCTTACCAAGTGTAACAGCATCTATAGCGCCATTGGATAAGAATTTAAATCCGCCAAGCATAATGGTGGCTTCTGTATTAGTACTACGATTACGAGTCAACTCTGTACATGTGATTTCATCCGCATATGTCCCAGTAGAGGACGCTCCACCATTAAAGGAATATACATAAAGTTTATCTTCTCCCTTGCGATAACGAAGAACAACAATATCTCTTTGCTTTCCCTTGCCAACCACTTGACTGGTATTGCCCCATTGGATTTCTGGATTTGATCCATTGTATTTAAGTCTAAATCCTTCGGAACCATCATACTCAAAGCATGATAACAATGTCGCATCTGCAGAGTTTTCATCAAATTCAAAGTCTATAGCAATTGTAAATGAACCAGAATCTGCACCAAATAGCTTGATTCCAGAATCTACTACTTTTGAACTAGTTCCGTCAAAAGTAAGCTCATTTCCAAGCATATGATCTTCTACGTTCGTAAATGAAAAATCTTGTCCAACACGAACATCAAGATAGTCTTTTTGTTCGAAATAATCATTTGCTTTTCCAGCGGTTGCAATAGCATAGATTTGAACAGGCGTCATATCCTTCAAATCAGTGCCAGATGCTGGCAATCCATTTTGCGTGCTCCATTTTGCATAAACGTCCGTATCACCAGTAATAAAGCCTGTGCTCTTGTCCCAACCAGTAAAGATGTTATAAATATATGAATCCTCATTGTCTGTCATAGTGGGATAATCCCCATCATATTCAACACAAGAACCATATTCAACATCATTTAATGTCTTTAAAACAACTCCACTTTGTTTTAACCAGCGAACTTTATAAGTTCTTATGCTTGTAGTATATTTAGCAGTAACAGTTCTGTCATTTAATACATTTTCATCAATACCTTCCCATCCTGAGAAAGTATAATTATACTGTGCCGTACTTGGCATAGTTGGAATGTCGATTTCTCCACTGGCAACAGGGTCAATTGCTTTTCCGCCTTGATCAACATATTGGACATATGCATTACCTTTCTTGTCCTTAATCGGAGACCCATCCGAATTCATAAACGTTAACTTATACTGTGTAATAATACCATCATAAGTAACAACCAAATCACTCCATGCATTTGCATAACTATCCAATTCTCTCTGTCTAACCTGTCCAGCAATATGCACACTACCAGAAAGCATACTACTATTCATCTTGACAATTTTATTCAACAGATCAGTATTAGTAACAGTCCAATTAATACCTACTAAACGTAAAATCTGCAATGTATCAATTGCGTCTGTTACAATTGCGTACTCATCAACAATAGAGTCCTCAACAGTTAAAGATTCAAGATTATCATAACTTGCCTGTAAATCAGTAAGGTATTTTAAGTTCTTAAATGTCAAACTGTTAATACTAGCTGGCAAATGAGCAAGAGCGATTTTACCATTTGAAGCGAATAATGCGCCAGTAATTGCAGTGCCTTCCGCATAAAACTTTTCTAGATTACCACAACTTGAAAGATTAATAGAACCAGTCAGGTTCGGGCAATTGCGAATATCTAATTCTTCAAGCAATGCATTGTTGCCAAGGTTTAAATTGGTCAAGAACGCATTAGAATATCCAGCCGTGCTATTACCAATAATTAATTTCTGGAGCTTAGAAGCTTTTGAAAAATCATTATCATGAATATAACATGCAGAAATATCATTAAGCGCCTGAATACGTGAAGCACAATAAATTAATACAGCCGTATCGTCCATCTTAGTAAGTGGGCATTCAATCTCATATGATTGCCCTGCTTTTGCACGAATCTGTTGAGCACTTGGAGAGTTACCAAATAGCACAGACAAATACATGTCAGAATATGGAACAATATTTAATGTATAATTAGGTGCCACAACAACATCAGAAGGAGTGTTACATCTAAACATGATCTGATCTGCTTTGACAGTTGTTGATAAATATTTTGTTCCCATATAAGCAGCTTGGTCACGCTCAAACTGTCTACGCTGATACTTTTTACGACCATTCATCATGGACGCTAAGAAACGAGGAGTTGGCTCTGGCTCTAAACCACCATTTAGGCCACCACCTTGATATGTCCTGTAATACTTACGCTCAATATCAAGTCTCCAAAGTTCTTCTGGGAATTGTGCTTGCCAATTGTCAAATTCATTAATTAGAGATATTGCACTAAAGCAACCTTCTCCTTCAAGAGTTTGGTACATTACTGCAAGCTCATCGTGGAATAAATCACGTATCCTACACCAAAATACATTATCTGCTGCATTGAAGATGTAGCCTGAAGACTTATCGCCTTCTATTCTATAATCTGTGTCTTCTTTGCCATAGGTCATTGTTAATTCGCCGGAGTTATTAATTCCAAGTCCTGTATCGTTATCATAGTCCCATAGCTCAAAACGATATTTACCATCAGCGCATTTCGCATAATGGTAGAAAGAGTTTTTTGCTCGGTTATCAATCATTGTGTATCTTTCAGTAAATAGATACCAATACAGAGCAGAATCCTTGATCACCCAATCACCAAGCTGCTCTACAAACTCCTCATCAGTAGACGTAATTACCCACTCATAGAAATCACGCCACACTTGCTTGTTCAATGCTCTTTGCGCCGCTTGCTCTTCTGTAGTGGCAGTTGTCATACCATCCTTAGTCTCTCCACCCATTTCATAGCGGAACTCAAAAGAACCGTCCCAATCATTATAAAGAGCATCATATGCAGTATTACCAGCTTTCCACTGGTTTTTAGCGATAGGATAAACCATATTACCTTCACTGTCGGTTACACCAGTTTGGAAGGTACTATTTGGAAGAGTATTATCACTAACTTCAATAACAAACTCTTTTAAGTCAGAGACATCATTAACACGAGTAGCGTCAGTTTTCTTTGAATCTCCTATGTTACCAAGACCATAGAAGTGCCAATCGTTATCCCTAAATTCCATATGTTTAGAAATATCAGGGTCTGTTTCCCTAATAAACACTACACAGTTTTGAAATTCCATACTATTCTTGCACTTTGGATCATTCTCCATAGCGACAGTCTTATATGGGAGATAATCATTATAACGCTTCTGGAGTAGTGCATTGTTTGCATTCTCAGAACTGGCTATGTTGACCTTGATGTTCCACCAGTTGTTTGGCACAGAATTTCTAGTAAGACTTACTTTACCAGAACCATCAGAATACTTTGTACCATCGCCAAGAATAAGCTCTGTTACATAACTTCTATCTAGAGGAATCTTGCTAATAATCTGTTTCTTACCATCAGCACAAGCAATAATATCTATATTTCTTCCAGCATAACCATACTCGTTAGAAGTAGTACCCTGTCCAGAAAGATATGTATTGAGGAATTTCCAGTTATCCAAAACAGGATCCCCGCCTTTATAAATGCATTCAACATTTACGTCTTTTACAAAGTCCTTTTTATCCTTAGTAAAGCGAGGACACTCAATCTTAATAACTCTCAATTGAGGACAAGCATTTGCTATAGACTCAGGAGTTAAAGCATTGTTTTCATCATAAATCTGGTTACGATTATATCTTGCAATCATTTCATCAGAATCTCTTGCATCTGCAATAAAGTTAGAAAGGATATTAGAATCTGTTAATGCAGTGGTATATGCCTTCATACGATAAATATGAACATCACAATCACCGGATCCAATTGTAATAGGTACTGACTCATATTGATACAACCTATGGGTTGAATCATAAATCATCGGTCTTAAACCAACACCATCTTCATAACTCATAATCACTGCTGTCGCATCAGGATTTTCTTTATCAAGTGCGTTAATATTAAACTCAAACTCAATAACATCTTCCTCACTATAAGGAATATATAAACTCTTAATGCTAGACTTCAAATATGCTTCATGAGTGTTCATTTGCAATCCGACTACGGTAGAATCAGATTGACAAGTCAAGAATGTCGCGTCTGCTTTTTTAACGTTTGTAGTTTTAAAAACACACTTAAACTCAGAGCCATAAATGCTCGCATCTCTTGCAAATAAATTGTAATTTATAGTTGCAGTAGTTCCTGCTTTTATGCAAAAATACTGATTGCCATCACTATCTATCTGATAGCCACCATTTGACCAGTCAAAATTGTCAGAAACGGTCATGTTGACATTTGTATTACTATCTTGCCACAATCTATTTTCATCGCTATTTGATAGTCCAGTTGGATTAAAATCAAATGCAAGATTTGCTGTAATTGGCTCAATTGTAATACCAAGCTCCTTGATATTCATTATAATTGTCAATGTCGTATTTCTACAAGTAATAGTAAGTGTATGCTCACCAACATCAGAAGATTTATATACCCAAACATCTGATGTACCAGACATAGTTTGAGTGGCAACAACCTTTCCATCGACGCTTCTTGTAATTGTTGGAGTTGCTGTCTTTGGGTCAAATACATAGAATGGAATACTTGTTGAATTATATTGCTTTGCTTCAACTTTACCGTAATAATCATTTCTATAAATACATCCAATCACAGGAATATCACTATTCTCGTCATACCAAATAATGTCTTTAAAGATATGATCTGTTTCTATGTTTTTGCCATTAATGGTTGCTGTAATATAGCACTCAAGTAAATGTGCCCCATGACTTTGAGCTGGCAATGTATATGACTGCAAAGTGCCAGAAGAACTTGTGGATACAGAGCTCAACTCTACGCCATCAAGTTTAAAATGCACAGTCTTATTAATTGCTCCATAAGGCGTATAAGTAAAGTTGACGGAAGTATTTACGCCATATGTAATCTTGTCATTAAAAGAAGATTCTAGCCTTACGTCAACTTTCTGAACAGTCCAAGATTTAACTACGACACTCCCTGCCGCATCAGTAACAGTTAAAACAAGTTTCTGCGTTCCAATGTTGACATATTCAGTTGCATCAAAAGTATTCTCGCCTTGAACTAGGGCCCCAGACGCAATAATTGAGCTTCCAAGCTTCCAACTATATGTGCCATCTACAGACTCGCCATCGCTATCTATCGAAGAATAATTAAATTTTATTTCCACCCTATCTGTTGTAGTAACAACAACTGGGGATTCAGTGATACGCTCAACCTTTAAAGTGGTAGTTGTAGTGCCTCCACCGCCTCCACCAGTAATTACAAACTGGCTTTTAACTGCTTCTTTTTCATTTTTGACTTCATAAAGTGTAAATACATTCTCTGCTTCTTCTCCAGTTGTAAGAGTTGCATTGCCATATGTAGCATAATATGTGTAGCCTTCTGTATCAATACTGTCAACATCTTGTCTTATCCCATCTACTGTACGGCTTAATGAGCTAAGATTTGTAGTATTTGTATCAATGTCTGACTTTAAAGAAGAAACTTTGCTGTCTATTTGCGATTTATCATACGAGTCTCCACCAATAATACAGAATTTGCCATTAATATAACGATAATGGACATATAATCCTTCGCTATTTTTGACATAATAATCAGTGAATTCATTTCCACTATCAGGGAGAGATTCAACAACATTCGCCATAGTCCCCGCAATCATCTTCCATTCATTATCAATCCATTTATAATAAAAACATCCATCACCTGAATGTAGGATATAATCTGTTTCTGCATCACCATTTGTAGGAAGTGTTGTAACTACAACTGTAGAAGACCCCTTAAATTCGTCCCACTTTTGATTACCATCATTATCAGTGATCCACCAATATTTTTCATAACCATTTCCAGATGCTTTTGGCACTAAATAAAATGTATAATCTTCACCTATATCTGGAAGTTCATCAACGACCTCGATATTATAAGAATGAAAATTTTCTAATGCTGTATTGACAACATCTTCTGCTGACTTTGTATATAATCTTCCATTTGCATCTGCACCAATTTCCTGAGTCATGTCTTCAGTTTTTTGTGCAACTTTTACACCACCAAGTGTATTTGTAGCTGCCACAGGGAGTTCATAATTTTCTAATTTACTAAGTTTATTTTTATCTGCATCTGTATAATCATTCGTGGATAATCCCTTTCCAGATACTTTATCCACTTTATTGTTATCAATTTGATTTAACTCGCTTTGAACAACGAGCGTATCATTTTTAGTTAAAGTCGGCAAACCAACAGTATATGTCCCATTTGTAAGTGATGATACTTTTATTCCCTGACTCAATGTCTTTTCGGTGACAAACACATCATCACCATTTAAAGTTGGGAGCTTCACGACATGCGTTCCATCTGTTAAGTTCTCTAAATTATATGTTTTGCCTCTAACCGTAACTTTATTTATAAATGGCATTCTTTATTTCACCCCTCTTGCAAAATATGTAAAAAAAAATAGGAGAGGCATAAACCTCTCCTATCTAATAGAAAAAACTACTTGAATATTCGAAGAGGCTATGCCGCTCAGATCATTGTGGATGATGTTCCACAGTCAAAAATAATATATGCATCCTGATTTAATTCCTCAATCTTATGATTGTGACCTAGTTTAGAGTAAACAGTATCATGATTGTGATTAGCTGCAGCAAACTCAGCAGCATTATGAGTTAGAAGGTCGCCAGTAACAGCAGAAGAGTTGAGCTTACCCTCAATTTCAGTCTTTAGAGCAGAAGCAAGATCTGCCTTAGTAACCTCATTCTTGCTAGCAAGAGCGCCAGTAGGAACAACAACATTGACTGCCTTAGAAGAAGGAGTTAGAGCTACTCCATTAACTTTAACTGTTTCAATAACGTTAACCTGAGCACCTGCTGCAATGCCTTCTAGCTTATTCTTCTCGTCTGTAGTATAATCATTTGTAGATAGTCCCTTACCAGTAACCTTATCAACCTTACCATCAATGTTACCCTGAAGAGTGTCCTGTGCGGATTTAATAGCGTCCTTAACAGTCTTGGCTACAGAGCCAACGACTGTATCTTTTCCGTTTAGAGTAGCAATAGCAGTCTTGTTAGCCTGTACATCACCAGACAATGTGCTATATTCACCTTTGTGAGCAGCAGCATAGTCAATTAGTTCTTTAAAAGTGTTAACAGTCTGATCATCACTAACTTTAGTAGAAAAATCATTAATAGCATCAGCGATCTTCTTATCAACAGAACCCTCAACTGCGGAAGTTCCATTTAGCTTGTCAATAGCATCCTTATTTGCCTTAATGCTATTCTTAACCGATGTATCATTATAAGTTGCTGCGGCCTGAGCATCAGCGATCATCTGAACAACAGTCTTGCCTTCAGTAACTGTACCGACTTTGCCCTCAAGCGCGTCAACATCCTTTTGTGCAGCGTCGGCAGCAGCTTTGGCATTATCAGCAGCATTCTGTGCAGCAGTAATAGCGGCATCCTTTCCATTAGCATAAGTCTTTGCAGCAGCCAATGCATTGTCTGCTGATCCAGCAGCATCATAGGCAGTAGAAGCGGTGTAAGCAGCAGAGCCTAGTCCCTTCACTGCAACGTCTGTGCCATTAAATTTGACAGTACCATTAGCAGTACCAGTAGCAAGAGTATAAACAGTTTCAGGAATTTCGATGGTACTTACAGGAGCAGTGCCAAAATTCCCACCTTTAACTTTAGAATATAAATAGAACTTTCTACCATTATCTTTGTCTGCCTCTAGTTTATACTGTGTATCAGTATCCTGAATCTCAGTAGAAATATAATCAGACAAACCACTGATTTCAGAAGCTTTATACGTAGGTTTATTTGCTGCTTTTGCCCAATCATAAATGTCTGCGGCTTTACCAGAAACAAACTCAAGTTCACTAAACTTCTTAGTACCATCGCCAATCTTAATTAAAATTGCCGGTTCCTGCTTGACCGCACCAGTTGAAGCTGGAACAACTGCAATACCAATCTCGCCCTTTAAAAGAACAGGATCATTTTTAGTCCAATTGGCAAATGTATCAATTTTATTACAAATACGTGTATTAAATGTCTTAGTAGCCATATTAATCAATCTCCTTTAAGTTACGAACAATAATTAAGCGTTGCCGCCATTTAGAACAAGCTCAGTGCCATCTTCAACATAAACCTTGCTAATGCCGACAGAGCCGACACTGAATACACCATTATTAGCAACAATTGTATCACCATCTGCCTGAGCAAGACCAAGTGCTTTAGCAGTAGCAGCAGGAATATTAACAGATTTGTCCGCGCCAATCTCAAGAGCAGTGCCATTAGCCTTAATCATCTCAATTACGTTTGCCTGACCAGCGTCCCAAGCAGCAACTTTCTCTGCACTAATAGCATCAAGAATAGTCTTATTGGCATGCTCGTGTGCCTTCGCAGCTAAATCATCGACATTGGACTGCAACGTCTCAACATCTTTAGCTGCTGCTTTTCCATTAAGAATCTCCTGAAGGCCAGTAACATTTGCAATCTCATGAGTATGAGACGCTAATGCATACTTTTCTACACCATCAACCCTTAGTGCTGCATCAATCTGATCTGCGACAGACTTTTCGCCAAGTTTTGTTTTAATCGCATCAACCTCATTTGATAGAGAAGTCAAATCTGCAGCAAGTGCATACCTGTCTGTCTCGCCGTCTTTAAGAGCTGAATCAATAGCAGTTGCAATCTGGGTTGCAACAGCAGTGCTGCCAACAAGAGTTTTAAGAGATGCAATATCGTCCTTGTTTGTATTGATCTGTGCATTCATTGTAGCTGCGTCAGTCTTATGAGTTGTGATCCACTCTGCAATTTCTTTTAGAGTATCAAAGCTCTCATCTGCACCAGCAACAATCTGTGCAATCTGATAAGCGACGGAGCCAGTTATAGTTTTATCGCCATTAAGTGTATCAATAGCTGCCTTATTATCAGCAACTTGCTTTACAAGACCGCCCTTGTCATCACCAACGACCTGCTGTAGAGACTTAATTGCAGTAGAAAGACCATCAACAGTAGTGGTATCTGGTTTAACCCAAGAAACTTTACCATCCTCAGTCTTAACTAACTGAGCACCGCCAACAGCATCAGCAAAACCAAGTAAATTTAGTGTGCCATCTGCATCTTTAGCAAAAACATTTTCATTAATAGCAATATTGCCGCCAACCTCTTTTAGAGTCTTGTCTGGTTGAATAACATAAAGAGTCGCCTTGCCATTTTCAACAACAGCAATGGTCTGACCAAAGTAATAAGTAGTTTCAGAACTGCCAGCCTCTTGTGCTGAAGCAGCAGCGGCAGTAGCAAGTTCTAAACTTTCAAAATAACTTTTAGCGTCAAGAGGGAAAGCCGTCTGACGATTAAAAGCAACTGCAAAATCAAGTGTACCAAAAGTCATAGCCATAATCTTCGTCCCCCTTTATTAGATTTTCACCGTATAAGAATTGGCCTTTGCAACAGGTTCAGCAAAGTCAGTTACATATACCTTGTAAGCAATACCAGCATCGGCACCGGCACCCGCAACAGTGACAGAAGACTTAGTGAAAGCACTCTTAATCTCTGCATTTAAACCGTTGACATCTTTTACAGAGCTAACGTCCTGTAGAGTAGCAGGATAAGCAAAAATTACACGGACTGCACCAGCAGGGATATTAATAGTAAAAGAGGCCCCATTTGCAAGAGCCTTATTTGTCTTAGTTAGTCCACGAATAACAGCGCTAGTAACTTCTGCCTTTTCTTTTACAGCACCATAAAAACTATTACGATAACCTGTAATCGCACCAGAAGTCTTAGTGGCAGAACCAGCAGCAATCTTAATAACAGGACTAGAATCTTGGCCTAGATTGTCCTTTGCCACTGTGCCCTCCCCATAATTTGCTTTTGCAGTAATCTTATAATTAGTATTATCAGCAACAACCACATCTGCAAAAGAGCCAGTAGCAGTAGTCGCGGTATGACCAGCCGTATCACTAATCTCCCAAGAAGTTGCCGTAATACCAGTAGCAGGGCCGTAAGTATAAGATCCTGCGCTTAGAGAAGCAGAGTAGGTGGGAGACACAGTTGTGCCGACCTCATAAGCTTTAGCCTGACCGAAAGTTAAAGTCACAGCAGGAGCGACAGGAGCTCCGGGTTGCAGTCTCTTCGAAAAAATCTCAAGTAGTGCCTCAGACACAGACTTACCCTTTGTGGCAAAAGTGGCAGTGCCATTCTGAGATTTGGTTAAATTGCCAATCTGACTATAATTGCCAGCCATTGTAATGTCATTCTGTAAAATAACTTTATCTGCATCAACTTGACCAGTCATAGCTGCCCATTGTGTGCCATCATACATAAATGCACTCTGTTCATAAGTGCTACCACTAACTGTAGTCGTGATAACAACAATATCGCCCTGCACTGCGACATTTTCACCAAGTGCAGCAGCGATAGCATCAGAATCAGATTGAGAAGCATCTGTACGAGTGTACTTGTAAAGGCTATCTCTATGCTGTGCAATGATGTTTTCAATTACTGCCTCATCAGCACCAGCGTAAGCTAGGTCATTCCAAGCAGTTGTACCATCACCGATTTTAAACTTATTAGTATCATTTTCGACACCAAACTCACCCTTGAGTAGAACTGGATTCTGTTCAGTCCATTTAGCAGCGGTGTCATTTCTCATAATAATTTTCGTGTTTAGTGTTTTAGTCGCCATTGAATAAAACCCTCCTTAAAAATTAAGCGTTCCCGCCAGAAATAACAAGTTCATCTTCTTCATCTTGAACTATTTTATTAACAGTAATAGAATTAACTTCCAATGTGCCATCAGAAGCAACAGCAATTTTATTAGGGTCTACCGACGTATTGATAATATCAGATGTTTTAAGAGCTCCAGTTTTACCATTTATAGACTCTACCCCCGCCAATCCTGAACCACTTGGGACATCTATTGCTTCCCATTCAGTTGGCGCACCATCTGAACCAACAGCCTTAATTCTAACAATTTGACCAGAAGTCGCTCCAGTAATATTTAATGGATTCTTCACAGAATCTTTTAAAGCAGCAATATCATTTGCCATTTTCGCAGCACCAGTTGTATCATTCTTAATCCAGTCTGCAACTTCTTTTAAAGTATCAAAGTCTTCTGGAGCACCACTAATTACCCCTGCAATTGCATTAGCTACAGTTTGTTTAACAGAGCCTTCTCCATCGCCAGACAATGATTTAATTGATTCTTCATTCGCAGTAATACGCCTTTTAATTTCTGTGTCGTCATATTTTTCGAATCCCTGCGTTGCTTCCTTTATTTTGCTATCGACATCCTCAGTTTTTGCATATTGACTTAAATCTTCAGTTTTAATATATTCAGTTAAGTTAGGAGTATTTTTAATCTCCGCATAATCATATGTTGGCTTTTCTACTTGTTTTGCCCACTCTGGAACAGTGGGGTCAGTTTCCTCTGTTAAGTAATCTCCAACAGGCTGATATACACCATCATGGTTATGATTTATGTCTGCCTTTTTGTCTAGTTTTTCGTCTATATAACTAGAATCTGGAATGTCTAAATCATTATCAAATTGACTAAGCTTCGTAGGTGCATTTAAAATATTTGCCCAATCAATTTTATCAGCCGTTCCTGTCCCTTCTTGGTATGGTAAATCATTCCACGCAGTGACTCCATCACCAATTTTATGCTTCTTTAATGTGATATCATATGCGGGTTCACCAACTCTTAAAATTGGGTTAACACTTTCCCATTCTTCAGTCGTTGCTCTCCTAAACTGGAAAACGCTTTTTATAGTGGTTGTTTTCATTCATCCACCCCCTTTAATAGCCATGAACACCGCCACCATCATATATTACTAAACGACCGGTATCATCAGGCCCATATCCATCGACATTTCCACCATTAAAAATATAAGAGTCATCTGGATTAATACTGCCATCTGGTTCCGTAATCATTCCACTACAAGTCCCTTCTCCAACATGAAATTCAATTTTATTCGTAGAAATACGAATATTTTTATTAATACCATATAGGCCAACCTCAAATTCTCCGGGAGTGGCTAAAACTTCAGGCGGAATGTCACATATTAATTTTTTATCAAGTGTCCTAGTATAATAATTATTAAATACTGCTTTAATCTTTTCACACATCAACCAATCATCAGTTCTAAGTGCAAATTCCATAAAAACAGAATTGCAATTACCCGCAGAAAGATCCTGATCTTTAACAAGAATAAGTTGATTGTGGTTTGCAGCTAATTTTATTTTTGCGTAACTATCAGACATTTTAACACTTCACACTCCTTTCTTTATGGAGTTTTAAAACCATATTAATTCTCCATCAGTATAGTCTAACGGAGCAGTGTCAATAAGATGTTCAATTTCTTTTTCTTTCCATTTGTCTAGCAATGGATTGTAATATGAATAAAACTTTGGCTCAGGAAGATATAAATACGTAGAAAGCTCATCATGCGCTTTATCATCTCTATTTATACGAGGCTTATACTTGTTTATTAAAAAAATCTCCAATAAAAACATATCTGCCTCAGAAGCACATACAGCATATTCTATACGTGTCGTTTCAATAATATCTAACTTCTTAACCATTGGCTTACCAAAAAAGTGTAGCCTTAAACGATCAATTAAATCTTGCGAAGTTCGACCTATGTATACAAGCTCATTGCCATAATAAATCTTATAAAGTATATAATTTTTACAGTTCATGATTATTCCATAGTTCATACAAGTGCTTAATTTTACTTGACTTTTTAAAAACAAACACTAAGCAATCATTCCTAGTGTTTGTGTATAAAATGTCTACCAGATCATCTTCTGCTCCAGCACATAAATATTTATAAATCTGCTGGAAATTTGAAATGTACACGACAGAACTATTGTCTGGATTATATTCCTTGCCTGTAATTGTACTCTTAACCATTCGTTTCTTCTCCTTTTTGTTCCAATATAAATGTCGCCAGATACATCCACGTGTCATGTACCTAACGGCTAAAAAAATAGGATATTAACATTTTGAAGTAGTTAATATCCCATATAATTGTATTTAATTGTAACTACTTCGTAATTTATGCCTGTACCTTCTTAAACTGAGGCTGTGCAACCTTCTCTTCAGGCTCGGCAATAATCTTTTCAATATCTTTCTTAACGATCTCATTGAAAGAATCAAGCTCGGACAAATCACATGCCTTTAGCTTCTTTTGTGCTTCTTCCTTAGAGATATGACCAAAATTGAACTCGTTTGCTGCAGAAAATGCATCATGGCAATTTTCACTGCAGTAAAGTGCAAAATAAGTTGGTTTATAACGATCCTGCGCACAGTTGCCACAGTAACGATATTCCTTGCCACAACAAATGCACTTACGAGATTTGCGCATATTCTTCATCTATAAGTTCCTCCTTTTCAGGTGGTAATTGTTTTGAGTTGTTGAGAGATAAAATTTCATGAATCTTGGTGTCTATCATAGATTTATAAGACTCGTCATTTTCAGCAGTGTATGGAATTGCAAGATAATAGTATCCGTGAGATAGCGCAAATTGTTTTTTGTACTCATCTTTCCAATGGATATATTCTAATTCTTCTTTTGGAGAAACATTTCTTTTCTTTGCATCTTTTTTTACAAATTCAGTTATTTTAAAATGTTGTTCTCCCATTGTTTCAAGAATTAAATGAGTGTCACTAATAACAATATCATTGTCATATGGCATTGGGAACCCGGTTTTTGGATTTTTCGGAAGTATAGAACAATCTTTCTCGTGAGCTATATTAAACTTATATTTATTTTCAATATATGTTCTAATTTTCTCTTGTAATTTGCTTTCCGTTCTCTGTCTAGCACATTCTGGACAACCATGCCCTTTACTTCTACTATTCGGAGATGACTTCCATTCATGCCCACATACAGGGCATTTCCACCAATATTTTATATTAGAAAAAATAGTAACTTGACTTATATCAATGCCAATATTTTTTTCATCATTCCATTCTTTAACGTATTCATATTCAGAATCAATTAAAGATCCATTCCTAGAAACAATAGTTGACATTAAAGTTTTTGTTCTAATCTTTTTCGCACAATTTGGGCAATTTGCTCCATTGGTTCTATTACATATCTTTGATGCCCACTCATATCCACAAGTATGACATTTCCAATTAACTTTCTTTCCAGATTTTACTGTAAAGTCTTTTGGAGTTAATCCATTGTTGTTTTCATAATCCCAATCATCACAAACATCTGGATACAACGTTTCTAAATCATTAAACCCAATTAATACTTTTTTCCCCGCACAATACGGGCATGACCTTCCACGAGTTTTATCTGCAATTTTCATTTGGTATTCATGTCCATACTTACAAATCCAACTAGCAAATTTATTTGATTTTGGAGCAAAATCGCATGGAGCAAGATCATTATTAGAACTCCATTCTAAAAGAATATCTTTTTTATCATTAACACAGCACCAATCATATAAATTCATACCAGTCATCACAACAATTATCTCCATTTCATTATAAAATAATCTCCAATTATTTTTTTATAATAGAGCCGGGAGGGTGGAGATTCCCTCCCGTTTTAACAAAGGTCATGACTCCTTGTTCTCTACATATACATTATATCACAATAATTTTGTTTTGTCAAGTAAACAAGTTATACAAAATTATTCATCACCGGGAATGATAATCTGGAATAATTTCTTGTCCTTGTTGCAATATTCCTGCATGGCCTTACCAGAAAATGGGTGCGTACCGTCAGTCTGGATATTCCAATCGAAATCAGGGCTAAGCTTAAAGTTGGGGAAGATAATATATGCGAACACGAGTTTGGTTTGGTCGCAGACATCGCATCCAAGCACCTCAAGAACTAGCTTGCAAGCAGTTGGGAAGTTGTTAGCAGAGTTCATGACAGAAACTGCCTGAGCTGCCTCATACTCATAAATCACGAATAGCTGATCACCCTTCTTAAGACCAGTGGGAGGAGTAAGGGTGCTACCGGTCATCGCAAATGAAGAAGCAGAAGCGGAAGTGCTCTTAGTAAAGACTGTACCAAGAGTACCATCACCATTTAGAGCATAAATATTCTTAACATCCTCAGTAGGAACATGTTTGAGAGTGTAAGTGGCTGAAGTGCCATCAATATCAATGGTTTCAAATGCAGGAGTAATAATCTTGTCAGAATCAGAAGCAACCTGTTTGACAGTACCAACTTGGGTTGCCATTAAGTTCATATCAAAAATTGCATTCTCGGCGGAGAACTCTGCATTTTTTGCACGGTAAAATGTACTGATGGGAACGCCTAATGCATCGACTGCATCAGTGCTCTCAGAGCTGCAAGATAAACTTGGGTTAGTAATCTGGTTTAGTGCGAACATAACAGAGTCATCAGTCTGAGAAAGAGCAACACCTCTCACGACTCTATCAATTACGAAGTTATTCATATCAAAAGCCATAATAAATTACCTCCATTAAAATAATAAATTTAAATTTCAATATAATAAAAGAGCTAGTCTTTATCTAGCTCTCTCATCCAATTTAATTCTGATTTTTTAATTTTCTTAGTATCAATCATTCCTGAATACATCCCTCTTAACAGTGCATCAGAATTGTTGATAACATTCAATCTCGCAATATCATCAAAAAATTCATAAACTTGCATATTGCGAACGTAATCTTTTGTATATCCCATACGACATTTTACAGAAGAAACAAGTGGAGTAAGAAACGATTTGTAAGGTTTATTTTTATTAATCTCAATTTGCTTTCTGTCCTCATCAATAAGAATTCTCTTTGTATATTTATTTCCCGCATGTTCCACTTTCTTCTTCAGTCCATGGACTTTGCGCAAATAATTTACAATACGCTCATAAATAAGCATATCTATAACAAGCCCAGTTTCTCTATCCGCAAGAACAATCTGATCATTTTGATTGTTCTTATACGGTTTAAGTTTGGACAAGTCAATATCACCTAAAACAATTCTAGTTGTTTCAACATTAAGCGTAGGCGCAAGCATCATAAACAGATCAAAATCAGAAATTTCTTCCCAATCAATACCAAGATCCCAAAGTTGACTTTTCATATCACTAGGAATTGCAGTTATTGTATGAATAACGCTAAAATACTTGCGCTCTCCATATTGAGCAATTTCACCAATACTTGGTTGCAACACAGATATATTATCATTAATTACATATGGATCTCCAAAATAAAGACCTAACTCATCAATTTCTAATAAATCCATGTTCATCCACCTCGTCGCTTCTTCTTGGCTGTGGTTTTAAGTATCCACTATTAAGTCTCATATTTGGTTTAACAGCCTCAAACTTTAATGTACGACAATAATAGTCATTATCCATAATGCTTTCTCTATTATAGACAAGTTTAAGCTTTAGACCAAGTAAATTACTAAAGTTGAAATCATCTTTTACAAAATAGCTTAAGAGATCATGACGAGAAATCCCAATTCCCGTATCAACATCATCGCCATGGCAAAACACAACAAATTGAATATATTGCATTTTCATTACTTCATTATATTTCATATCCTCAATATCATCCACAGAAAAACAGATAAAGTTTTTGACTTTATCCTGTGTTCCGGGGATTCTAATAAAAGGGTATATATTACAATTGAAATAATCTTCTGGCTCTGCATTAACTCTTTCTAATTCAGTATTGTGCAGATATTTAATAATATCTAAATCTTTACAAAGCTTTTCCTTAATCTGACGCTTTGCATAAAGAATATCATCATCAATATTCTGCAAATCACGACCCATAGATGTCATCATAATCCTTCCACCTCCACAGTCAAAGTAGCAGAAGGAGTTTGTATTTCTGTTGGATCATCATCAACACTAATAATTATACTTCCGCCAATCATATTTAGAATCTGCAAACATTTCAATTTCAGATCCATTGGCTTCTCAATATTATAGTCATATTGAATACCAAATAATTGCTCATTATTTTCTTTATAAATAATCTTATTCTTATCAACAACAAACTCACCATTACTGTTATCGCAAACAAGTTGGTCATTTATATAAATAAATCCTACAACACATACAAGAGAGTCACTATTGTAATACTCAATGCGCCAATAAGGTCTATTAGTAACAAATTCTCCATTCTTGTATAGATTTGCAGTAAAAGTTTTATAACTTCCTCCAGCCTTCATGCTTGGAGCGACTCCAGTATAAGAAATTACACTAGTTTCTACACCCCAAGCTTCAGACGGTGAATGAATGTTATTGTCATTAGTTCTTTCTTTGTAATAGTCGTACTCAACTCCAGTATTTTTGTCTGAGAAATTATTACTCTGGAAATTAATCCAAGAAACATTATCTACGACATCAAATTCGAGCTCCTGTGTAAAAGTTAATTTAGTAAGCCCAAAAGTAGTAGTATTCTCTACCTTAGAAACTTCCCACGCAATCCTGCGAAGAGGATTATCACTAATAACAAAATGCTCATTATACGTTATCGTATTTGTATCTACATTGGTCGGCAAAACTGCCTTTAACTGGTTTTCTACAGATTGGACATAGTAATCCATCCAAACACCGGAGTTATAACTGCTCTGTGTTCTTTGCACAGCCCATGAAAAATATGTACCAACATCAACATGTTTTCCTTCATACAATGGCCAGTCTTTTTCTTCAACTTCCCATTTTAACAAAAGATTACATTTTAAAATATAAAATTGTGGAAATTGCGGCCTATCATCACGAGCGACAATTAACCACAAATTATATACGCCAAGGTCATCTGGCACAAAAACAAATGAACCAACTCTCACATTCGGATTTCTTCCATGTTCAAGTGGACGAAATTGTAAGTAATAATCTACCTGATCCCCTGAAACACTATAATATGCATGTACCAGATACTTTGCGTCTATAGGCTCAAAGCCCATAATTTTTTGTGGATTATATTTTTCTGATCCCTGAAATACAGCTTTTGCTTTTTTATAGCCGACAAGAGTCTGTTCTGGGAAAATAACATCCTTATCTTGAATATAACACTTGCGATAAGCAACATCATTTGTGAAAGTTGCATCCATAATCTTATCAGATTGGTGCTTAAATACTTCTCCCACATTACGACCTTGAAGTCTCATCCGATTATTAAATAAATCATACATCGGAATCAACCTCCTCTATTTCATTTACAAGAGAACATGCATCTAAAATATCTTTTCTATACTTAAGAAAATCAGTTTCATAACGTGCTGATTCTAAAATACTCATTAAAGTTATAATTTTAGGCTGTTCCATAAATAAACTATTTAGCCCACTAATGCGCTGTAAAAGAGTTTGAAAATATTTATCCAACAGTTCATATCCATCTTCTTTATATGGTAGCAGCTTATAAATTGCACCCTGAAGACGTATTTTTTCTTCATGGATTTGGTTTTGAGGCAATACCCCGTATTTAAAATTCATACGCAACACCACCCTTAACCAAAATAATCATTTGTCACATAACTATAGTCACGTGGTAGTTTTCTAGCTTCGGTAAACGTAGCGTCCCTGAGAGCTTTTAATGTTTCTAGCTGATTCGCTTGACTAAAAAACTTCTCTTCTTTACCACCGATAAACTGATTTGTAAGCAATACACTATTAATCCTTTGATCAAGCCATGCACAAACCATATACAATGATAAAACTTCAATCTCATAATTAGTTAAATCAGCATTAAATGTCTTACTTTCATCATCTCTATTAGATAAATCAGACTTACATCTAGTAAAATTCGCAATCGCGCTTGTTAACCAACCACACATCATCTCATCCAAATCTTCTTCTGGAAGAAGAGGAAGATCGTAATCTGTAATTCGGTTAAGAAAACGCTTAAAAATTGTTTCGTAGGAAGTCATTCCCTAACCTCCTTACTTATTACTGAATTAGCAACTTCAATTCTGTTCCCAAAATCTCATCGAGCGCATTAATCTTTGCAAGACTGTCTAAAGAGCCATTACGAATTTTATCACCCGCGATATTCTTTACAGAGTCTTTAAAGCCAACTGGGATTTCACGAAGTCTCTTCTTAAATTGATTAATTGGAAGATTAAATAAACTATCCACATCAACGGCTGCAACTTTGTCATACAACGTCTTAAATTCAGGCCATTGTTCAAGAAGCTCTTCATCTTCAATTACAAAATATGGTGCGTTTAAATATGCTGACCTTGTAGATCTCAACGCTTGAAGGTCTTGAAATTCAACTTCAGTTGTATCCCCATAATTAGCCCACGTATAAAGAAGCTGAGACTTCTTACCCGGTAGCAATAATTCTCCAAAAGTCACAGACTTACAAAGAATAGGATCATCCATAGCAAACTTGCGAGGCGCCTTATTTTGAGTTGCTTTAACTGCTTCATTTTCAACAGAAGCACTTACATCTTCTACAGAGGCGGATGCCTCTGGCTTTTTAGTTCTTGTACCTGCCATTAAAATTTCTCCTTTTATTCCTTAAAATAATTTTGTATTGTTAATTATTACTTAATAATCTTCCAGTAGCCAAACTTCTGATTGAGCATAACACCAATGCCCATCTTGGTTTGTACCTCATAATCATATGTCATATCCATATGAGTGCCTGCATCCTGCACCTGATACATACGAGTATCACCCTCGTAAACAAGCTTTAGCATTGGCTCAACACCAACAGGCATAATGAATAGAACATCATTAGCAACTAGATACTGAGTGGTATCATTAAGCTTGAAGCCCTGCTTTAGCTCAACTAGACGAATTCCTTCCCAATAGCCAAAACGACCAGTGGTATACATCTCGTTCTTCATGTCGCCAGAAGCCCAAGAGACATCATTAAGAGCAAACACACTAGCAAGAGCTGCACGAGTACCCATAATTACAACTTCGGAATCAGATGCCATGCCGACATCCATGCATAGAGTGCGTAGAGTCTCCTTGGTAGAAGCATCAATAGCAGAAGACTTGTACCACTGAGCACCTAGAGTAGTGCCAACACCAATTAGGGCCTCATAAAGGGCCTGATTGACATAACGATCAAAAGCCTCAGTAATCTTACTAACTAGAGTAGCAAAATCCTCAACGCCAGTAAGTAGACGCTCAAATTCTGCATAAACCTTCACGGCGTACCAGCTAGTCTCAACAGAGAAGACCTTGCCAGCACCTAGTCTCTGACGGATAATATCGTGATGGTTGCCTGAAACCTTCATAACAGAAAGAACACTGTTGTCAGGAACATAGAACTCGTTCTTGTCGCCAAGAGCAAGATTCTTGACATCAACATACTCTCTAAAGAAAGGATTCTCTTGCCAGCCGCTAACTAGAGCGTCATCAATAGTCTCCTCAATAATATCAAATAGAACTGCCTGATTCTTACGAATACCACGTCTAATCTCAGCCTTTGTAGAATGCTCATCGCAACCAATCACCTGACGGAAAACTTCTACAATCTTATCATTAGCTTCCTTAACAGAATAGCCATCAACAGTGCCACGAGCGGCATCAAGCATTAGCTTATTAAAAGCAACATAATCATTCACATCATCATTAAATGCATGCTGAACCTTTGCATCAAAATTCATAAACTTAGACATAATTAATTTCCTCCTTCCCTAAATTCCTATATTACATACCAAGACTCTCAACGTGGAGTCTGTAAGAAACACCATTGGTGTAATTAACCTTCTCAATAATCTTTAGAGCAATACCAGACTTAGGAGCTGCTGCAGCTTCCTTATAAAGACCATTCTCGATCTCTACATAATTACCAACAACTGGAGCGGTAGCTAGGGCAGTGATTGCATCATCAGACACCTCAAAGATGTCGTCAACATAAAGCTCATAAGCACGAGCAATCTCACCAGCAGCATTATAGAAATACTTTTCCTCCTGATAATACTTACGATCACTGTTGTAACCAATTGGAGTCGTAAGCACTAGATATGGCTTCTTACCAGCGGCATAATCAGCACTATCGAAAACCTGTGCCTCAACCCATGCGCCACGAGTAATAATAGAACCATTATCTAGATCCTTATGGCACTTAACAGATAGGATATGACCTACTTCAGTACCCTTGAGCAAACTTGAGCTGCAAACTACATGTGCATCTCCAACAATCTTGTCATAAACATTTGCCATAATTATTTTCATCCTTTCATAATTAAAAATTTGTTTTAACATAACAAAAAGCTATTTATACAATAGCTTTAAGTCTAAATAAGAGATTTATTATTTATTAATCATTAAATAGATTTCCATAAGCCTTTTTCTTTGTAGGCTTGTTGAAATTAATACCAACCTTGCTAATAGGTTTCTTTTCTCCATTATTCTCAAGAGAGAACTGACCTTTCTTAACAACATAATCAGCAAAAATAACTTTTGCCTTCTCTTCAATCTCATCAATAGAATATTTATCAGCGTTTGCCTTTAACTCAGCAAATGTCTCGTCATCACCAAGCACTGCATATTCTTCACGAGCAAAGATTTCATCTTTCTTTGCTTTAAGCTCAGAAGCGTCGAAACTATCCTTAAATTCTTTAAGTTTAGCATAATCTGCCTTTAGAGCTGCAATAGCATCTTTCTCTTCCTGAGTTAGCCATTCACTAAACACTTGAACCTTGTCTTCACCTAGTGCGACATTATCACCGTCAATAGAGTAGCCACGCTTATAGAATCTACCATCTTCGCCATCCTGATAAATAAAACTATCATTATAAGTCTCAATAATCCAATTCCACCATTCACTCTCAGCGCACATCAGGTTATAAATGCTATTACGGATATCTTCATGAGACAGCTCCCATGTGAGTGTCATATTACCATTCTCATCAACAGAATACTTTCTTTTGCTTTTAGAAGATTCATCGTCATCAATTTCGGTGTCATCATCTTCTCCGTCGTCACCCTTATCATCATCGCCGCCTTCAGAAGGATTTGGGCCTGTAGGATTTTCTTCAGGATTTCCGTCGCCACCATCAGGATCCGTTTCACCTTCACTGCCGCTAGCTTCATCACCAGTGTTATCATCGCCACTTCCATCAGAAGTGTCATCAGTACCATCTTCACCATCAAAATCTTTATTACCAAAATGTTCTGCAAATGCAGCAACAAGATCATCATCACTTAAACCTTCAACTTCAAAATCAATATCATCCATAGTAACTTTATACTCTTCCATCAGAGTTTCTAGCTTGTTCATTTCTTCGTTCACTCCTTTCTGATTAAAGTCTTTATTTTGAAACGTAGAAAGCGTATTATTAAGCTTTTCCAACGCATCAATCAATTTTTCTTGATAATTCTGTGAAAACATACTGTTCTTTTCTCCAAAATCCTCAATTGTAATCTTAGAGCCTTGCATACCTTCCTCAATAGGAGTTTTGCCATCTTGCTCATAGCCAAGAATTGTCACTCCACGGAAGCCAAACTTGTCAATAGAAAGATAATTCTCTTCCGCATTCCAACTCATTTCATCAACCGCAATTTCAACAGAGCACTTGCAAGTTTTATGTCTCTGAAGAATCTCTGCCGCCTTAGAATAATCTTCAAAAACATGACCTTCGACCATTAAATAAGTCTTGTCATTTTTCTCGTCGTATTCTAAATATGGCTCCTTTAATTGACTGATAACACCAACTGGCTGCTCAATATACTCTAAATTGCCATCTTCATCTATATCAATATCATGTGAATGAAATTCATATTCTCCATTGTCTGCTTTAAAAATTGACCCAAGAATTGGACGCCCTTTGAAAGAATCCATATATTGTTTCATTGTATCTTCAGAAATTGAAGAGCCATTACGATTAACACCTATATGACATGCCTTAAGCTTTACATCAAGTAAACCATCTTTGCTAGTATCATTAGATTCAAACGATTCAATAGACTGCACAATTAAAGGTTTATTATCATATTCTTTGGAGCTAAACTTAGAAAAATTGTTCTCTTTACAGAATTTATATAAATCATCAACTGTATAAAACGTTCTCGGCATATATTCTCCCTCCTTTCATTAAAAGATATCTATGTAATGCTCGGAAGGAGCCTACATGCTTAAAATATTACTAAAACAATACTTACTTTTATCAATCACGCTAAAATTAAAATGTTTTGGTGGTTGATTTAAAAAAGTGTAAGTATCTCCAATTTGAGATACAAGCTTAAATTCAGAGGCAATCAAAGATGTCGCTGTTGCTTTATCTTTAGTAACAATAAATTTTTGACTATTGTCTGACATATATATACCTCCTTTAATTGGCCTTATCTCGTTTATCTATACTGGCCTCACCATCGTCTGTCAAATCACCAAGATCCTTAGTCGGAGCTCCACCAGTATCAGAACTACCAGTTTGAGTATAAGTACTTTGTAGTGGTACCATCTTTTCATGAAGCTGCAAAATTTCATTTTCAAGATGCAACATTGAATTCATGTCTAACGGACTAACCCCCATTAAAGCAGCAAGTTGCGTCTTCATTGGAAGTCCTAATGTACAAGCTTCCTTTACATTTTTAATAACTTCATCTTTCAAATAAGGGCTCACTTGCATATACTTTAAACGCATACCATTGTCTGGCAAAACATAATCTAAAAACATATTAACTCTTGCCTCTATTTGCCACAATAGAGGTTTTTGTATGAACAATGCATCAAATCTCATTGCTGCAGTGACAGCGGTAGAACCAGTCAATTTTGAATTGTCCATAATTTGACTCACGCCCGCAGACTCCCACAAATTCTTATTTGCCTTTGAGATACTATTTGTCTCATCAGTTGCATCTTTATCAAAAGTAATTGGCTCAATTTTCATAGGAGACAACGCGAGACCAATTTCTTCTGGAAGTATTTGATTGATTTTATTATAAAAATCTACTGCCAAATCAAGACTTACTGCAAAATCATCTGGATTGGTAGTGTTGGATAGAGTATCAATCTCCGCAACAAGCAATTTATAAATAGAAAGTTTATCTTTAACACTTGTAATACCACGAAGGTCAATCAAATCAATAATGTCTTCAAATAGACTAGCAAATGGAGGAATAACCCTATCCAATTGATCATAATCCATTTTAAAAACAACTGTTCTTTCTGGATCAAGCTCTGCCCATCTTTGCTTGCTGTCCTTTTGATACGCATTATAACCAGTTGTAAATTCTTTGTCCCAATAATCAAGATATACTTTATTGGCAGAACTATCAAAATATGAAAAGTCAAATGCACAATTAAGAGTTCCATTATAATTAACAGAACTTATTTTACAATAATCTGCATTCAAAGGAACAATTATAAAAGAGTTCCTATCTTGTTCCTCTCCATCTTCATAATAAATATATCCATAGAAGCAATCTTCTCTAAGGCATGCAGTCAAAATGCCATGAATTTGTCCTTGCATATTCATTTTTTCAATCCACTTTAAAGTAGACTCATAATTCTGAAGAATCTTTTCATCGTCATTGTCCTCTGTCATAGAGACATTAGGAATCACATTATATGCAGTTAAATCAATATGCGTAGCAAAATATGCAATAATTCTTCTATATTGCGCACTCAAAACGTATAAAAATTGGCTTAACTGTCTTAGATTTTTCTGGTTTGTATCAGTAAGTGGGTTCTTTAAATATGTTCTAAGTGAATCCTTAGAATATACTGTATATGTTTTACTCGGAGGATTTTGTAAATCCAATAATTGCAATGCTGCCTTTGCAGCCTGTTTAAACTGCTCAATTTGCTGTTGTTTAGCGGTGAAATCCGCTATTTCTTTAATTGAATGTTCTGTTCCATGAGAAACTGTGTTCTTCTGTTCTGTTGGCAATTATTTCACCGCCTTTCTTAATTAAATAAGCTGCCGGGTTTTTGAGGTGCTCGAATCTTAAATTGATCAAGCATATTTGCGCTACTAGGACGCTTCTTATTACGAATACGTTCTGCTCGCTTTTCAGACAAGAACCATCCCAATAGTGCAGCACAATAGCTTCTATCATCGTGCAATTTATTTTCTTTTTCTGGAGTTAGCTCAAAAGAGTCTTTTCCAGATTCTCTTTTTTTTCTAACCATATTGACCATTTCTTCTTTTAATGCGTCAATATTCTTCAATGCAATTTCCTGATATGGATCTAATTGAACAACTTTAGTTTTCATACAAGAAGACTTTTTCATTTCTTCGTCCAACTTAATTGCAAATTCCATTTCATCTATGTCTTGCTTCTTTAATTCATTTGTAATTCTTTTCTTTTCAGAATTATATAACTTTTCATCAACCTCAAATAATGTTAAATATCCTTTATTGTCATAATCTGCAGTAAAACTAAGACAATCTAGATTCATCATTTCAATTAATGCTTCGTAAATAATGGATTTATATTGTGTAGGAGAGATTAATCTAATTTTATCTATTGCGTTAGGATACTTACGAACATAATCTGCACTATATTCTTTATCAATTAATCCTCTATGCATATTCCCCTTTGAATCTTTCCAATCTTCCATAAGATAGTCCGCGATATTAACACCACCGCCACCAGAACCCGCATCAATTAAAATAGCCTCAATATTTTCATAATCTGGCGCATCACCATTATAATCTAATATAAGCTCTTTTAAATATTTCACTTGATCTGGAGTTTGCATTGGAGTCTTCCGCTTTTTGGCAACATCCAAAAGATTTACACAGTTTACAAATCTTCCTTTGTATTCACCTTTTTCGTCCATATACAATTCCATAACAAGAATAATACTATTATCACGACTTCGTGCAGGGTCGTAAGCAAATACAAATTTTTTCTTGTTTGTATCATTATGTAAGAGTGGTACGCGAGTTTCACTATTTCTAGCAATAACACCACGTTTAATAATTGCATTTAATCCTGCATCTGTGGTAAATTCACAATAATATTCACGTCTTGCCTTTTCAGAGTTTGTTGCCATTTCTGTCTCTACAGTGCTTTGCATTAACAAAGGAGCAATAACTTTACCATGCATGGTTGGATGAAAAGCTACTTCACAATCAATATGTGCCACAAAATAATCTGGATCACCTATTAATTGACGTTTGGCAAACTCTCTATACAAACGATAAAATTCTGTATCAGTACTTGAAGCAGAACTAATATAAAATTTTTGGTTTGGAATATTAGATGGAAAGGTACGAAGCCTTATTGGATCAATCAAATTGCCATCTCTGTCCTTGCCAGTTTTAAAACTTTTATTAACAATTGCAAATGCACCATATACTTTCATCATTTCTGCCGATAAAAAACCTGACTCATCAAAAATTACAGTTCCTCGCATACCTCTTTTTCTATCAACATTACTATTTAATGTCTGAGTACTAGACCCATTATATAGAGAATAAGAAAAACCATTACTTGAATGGCTAAATCCGTCTCCTGCCGCATTTTTTATTTCGACCTCATTCTTGAATATATAGCCAGTTGATCCAACCATTTCATCAATATTGTCATTTGCTAAACGCTCCAAAGTAGTGAATGTCTGTTCAGCCTGCCCACCAGAACCAGAAGCAATATAACTCCAAAAGTTATTAAACAGCATTCCTTTTGACATTAAAATCAAATCAATAACTGTAGATTTTCCCAATCCACGAGTTGCCACTACAAGAACGTTTGGGCAATTCCAAGATCTTTGCACTATCCATGCCTGTGCATCAATAAGTTCAATACCCAAAAAATCACTAATAAATCTAACAGGATTGCATTGATAATATCTTTGCAATTCTGCTATTTTTACTAATGATTCTAATTTTCTTGTAGACATTGCATAAACACCCGGCTTAACATATACTGTATCATAATCAGTAAACATATTTTCCAGATATTCATCATGCATATCTTCTACAATCTTTATTTTATATTTATGATTCACTTGGCTCATCTTCTTCACCTTCCTCTTCATCATCTTCAACAACATCTCCAAATGAAGAGAATAGGTCTTCTAAATCTGTTAGATCCTCTTCATCTAACAAGTCATTATCAGACAAAGTATCTCTCAAATCTAAATTTTCTCTTAATAAAATTCTAGTTATTTCTTGATAACTATTTTTCTCTGTCGTTAACTTTGTAACAAGTTTTCTTTGTTCTGCAATCATGTCAGAATATTCAGATTCATCAAGCGCGAGTTGCTTTAGAATAGATGCATTGCTCAAGTCCATAACTTGCTGCATCCCCTTGCAAGTAGCAATATCAAATCCGTTGACTTCTCCTTCACGAAGATTCAATTCTTTAATCTTTTTAATCTTGCCAGTCCAAGTATTCTCACCCTTGCTCTGATTCTTATTATGTTTTAAGCTTAAGCAACTTTGCTCCGCCAATTGAGATATTGTAGAGCTGATTTTTTGCTTAGAATCAAGCAATGATTTAATTTCACCAGCTCTATTATTAGCACCAATATTCTTCATTGACTTTGCAAGCATATCATCTATTTTAGATTGTTGTAAGAAACCACGCACAATGGTAATAGCAGAGCTATTTCTCATCATGTCCTCATTATCTCCACCCATGTCAAGATATCCAACAAGTTGGGAATAGAGTAGTGGTTTATCATTCTCTGCCTCACTAGCAAATGGATCATAGCCCAACAACCTAATAACACTTGCTTTGTTCTTTTGATATGTCTCATAAACTTCTTGGTCTTCTGATTTTTTGCTATTTTGTAATTGTTGTTCTACAGGAATAACTGCCGCTTCAGCTTTTGCCATATATGTACTTGCTATATCACCATCATGCCATCTTAAAGTCCTATATTGTGGCAATGAACAAATATTTTTAATATATGCTTCCCATGTATCTGAATGAAGACTTTTATTACTAGGGTCATTACTCTCTACATAACTTGAATTAAATAAACCCTCAAAATATGGCTTATCCAATCTTTCAAGCGCCTCAATAATTGATTGCTTGGTGCAATCTCCATATCGACCAGTTTTTACATCATAATTCCTTGCAATTTTTTTTGCACATTCCTTACACATGCTTGTAACACCAGTTTTTACTAACGGATCTGTACTAACATAGTATTCAGACCTTTTCTTCATCGTATTACAATAAGGACAAAGGTAGCTAGGTTCTTCAACAATTGGCTTACCAGCTTTTTTTGCCGCAGTCGGTTTTCTTCCAGATTTCTTTGCAGTAGTTGCCATCCCATTCTCACTTCCTTTGTATCTTATTGAGCAGAATTAATTATTCTACTGCTGTATTTTTAGCTGCCTTAATTTGTCCATCAATCTCTGCCATAGCAGCATCAAATTTTTCATCTTTAACAAATACGAATACAGTCTTGTCCTTTGGATTTTCCTTTGACGGTTTTAAGTCACAAATAGTACATCCCATTTTAAGAAGATGTCTGGCGACACCGGGTGAAAAAATTAATTTAGTAGTCTTTTGTTCCATGTTTAGATTTCTCCTTTATAATTTTGTATTGTTTAAAGTTTGATATTATAAGTACAAATTTTACCGTCTTCTTTGTCAAAAATACACAAAGTTTGAGCAGGATTTGCATATAATCTTTTATTATTCGCATAATCGTCAGTTCCGCATAAAGAACTCACCATTACGTTATCAATTCCATAAGAGTCAATTGTTTCCGAATGATGTTTGTCACCAGAAAATACATACTCGACATCAAGTCCATATTTTTTCCCAAACAATGTGTGCATATCCACACCAAGCTTCCCAAAGCGTTCTAGATCTCCATGAACCGCAACAACATCGTGGTCAAGCACATTAAATGAGATAAACTCATTAATATTGTTGTCTAAAACATAAACTTTCTCATTTTGTGAAAGCCTTTGATTGATCCACCAAGGGATGATTTTCTCCATATTATCAGAATGGATGCTATCATTCTTGTTTTGAACAGATCTTGCATGGTTCCCATATGTAGAATAAACATACACACAATTTACATATTGTGATAATGAGCTAATAAGCTCTGCAAGAAGTTCAGAAACCTCCATTAATTGGTCACATGTATCCTCTTCTGACGCAACACGTGCACCAGTATGTATACACCCATGGATAAAATCTCCTAAAAGTACAATATGAAGCTTATTAATATTATTTGCCCTCAAATACTTAATTGCCTTATTAAATAAAACATTAACACGCTCTACACATGTTTCTACATCATATTTGTTCCAAATATTATTAGTAACCATACCATAATGCCAATCTGTTAAAACTAAAACCGCTTCATTCTTTGCTTCAACAAATGACTCGTTGTTAGAATTTAATAATTTACTTGAACTTAAATTGTCTGCTGCTTCAATTAATTTCTCAGTCAGATGTTCAGCTCTGGCATCACTCGTTAGCAGCTTATTATATTCTCTTCTTTGATCTTGAAATTGTTTTTTTGCTTTATAAAGTTCATCAGTTTGTCTCTGAATCTCCTTAAGATATTCGTCATCAGAGAAGATCTGTTTTTCACATGCTTTCAACCCATGTTGAAACATCTGATATTTCTTACGATAAGCACTTTCACCAAAATTTTGGTCTAATGCGGTATTAATAATATCGGCAATTTGCTGCCATGTCATCCCAGAAGACTGCTTCATCGAACAAATTCTATAGATATATTGTTCTTCGCTTTCTTTTTCAGGATTAAAATTATTTATTTCCATCTGCTTCGTCCTTTCTCTTATATAAAAAAGACGAGGATTATTCCTCGCCTTCTCCATTGCATAATTCTCTAATTTTTAGTTGATATGCCTGTGTAAACTTGGCACGTGGATAAATGTGGTCTTCACTAAACGTCTTTTCACCAGTTCGTGGCTTAATAGTTTCCTTACCCTCATAAAACTTCGCCTCAATATTAAGCCCTTCAAATAGTTTAATAACTGGCAAATCTTCAGGCGTCGCATGCGATAAAATATCAGTAATTACAGCAAAAGTACCTCTATAAATATCCTTTACGGCCCCTTGGTAATATCCAGACTCCTTTGCAACCATTTTAACTAGATCATTCTGTTTATAAATCATTGTAATCTTCCTTTCTCGTATTTTTTATCTGATGTCAATAGTTCTTGTAACGGTTAAAGTAATTAATTCACCATCAAGTTCTTTTAATAATTCTGATAGAGAAGCCGCCTTTCCGTCACTAAGAAATTCTATCTGTGTATCATTTTTATTAATGTCTAAATAACCACACAATTTAATCTCCGTAGTCTTTAAAGCATCATTCATGAAAGTTCCTCGCCATATGCAATGCTAAGTTTAACATCTTTATCTGCAAAATCTACAAATAGCTCTGATAGTGATACGACATCTCCAGTATCATCATTTTCAACAAAAACTTCGTCATTATTAATACGAAGGATCCCACTTGCCTGAATTGTGTACTTGCTCTGAATCTTAGCTGCCATAATAATTTTTCTCCTTTATTGCTTTTATTTTTATCCTTGAAGCTCATCAGCCCAAGAACTGACAATACCTCTATGATTAGTATTTAGCTCACAAATTTGTGCATAGTCTTTGTCCTTAAAATGCTCAATATATTTTACAAATCCGCTATTTTCTGGATGATGGTACAAATCACATTGTCCACTATGCCCAATTACGATTGTCTTAGATGTATCAGAAATTCTGGTTAATACTTTTTTCAACTCATCAACATACATATTTTGAGTTTCTTCAATAATAACCACTTTATTTTCTAGGTTGCATCCTCTTAAATAGACGTGAGAGATACAATCAATATATCCAGTGCCATTCTTTTGGTTTTCTACACCCTCCTGAATGACTGCAGTATATGGGTTAATCCCCAACTTTATCAAAGCATCATATAGTGGAGCAGTATAAATAGAAATTTTTTCATCAGCACTGCCGGGAAGAAATCCAAGTTTTTCTTCCTGTACAGGACTAACTATATAAACGATTCCATCATAAACATTATGCTGAACCAAAAGATTTGCTGTAGCAACTGCCATTAAAGTCTTACCAGTACCTGCTTTTGCATTCGCAAAAATAATTAACTTTTCTGGATTTAAAATTGCATTTACAAATTCTTTCTGTTCATCATCTAATAAAATACCATAAAATGGATGACCATCAATGTTCTTTGGAACGTCCCCATATTCATTTACAACATTCTTTCTCTTAGTTGCCATATAGACCTCCAAATTTAAAACAGAACATCTAAATCTGTAATAATCTCATCAATAATTCCGTTTGCTAATGCTTCTTCTTCATCAAGATACCAGTCAGACGGAGCCTTTCTCTTATATACCTTCGGATCAATCTTTGTATGACCAAGGAAGTATTCAGTGACTCTCTTAGTAAGCTTATCACCAAACTTCTTCATTGATTCTGCTTGTTCTTGTGTTCCGCCATAATAACAAGATCCAGAATGAACCAGAACAGAAGTGCCCGGAAGTGCATAACGCTTATGGCCAGCAGACAGGATGTCTGCAGCAGCAGAGTAGGCACAGCATAGATTGATTGTCCAAATAGGAGTTTTGCTGATTTCCATAAGCTTAATAAAGCTCCATGTAGCAGACACATCGCCGCCCGGTGAATCTATCACAATCTTGATTGGTAGACGCTGCTCAATTGGCACGTCTTTATCTTCTCTGTTCCAACGAATAATCTCCTTAGACAATTCAAAAAGATTTTCATCAATCTGCTCGTCAATATAGAGCACACGATGCTCAATGTCTCTATAATAATTTCTTAACTCCGGTGAAGGTAGGTGCAAATTTGCTACTGCTTCAGGAATTGCTACTAATAGTTCTTGTTCCATGGTATTCCTCCGTTTCGTTTCGTAGAATGTTTTGTGATAGTTATAGACATTTATTGTACTATCATAGTAGGTGCAATTTTGAAAATTCGCTCATATAAATGTCTATAACTTCTATAATTTTGTATTGTGAATGAAGAGGTTAACCGTAACATTACAATTTACTTCTATAACGTCTCATTCTTTCCCTAGATGCTATTTTGTTCAATTCTTTGTCAATTTTACTCTGGCATTCTTTACACCTGCATGTTTTTGCATCGAACTTACCAGTTTCAACTATTTCACCGCAATCAATACACTTAATGAATCTGTCCCTAGGAGTATTATTCTTTTTCATACAACTCTTACAGTATTGTGCATTGCCTTTTGGTTTAAACAATCTACCACATCCACAACATTCTTTATATCCACCATATTTCCAATTCATATATGTGAACGCAAGCTCTTTATAGTTATTTTCTGAGAGTAGGAGAGTAGGCTCGTCATCATCGCATATATATAAAAGTTTAAATCCAGAAGAATCAGGATTAATATTTCTCTGCACTAATTGATTGTCATACAAGAATCCCAAAAACATATCTCTATCTTTAACCGGCATCGTCACTCTTGCTAATTTATACAACTCTGGAATACTTATGTTCGAATAATTTACATTTCTATTCTTACATGCATTTTCATATTTTGCATCAGCCAAAAGAACAAATGCTAACTTTTCTTGTCTGTCATCATTCAATGCCTTAATTATAGCAAGTTCCTTCTTAGTGATAATAACCTGTGAAATATCACGCCACACCCGCTTTGTAGCATCTTTAATACATCCTTGAATTGCCGTATAATATCCAACCTCACTATAAGAACTACAATTTGTTCTCATGTATGCATTAATAATATTATAGCTCTGATTCTTGTCAAGCTTATGAACATAATGATTATATCTAGCAATCATCTTAATGGTATTAGTTGGATTATTTTCATCAACAAAATTCGCATTTATCATATTTTCTATATCTTGTTTTTCATTGAAAATATAATCTTTCATTCTTGTTCACCCCCAATTCTAATTTTTTTCATTGTAAATTGATGCCCACAACACCAAAACTCACCCTCTGAGTCTACTTTTTGAGGATAATACATATTATCATTATTATTTTTTAACAAATTCTCAATAATAACATCACCACAAACAAACCACACAATATCTTTATCATTTCTGCCTTTATAGCATAAATCAATTAAAATATCACATAATTCATATTGATTTGGACATAAGTTATAGCATTTTTCCGCAAATTGTTCTCTTAATTGATCAACATCCCCATATTCCTCATCATTCTCATTGTCTTCACCAATATAATATTCAGTTTTCTTCTTTTTTGTAAAGTTGGATATACATTGCTTATATTGTTTATATGCGTCACTAATTGCTCTAAATAATGTAGGAGAGTAGTTGTATCCAGATTTTATCATAGAGCTATCAAATTTTTCTCTTGAATTTAATTGCAATTCTGCCATATCCTCTTCAACAGCCCAACAAATACGATTCATGATACAAGGCGACATATCAAGTGGCATTCTACGCTCTGCCCATTGTACAAATTGCTGTTCTTCATCAGTTTTACATTCTTTGTGTTTCAGTTCTTCATAACTCATCTTGAACATAGAACTAGATTTCAATTCAACATTTGCCATGTATTTGTCATATTCAGTTTTTAATGACAAATAATTAAATGAAAAGAAGTATGGTTTCTTATGTGCGCATATCCTTTGATATAGTCTTTTACGTTCCTTTTCTTCGTCAGAATCATTTACTTCATCAATTTTATTTGCATGAGAATCATACCATGATTTTGGCATTGGATTTGACAAGATACCTTTTGCCTTGTCAATTTCTGCCTGTTGTTGCGCTTGGCCACATTGAGTTCTATACTTTAATATCTTATATTCCTCATCATCTTCACTATAATTTGACATTAAACTAGTCATACAAGTAATTCTATTCGTAATTTGTCCGATTTTACTACCGAATCCAAGCTTATTAGCAATTATTACATCTTCTTCTGTGACTACCTTCTTCGCTGCCTTATATTGAATACAATTCAATGCAGGTAAATTCTTATGAGTCCTAATAAGAACAGGATTGTTAGTTGTAAATAACAAATCTCCATCAAAATCAAAACCATTTAATGCCATTGGCATTGTATCCCATGCATTAACAACGATACAAGTGTCAATATACCTAAACCAATATGATGCATCATCTGAATATGAAATATTTTGAGTTAAAACCGAATGCGCGTTACTCATCGGTGCTCGATAGCACACAACTTGTTTCACATTTTGATCTGCCCAATATTTACTATAAATTTCTCCAGCTTTTAAAACACCTTTTGGTTCACGATTGAACATACTTTCACAAAGTGCAACTAAGTCACCAGAAATAATCTGAAAATTCCCATGAACATCTAAAACACCGATTTTTGCCTCTCTAATCCTTTTCTGGATCATGTTCTTAATTTTTGAATATATATAAGGATCATCAATCATATTTCTATTAATCATGAGCGCTTGCGCCGCAAAATCCATAGAGCGAATATTATTTTCATCCAATCCAGATCCACACAAATAAACAATACTCTTTCTATAATCTAGCTGCATAATATCCTTAATTTCATTTACAGTATCAGAAATAAGTTCATGCACATCTTCATCTGTCGCTTCATGTATCTGAAGAAATTGATAATTAGTTTGTCTTACATCATCAACTTCATGTGGTGCTGTTTTAGCGATGCGAATAGTATAATGATTTTCGACACATTTATCATGGTAATCATCCCAACTATCATAGCAATTCCACAATTTTAATTGGCTCTCAGTTATGATTAGTTCAGATTCTCTAATATCTCTATCTGCACCCCATACATCTTTTACAATATATCCACACGAATGTTTCTCTGCCCATTCTATATAGTCAAACGTAAAAGTCATGCCTTTTGTCCATGCACATCTAAGATTGCATCCACTTATAGTTTCCTCTGAATCTCCACCAAGCTCTTCATTCCAACGTCTTGAAAGTGATGGTAACATCATTGAGCATCCATCTGATGCATCATTTTCTACATCCTGCATAGGTGCAAATTCAACAAGCGGCTCCTTTGTTGTGTCACTATCATCAATATTAATTAAACCTGCTTTAAAGTTTGTAAAACAATCATGGACGACAATAATTCCTTTTGGCCAACTAACTGGGATTGAAGCACTAGAACAAAGAGCCTCATAAGCACCTAATTTTGCAGGAACAAGAGGAATATTAATATTTCTTCCATTTTCAATACGTTTTTTTAATTCATTACGCAATCTAACACTTGTATAAACTACAGTTGATGTTTTAACCCCATTTGTTGTAGTTAAAAGCCTTCTATATTCAATCCCATTAACTTTAAATCCCTGATTGGCCCTATCATAATGACTAGGCTTATCAATAATCAAGCACAAATAGTCTTCTTTAAACTGCAATTTGTAAAGTTGTTGATATAAATCCTTAATCTTAGTTTTATTTTCTGGAATATTCTTTTCTTTCTTAGTTGATTTAATAGTCGCCTTAATCTTTTTAGCAGATTCATCATAATCTTGTGTCCCATTCAATTCATTAATCCATGTAAGAATTTGAGAATCTGCTAAAGAAATTACCACTCCGGGAGTTTTTCTTGCTTCATCAATTGAAAGATTCAAATCCCAATTATATTTTTCTAAAAAAGATGAGTTTAACTTAAAGCAGAATTGCTGCGTCTTTTGTTGTTTAGCAATAAGCCCTCACCGCCTTTACTATAATTTTGTATTGTCCTATCGAACAAACACATTATATCACAAAACTTACAAATGTCAAGTGCATTTAATCAACAAATGTGTAAACAACCCTCACATCTTCATAATTGCCGCCCTGTGGAACAAGTTTCACCAGCAGTGGGAGAGAGGTATCACAAAAAAAGTTACAATATTCCCTACAAGTCTTTGGATCATATTCAACAACAACATAATATTTAATACCTTCGTCCCTTGGAATGCTCTCATCCAGAATACCATTCATAACAAAAGAAGTAATTATCTTTTTGTCTTCTCCTGAAATGCTCCTATCCCAACGAGTGGGGGCGACACCATCTCTCTTCCAATGCACATAAGCCTTCTCAGGAATACGACCCACATGAGAAATTGTTGCATCCCAATTATAATTAAGTATTTCATCAAGAGTTACATATGAAGCAAAGCCTCCAAAACGAAAATAATGATTACTCGAAATTGCATCAGATGCATCGTCTGGCAAGCCTCGCAATTCACTAATTGGATTAATTACTGTATAGCCATTTAGTTTATTTGTAACCCAACCAAATAACTCATATAAGAAAATATTTCTTTCATCACAAACCCGATCAGTTAATTTATCATTCATCTCAACAAATGCGCTTGGAAAAATATTACCAACCTTTTTCCACACACCATTCTCTCTTACCTCAGCATACATTATCATTTGCATATATTTATCACATCCCATACATTTCTTTATATTTATACATTTCTTTTATAAGATCATGAAGACTTGGCATATCTTCTGGTTTAAGATATACAGATTCTGTTAAAGGCACATACGATTGCATCACACAAGCATATTGGCACTTATTTGAATCAATGCGCATTTTAAAACACCTGTCTTCAGGGATATGCATATCTTTACCACACCCCGGACAATACGCAAAATCTACAACTGATAATGTACCACATTGTGGACACTCTAATAGTTGTGCATTGCCGCACAGAATATTAAACTGCTTTCTTTCAACTGTTTTCCATTCGCTCATTGTAACGCCTCCAAATCCATTTTTGAACCGCAATTTGGACAATAGTTATGTGGGTCGTGTTGCCACACATCAAACCCGCACTTGCATATAGAACAAATTAGTGTATCTGGCCTGTCTGAATTAGTTTCCCACATTCCATGCACCACCTGTGCAACGTCAGAGGCGGGAATACTGTAAAAGTCCTCCACCAAGCTCTTCAAACGCTTTTTGGCATTCTTCCGATTGCTCACGGATATAAGCAATCGCCGCCTTGCGGCTTATGTATTCAGCCATTTTCATCTTTCCCCCAATTCAACGGCTTTCCGCACATCGGGCATTTTTCAACCCGCTGTTCCTCCACCATCAGCCCCAACTGCCGCTTGCAATGTGGGCAGTACGGTATATGCCACCAGCCGAAGCTGCTGCTAAGTTTCCATTTCTTGTCGAGGTAAATAGGCTTTTTCGATTCAGCCATCGCTTTCCCATCCTTCCGGCAGTACCACCAGCCGACCGTCATTGTCGGCCTTAATCCATTCTTTCATCTTTTCAAGTCCATTCTCGTGTATCCATATTGCAAATTCTGCGGTTTCTTGCGCAAGTTTGGGTGTCAGCCCCGTATCTAAATATGCCCGCAACATCGGACAGTGTGCAGCAGGTACCGCCGTACAAAACCCACCGACCGCAGTGCAATTCCCGTTATCCTTATGACGAAAATCACAGCGAATACAATTTACCGTTTCCATATCACTCTACCTCCTGCAATGCCTGTACCGCCATTGCTACTGCTTCAGCTATGTCATTATTCGAGTACTCTCCATATTTGGAACATAAAACGGAGTAATCAGCGTACAACTGCACCAGCAACGTAGCAGCATCTTGTTTAACCATATCACTCTACCTCCTTCATCTTTGCACCACAATTGGGACAGTAGTCAAAAGCTGCCACAATTAGTGGTGTCCCGGTGTCCTCATCGAACCATTCCCACCGCCTATGCACAGCCGGTGTAACATCGACGGTTCCGATGCAATTGTAGTCACTACCACAAACGGAACAACGAAAACAATAGGGATTACCATTTGACTCTTGCTCTGAAATCCAATGCCCATGTCGCACTGGTACCGCATCCACAGTCGGTGCCGCCTCTATTTCAGCCAGACAGTCCTCTTTTGCACATCTCGCATCTTCGTATATGGCAGGAACATTATCCCATATAGCTTCGGACAACTGATCTGCGTTAATCAAGCGCATTACTATCACCATCCATTTTCGCGCCACACATAGGGCAATATTGAAAGTTCTTTTCTGCCGCATCTGTTGCCCAATCACAATTTGAACAGCATATCACGTGTGGAATTTGGTATTCTATCCATCGCCCATATACCAGAGGTACAGCATCTACAGTTGGTTGGTTATTAATCAACTCAATAATATCTTGTCTATCCTTAAATGCATTACATCCAATAGCGTCGATTAGATTTGCATTTTTCGCATCAATCAACCGCATCGTTTTTGCCTCCATCCATTCTTGCGCCGCACCACGGGCAGTAGTCAAAGCTCGTCTCGACTCCAGATGCCAAATTACCGCAGCTACTGCAATGCCACCAGTCCACGCCGCCAGCATACCTCTGGCCATCATGTACAAAGTACCCATGCACCACTGGTACGACATCTGCATATGGGATGCCACGCAAAGCAGCTTCTAGTTTGTCTGCGGACAAATTGATATCTGGTGTATCATAGTAAACATCATTGACGGCATCAATAGCTATTTCCAGTTCGACATATTTAGTCATTGTTAACCCTCCTGCTTCATACTTCTATTACCTGTCCAATTGCGATCATCCAACGACATATAATAATATTCGTTATCTTCATCTATTACTTGAAATCCATACTTATCATAAACATGTTTTGCTATAGTGTTGCTTTTCTTTACAGCTAAATTTCTAGCACCACATCGTTTTGTAGCATAATCTAAAAGTTGATAAGATAATCCAAGTCCTCTATACTTTTCATTAATTTCGAGATCGCTAATATTTTTGCCATCCCACCAATCCCAAATTTTAAATTCAGCAACATAATTCCCATTTTTTGTATACCATTTATATCGGATTGATGGAGTTTTTCCCAACATTACTTGTTTTGTCGTTATACTAAGATTTCTAAGTTCTTTGATAATCTCTATCTCTCTTCTATGCAACATCCGTTCTTCAGCTCCCAGTCGCATTCCTCCACGAAATATTATTTCACGCGCCGCCAGATCGTTGACACCAGCTCCCATTCCCCCGGCATATCATCCGCCATGTTTGGGTCAAACGGAAACCCCAGCATGATTCCAACCGGAAACAGTCTCTCGTGTGTATCTTTGCCCATTTCTGCGGCATCGGAATAGTTCATTTTGCCCACCTCCATCAATCATTTTTATTTCTCCTTTCATCCGCCTCTTTCAGCGCCTGAAATACCATCACGTAGATATCCTGCAATGTTTCGCTGCTGATCGGTATCAGCGGCGCGATGAAGTGCCAGCAGTCCATGTAGGTCAGATCAGTCATTGTTAATCCTCCTTTGCAAATGGGTCATACTCACTAGGTTTTGCCTGATTCGCCCATTCAACCCAACGAACAACTTTTTCTCTTAGCTCATCATCAAGTAAAAATGGCTCATGGACTAGAATAATTTTGCTATTCTTTTTCATAATATTAGCATTGTCAACGATCTCTTCATAATCAACAGGGGACAACAGCATCTTCGAATAAACTCTATCGCCTCGACTTGAAATTTTTCTAGTGAAAGACGCTTCTCTAAATTTGAATCTTTCAGTCAAATGGGGATTAAGCTCCAAATCATATTCTTGAATATAACCAATCTTCATCATTAATTCCACTCCTTAACAATTTTTTTCTTTATTAGATCTTTACACACTTCATCAAACGTTTTATCATATGTCGCCATTGCTTCGCAATCATTTCCACAAACAAGATCGCATACTGTATCAGTGACATGTGCATGTAACCATACTGCAATATCTTCATCACTCATGCTGCGAATTCTATCACCAATGGTAAAAGGGGCTTCAATTTCACCAGTTCCATTACACTGTTCACAACGTTCACTCCAAACAGAGTAGTCACTAAACTTTGTAACAAAACCAAACCCACCACACGTTGGACAATTAATTTTCTTCTTCATAATGCACCTCACCCGAATTGATATTCCACATGTCCGCACTTGTTGCATTGATATTTATATTGAGGAGGGTTACTTGCAAGAACCATAGTTTTATTCTTGCACATTCCACCGCCACATTTTGGACAAATATACTTTGGTTCTGACCATTCATATTGATAGTCATATGGAACGCCAATAGATTTACGGTATTCATCTGCAGTCGGTAGATCAGTTGTTAGATCAGTTGCAAATACATCATTAATTTTTGCACCGTTACTGTTCGTTCTACAACCTGTAGTGGCGGTTATGTAAGTTTTATTGGTTACATGATCTGTTGTTTCACGAAGTGGCTGTACAATTGGGAATGTACCATTAATCATAAAATCATTATTTGGGCAATTCTCACAAGGATTAATAATGGATCCATATGGCCCATTGTATTGACAATATTCACATGACTTATTCATCTTCTCCATCCTCCTCTGTAATCAGATGTTTATTAAGTGCATCAAAATTCTCGCAATATTCTTTATAGACCTTATCAAGCACATCTTTATCAAATTCAAATTCATTGCAAAGCAACGTAATAAAGAACATTCTGTCTCTGGTTTCATTATAATTTAACTCTTTAATTCTTACTTTAACTAAATCCGCCATCTGTAGTATCATCTTCTTACAAATCTCATAAGATTTATTGTCGTGCTCTGCCATTTCCTCTGTGAACGCTTTTGTATATGGCTTCAACATCACATTGCTCAGATACTCAATATCTTCTGCTGTCCAATTTAACATATTTATTCAATCTCCTTTGTTTTAATCATGGGCGGTAGACCACTCATATACGGCATTATTCATATAATCAAGTTTAGAAAAATCATTCATTACAAGTGCATCATCCATCATGCATAGAACATCTTCGTCATGCAATGGACAGTCAATACAATCGTGATAAGAATGACACATTCTCGCAAAATCTTCCATCGTTGCCTTGCTGCTCATCGTATTATCTCCTCCAAATCAAAAAATGTATGATTTTTATCATATATATTTATGTTTTTTAATGTTGTAATGATTAAGTATAGTAACTATACATATTAAATCTCATCTTCAAAATTATCGTCTAAATCTACGTTTTTTGCGCCAAAAAGCTTTGCCTTATGCTCTTCGCTCATTTCACGCTTCTTTGGAGTCTTAATGGTAATGCCGCGCTCCGATGCGACAAGTGTCATGCAGCAAACAGTACCATCCTCATATACTCCCTGTAAAATTGGTTCCCATCCAACTTTTAGTGCCTTATTAAAATGCTTTGGAATGCTCGTTTCCATTGTCCATGTTTTATAAAATGGATCATACCAGAGATGTGACTCTCTCTCCTCTGGTGTAATTCGCGTAGTTCTAACAAATGTCTTCATTTTAATTCCTCCTTAAGTTTAGATCCATAGGCTATGAAAATATTTTATAAAATATGTAAAAAATGATTCAAGACACTGTTGACGATATTGATCAATTTCCTGCTGCCGCTTCCACCACATTTCATCATCAAGTTTTGCTTCATGTCCATTTTTAATATCGCGGACATAATTTTCAGCGACTTCGTTTTTCTTTGAGCATGTATCTTCATTCATTTCTTGACATAGAAAAATCATTTTATCAAGAATCTGATCCCATTTTGCTCTATTTTCTTCATAGCTTGCGTCAATATCCAAAACCGGTGTGCTAACTTTACAATCACGCTGATATTGTAGCATTTGTGGAATTACTTCCATAAACCATGTGTCCATACTAAGAACATCATAGTCCGCCCAGCCTCTAAATGCACGTTGGAACCGATACTTAATTGCAAGCGGCAAGTCTTTAAATTGATGTAGAGTGTGTGGAAACTTATAGTCCTTAAATGATTTAGTTAATTCAAACATAGTTCAAAATACCCCCTATAGTTTATAGAAACATAATTTCATATCCAAATATTTTTTTCTTCTTCCAAAATTTCCACCATGGCTTTGGCTCATAATATACACAAGATATGATTGCATTAAAATCTTTATATTTATCTCCTAGTTTATATGTATCTCCATCATAGCCCATCCATACTACATCTCCTGAACTGATCAAAGCGACTTTTGCATTTCCAATAATTTTCTCTGTCTTAATTGGTTTATTCAAGTCAATAGTTAAATCAGTGCAACTTATAGGATAATCTTTAGCAGAAATTTCTACCTTATAGACGTCTTTCATCATTAACTCTCCTTGTCCTTTTTCTTAAATATCAAATCAAATCCGAATAATACACTTAGGACAATTAGTAGTAGAATACTAACGAAAGCAAAACTGGGATAAACTATTAGACTTAATGCTGTTAAAATAACTGAACCAATCACATTATATGTAGAATTTGCCAGTTTAAAAACTTGAACAGGGTAACAAATACCATATTTAAAGATGATTTTATATACGCCTATTGGCTTATCAGACTTGGAATCAGAATTCAAATAAAAACCTATATATCCTGAAGCAAATATTAATCCAATTACAAATATTACTCCAATTACACTTCTAAGCAATAATAATAATGTCATCATAATTTAATCCTCCTTCACATCATATCCAGCATAATATCCAAGAATTTCAAGCACTCTATTCAGGAATTTTAGCCGTTGAGTATTTGCCATATCATAATATTCATTGGAGAAATTACTAGACTGTAAATCATAAATAATTGCATCTGCATAACGTCCAAATTCATTGTCCATATTAACCTACTCCTCATTTACTTAAAATATTTTTCCCAAGCAGAAGTGGGGCAGTCAATATAATTAAGGTCAATGTCATCGTCCCATTCAACTTGTGGGCCAGTCTGTTCATCTGCAAAATGGCAAGCACAATTTACAGCAACTCCATTCAATGCATCTTGATCAATTAAAGTTTTGATTTCATCCAAAGATAAATTATTTTCTAAGTCACATACATATAGTGTCATCTTATAAAGTTGCGCCATAATTATCCCTCCTATAATTTTGTATTGTTTACATCAAACGCTTCTTGTGGATTATAATCTGTCAGTAGAGCAATCTGCTCTTTATATATCTTGTCATTCTGCCCACCATAATAGATACGAGGATTAACAATAATCTTCCAAGAAGTTTGATTCAGATTTGTAACGAAGAATCCAATTAGATTTTGGCCATTGCATTTTAGACTAAGTAAATCACTAACAAGCCTTCGTGCATTTTTGCGGCTATACCCAATCATGTCACAGAATTCCCCAAGCGTAATAGGGTAGACCTTTTCTGGATCTTGCTCTTTTGGATTGTAGCATACAATGTTTGTTCTACGATTCACAAAAGGAATGAGTTTGTAGAGATAGGAAATTTGCGTAATGCTTTGAACATTATCACATGCGTCATAAATATCTCTAATGAAGTTGCAAAATAGCCTAGTATGGTCTGCGTCTTTTTGCAGCCCCTGCAAATTACCCTTTGCAAAAAAATCTCTGTTTAAATATAAACAATTATCTTTTTCTATGATGATATTATTCTTAGTCATATCCTTGATGAACACAGACCAATATTTGTTTGAGAGCTTAAGCTTTTGCTTTATAACATTCTTTGGTGGCAAACACCCATCATAATCACAAATGGTGGATAGATAGATTAATCTAACAAGACTTTTGTCATTGATTTCTGGCAGCAATCTTTTCCCATACTCAAAAATAATCCATGTAAAATCAGAGTTAAAAGTTTGCTTTTCTTTGTTTGCTGTATATTTTGCTTGCGACTCTAGCTGCTTATAAGTTCTCCATTCACCGGGGCCATCAATTTGTGTAAATTCTCCTGTCTTTTGATTCATCATTCCGAGAACTACGTCTTCTTCTGATACTTTCATACTAATTTGGATCATCCTTTCTCCTTGTTTTTTTTACTTTAAAAAACTCTTGACAAAATTTAATTTTTGTGCATATGAACAGTTTTGTTCACATCTTATTCATATCTAATTTACAATATGTTTACATATCTCCTCAAAAAGGAAACTTTTCTCCTCAAAAAGGAAACACTTTTTCGCTCAAACACATGCTATTTGTAAAATCCTTATTCTCTATCTGTAGCATGAAGCACTTCTTCGTGTTCATAAAATGTTCACAAAATGTATGAGCATTATATTATATATAATTATATATATTATATTATATAAAATAATTTTGTACTGTGGCTAATATATCATAAAAACGTTTACTTGTCAACCCCCTATAATATAAAAAACGAGTAATGATTAATCCAGATTTTCAGCTTTAGCTGAAAAGCTGTAAGTTGAGGGAGCGTAGCGAGCGAGACGCTTCTTGGCGCCGACCGCGTAGCGGGTGGCAATAGTTTAATGTATTATTATAAATATTATTATATATAATTATTAATAGTAATTAATAATATATCTTTGCTGATTTATTATTCTTTATATGATGAAACATATTATAAATTTAACTTTTATTAAGTTAATAAATATATGCTGTGAACTGGTTTTTGATATATATTAAATTATTACATAATAGTTACAAATAGTATCTTTTATAATACAAAAAATATTGATGATGAGAAAAAATAGAATATATAAATACATGGTATAACTTTGTTTTTTTATCAATTAAATAAAGTATTAAATAATGTCTATTTGTTGGATAATATATGACATTAATATTTATATACGAACTTGTTTAAAGACATTGTATCTACATGCAAAACAATGCTATATCTTTATATTTGAGGTCAAATTGTTCAATACATATTAAATTGTAATTAAACTATAGAAAAAATGTATGATATTATAATGATATTTGCACAGATTCTAAAATTAAAAACTACGAAAAATAATTAACGTTTTTCTTTGGGAAAATGCATTTTCAAGTCAGTTCATATGTAAACCTCGTCTTAGAGGTTTGTGGAAAATGCACAAAACGGTAAGTTTTAAGTACCCCCACCATGTACAATTTTGTACAATATACACAACAGTTTCCATTTTATCCCAACACTGAAAAATACATATTTTTCTGCGTTTCAAAAATCAAGGGTATTTGATAAACAATTCAAAATGTGGTCTATTATAGGTGTCCTTCGGGACAAACAAAAAATTTATATTTAGCTTATCGCTAAGAAAGGACGGTTCAATATGAACAACAACTTTGAAAACATGATGAATTCCATGATGGAGAACATGATGAACTCTATGATGGAGAAAATGATGGAGTCTATGATGAACTCCATGATGAGCTCTTTTGGAGTAACTACAAGTGCTCCGGCAGAAGTCGAACCGGAAGTCAAGAAAGCTAAAAAGCTTTCTGTTGACGACCTTGCAGAAACTGAGAAGTCTACGACTTCTAACCCTGTTGCAGAACTGGGTTACTGGGAATCTGTCTCCCGTGATGGTAAACCTTACCGCTGGTTCGGCTGGGCTAACCCTGAAACTGGTGAACGTGTATTCCCCGGCAAGCAGCTCTATCACGTTAACGACTTCTATCTCAAGAGGGACTACGGTGCATACCATCCCGGTAAGACTACATCTTACAAGTTCAAAGACGGTGGACTCAATGCAGTTCTCACTCAGTACAAGGTTCATACAGAAGTAGAGCCGAAAGACTCCGCCGAGTTCATCAAGTTCATGCAAACCAAAGAGGATAAGAAAGCATCTCAGGTTCATAACGGTGACGTTTACACCAACTGGTGCAAGCACACTAAGTAACCCACACCGGGGGAGCTGAAAAGCTCCCCCCTCTTTTTATCTTTTTTTTGTACATTGTAAAACCCCTATGAGCAATCATAGGGGCTTTATCATGCACAAAAATCTACCATAGTGCATAAAGCGGCTCGTAAAAATCCACCAAGTGTGGATTATACGAGTCAATTATTTTGCCCATGTCGGCAGAAAGGATGATGTATATGATAAAAATGGGCTCTATTGTTAGAGTCAAGGAAGAGCATTGGCAAGACTACGCAATGAAAGTGATGGGATGGTGTGATAAATATTTTGCACCGAACATTCATGGGATGGTGGTTGATGAAAGTTACAGTGGTGAAGTAGTCATTGTAAACTGGATGCCTTTTGGATACTATCCTCTGAATGACCCAAGGATAGCAATCCAGACTAAATGGTTGGAAGAAGCATAGCAACATGGGTACGCATGACGTACCCTGACAATCAATAAAATACTACGTCTCCGACTGTTGACGGTGGAAGAATATCAACAGAGCAAAGAGTGAGAGTGGCTTAGACTCTTAGGGCTTTAGAGTATGTGCAATAAACATACTCTTTTCTTCTGCATGGATAACATTAATAACATGACACACAAGTGTGTTTTTTCAATTATATGAATCCATGCACTCTATCAAATAGGCTACCTTGACGTGGTGATAGAGCTTTCAACTAAATGCCTATAAAATCTATTTAAGAAGGAGTGATTCTCATGAGCATTAAAAGTCGTGAAGAAATCATCAAAGCTCTGGAGTTGTGCCCCACTTCTGGGTGTGCAGGTTGTCCTTATTATGGGCTTGAAAGATGTGATAGAGCTCTTGCCAAAGATGCTATCACTCTGCTTGGCAGAGCAAATGATAAGCCCGTTTATCAGTATGCTTTGATTTTCACAAAGCGTGATAACTTGAGCAAGTGGTTCAATGCTAATTGCTCCAAGTTTATTGTTGATGGCAACCTTGAATATTCTCGTCACTTCCGCGAAGCAGAAAGGCGTTATGCTCAAGAGCGTGATATCAAGCTCACTCTTCTTGTGAGATATGATAATAACAAGTGCATCTGTCGCATTAAATGTCCCATCAATCCTCTGCCTGTCAGGGGAGAGTTCAATGCAGTCAGTACGCACGAGGTCGGGGAGCTTCTTACATCTCTTGGATGGACTTATGAGCAACGACTTCCTCTTTATCTTTTCCGATAATTTTATATTATCTGACTATGAACAGTATTCATAGAGCAATGACAACAGCTTATAGTGGTCAGCGAAGAGTGAGAGCAGCTCAGGCTCTTAGGCTTGATGTGTAGAATAAACACATCACTTAAGTATTGGACAATGTGTGAAGATGAGCATAATCAATTTGCTAAATTGGTTATGTTTTTTTAATTCAATTAGTCCAATACACACTCACAACAATAGACTACCTTGACGCGGTGTGAGTGCTTGATTACGAAATGTCTATTACATAGTTATAAGGAGGTGTTAATAAAATATGTTACTATGCAATCCATATACGAAAAAGTATATTGACTACCCATTAGATCTTAGCGACAACAACATTGTTGTCTCATATAGAATTGAACATGAAACTGTGTTCTGCCCATATTTCAGTCAATGGCTCGTTGCAGAACTCAAAAATGGAGATGTAATTTATATTCCAAGCGGAGATAAAAATGAGCGAAACATATATGTTATTACATCATTCTATCGCACAAAAGAAGTTCAATTTCCATATGGAATATATATAATCAATTCTTCTGATTTTACAAGAGAAAACAAGATTATATATACACAATAATGCACATTATGCATTTGACAAATCATCCATAACAAAACAAATAAATTTATACCGGCACAAAATCAATTATAAAAAGCAAAAAACAAATTGCACAAAGAAGCAACACGCAATATATAAGTATATGTCATCTATAATATATACACATTAAGACATATGCAAAGTTATGACAAAAAGGTAAAACAATTTATAAATAAAGTAATTTATATATCAAAAGTCAAAAATTTGATTTTAATATTTTATACATTGCTTTTTTATAATTTATAAAATAAATATTTCCACAATGCAAGAGCCTCTCACAAGGGAAATAAATATTCTATCTATATTTCAGAAGGCAAATAAAATATTTATATATCTGTCATTCAAAAGGGAAACTAAATCTCAGAAAGGAAATAAAAAATGGAAGACTACTACGAAGAAAAAATTCAACTTCTTGAGGACTTTGGAATTCCAATTACTACAACTATTGAGGCAAAGATGAAACGCTGCACAAACGAAATCCAGATGGATAATGTCTGCCATAGTTTGATTGCTAATTGGCTCGATAAGTAAAAGAAAGGAAAAAGGCAAATGAAAAACGTGTGCATGTGCATCGCGGCATTGAGTGTTGCGGTGCTTCTTACATTGGTACTTGCATGGAGATGCGCAACAATTACTCCATTCTTCGCAGTTCTCGGTATCATCGTTTCACTGTCCAACGCAATTGCAATGTCACATATTGCAATAGAAATGGAAAGGAAGGGAAGGTAAATTATGTTTGAAGTAAAAGTCTACACCAGTAATGATGCATTCATGGACAACTATGCACTCGCAAACGAACTTGAAAAAATCTTGCGCACAATTCCTGCAAAGATAACATGCGGCTATAAATATGGCTGTCTCTTTGACAGCAACGGAAATCTCGTTGGTGAATGGAAAACTGAATAAGCGAAACCTTTATCATGCCCACGATGGGAATCTATCGCGGGTATCATTAAGGGCTTTGTCCAAAAAACAAAGGAGGTATGTAAATGAAAATTGCAAAGAAAATTCTCGTCATTGCTGCCACTCTTATTATTGGCTTTATTATTGGCTGGCGTGGTACTGTTTGCAACGGAAACATTTCCATTGATGAATCAAATGAGCACGTTGGTTATTTTGAATGCTTTGGTCAAGTAGATGAGTATTACATTGACTAAGTGAAAGGAGGAATGTCAATGACAAATGAAGTGTACGAAAAGCAACTCGCAGATGTGCCTTAACTTACTACTTGCAGCGAGGTGCTATAAATTGGTATAAAGATATATATCCAAAGGCAGATTTGGAGTGCATTTTCAAACAACTCAACATCATAGAACAAGTGGAGGAGTAAGAAAAATGAGCTTAAAGTGTGTAGATTGCGGTTATCTTGGTGACTGCAAAAGCTTTGGAGAAACCTTTTACAAGAAAAACAAATGTAAGGACACAGAAGTAATAAAACATTATTATTGCAACTGTGGCGACTCAAAGTATTATATGCAAGATGTAACTTCTATTGAAGTTGCTGATTGTGAGGAATTTGAAGAGATTTAAAAAGGAATACATCATAAAATTATAGCCTTATAAGGCAGAAAGGGAATTTACATCATGGAAAGAGACGTTATTGTTAGTCGCGCAAAGTACGATATCACCCCTGAAAACAAAGACATTCATAAAGGGAAAGCGGTCATGTGTATTACGACTGGAGAAGTGTTCAAATCGGCGCGAGAGGCGGCTAATTATTATGGTATTGGTTATGCGTCTCTTACTAATCAGATTGCTGGCAGACAGAAAACCTGTGGTGGAGCTCCACACAATCACACAGGAAATGGAAAGAAGTTCTGTTACATTTCTGAAATGGGTTATAATGCAGCCGCTATTTCTGCAAGCATCATTGAAATGAAACAGCACGGTGTGTCAAGAGAAGATTACGATGCTGTCATGATGAGAAATGACGAGCTTGAAACGGAAAAGGCTATGCTTCAGTTCAAAAACAGAGAGCTTCAGGAAGAGCTTAATAGCTATAAAGAAAGATTTGATAGATGCTACAGTGCATTGGTCGAATAAAGGAGGCAATAGAAAATGAAATTTAAAATTGGTGATAGAGTAATTGCACAGCGCGGTGCTCCTTATGGCGTCACAACAAACGGTTGGAGAGGGCGTGTTGTAGAGATTAGTCAATATACTGACGAAAACATTTTTGTTAAAGGAAGAAACGGTGAATGCTATTGGGTAAATGCAAACTTTTTTGATCTATTGGAGGAAAAGGAAGGAGAAAACGAAATGGATGTAAGTAATATTATTAATGAAGAAGAGAGAAAAACTCTTCTTGACCAGATGAAGCACTTGCTTGATGAATATGATTATGAGTATACGGACAGGGCACTGAACAAAATCATTGACACATGGGCAAACAACAAGAAAGACCTGATTGCCGCATTTAAGAAGCATCCGAACTATCTGAAAGGCAAATTCATGATTGTATTTAGCCATGATTTTGAACGTGTAACTGATCGTAATGCATTGGAGAGATTCAAGTCATGGGTGATTGATGGTGATGCGGTCGATTATGTAAAAGAAAAGAATTTTATGCCCGAAAACATGAAGAAAGAAGCGTCACTGTATGGACAAAAATACCCAACAAAGATTTTTAATTTCTTGATTAAAATTCCAACCTATACTTTTCAGTATATTGATAGCGAACTTGCTGATGAGCTAAACGAAATTTGTCCTGAAATTCATGCACATGACGGGCAGAAGACGAGTCGTGTTATCAATAAGCTTCTTGCTTATATTGGTGTTAGCAAGCATCCTGAATACAATAGGGAATTTGCAAAGTATGCTGACGCGCTCAATCCGCTCAAGATTACAAGGCATACTATTCTTTCTGTGAATCCTCTTGATTATCTCACAATGAGTTTTGGCAATAGCTGGGCAAGCTGTCATACAATTGATAAGCAAAACAAAAGAAACATGCCTAATAGTTATCAAGGAATGTATTCTTCTGGTACTATTAGTTACATGCTCGATTCTCCTTCTATGGTGTTTTACACTGTGGATGCATCTTATGATGGAAACGATTTCTGGCACGAGCCGAAGATTAACCGTCAGATGTATCATTGGGGAGAAGACAAACTGATTCAGGGCAGACTTTATCCGCAAGACAATGATGGATGCAGCACCGGCTACACTGCTTTCAGAGCAATTGTTCAGAAAATCATGTCTGAAATTTTTGATTTTCCGAACTTCTGGACTGTAAGCAAGGGAACTAACGAAGCAGGTAAATATATTGCGTCTGAAGGCACTCATTATAGAGATTACGACAACTTTGAAAATTGCACTCTTAGCCGCCCTAAAGGAAACGACAACGATAATTACATTACTGTTGGACATGCACCAATTTGCATTGAATGTGGTTATGAGCATGATTGTGAAGATAATATTTCTTGCTGTCGTAACGGAGTTAAATGTGCTGCATGCGGCGAATATGTCGATGAAGATGAAGCAATCTATATTGACGGAGAGCCTTATTGTAGAGATTGTGTTTTCTATTGCGATGACTGTGGAGAGTATTACATTGGCGAAGGGACATATGTTCACAATTCAAGAGGCTATGAAATTTGTGTCTGTGAAGATTGCAGAGACGAATTCTACGAGTATTGCGCGGAATGCGGACAATATCATCCAAGAGAGTGTATGACTTATATTGAGTCTCAAGATGATTATGTGTGTGACGATTGCCGTGATGGATTTTATAGCTTTTGTGAAGAGTGTGGAGAATACTTCAGAGACAACAATTTGAGAGAACACAAAGGTAAAATCTATTGTGAAGATTGTCTGAGAGAAATTCTTGAGAATGAAACAGAAGTTGACGAAGCGATTTAATGGAGGTAAAATAAATTATGAATAAAGAATTTGAAAAAATTTGCAAGATGTCTCAAGCAAGTCTAAAGAATCATGTGAGACAGAAGCTGCAAAAGACTCATGGAACAGTTCTTAATAGAGATGGATATGTATATGCACAAGGGAAATTTCCTGTGCTGCTGGTTGCACATCTTGACACTGTGCATGAAAAGCTTCCTAATATGTTCATGTATAGCAAGAAGAACAATAAAGTTTCAAGCCCTAACGGAATCGGAGGCGACGATAGATGTGGTGTCTATATGATTTTCAAGATTCTTGAAAAGTTTAACTGCTCTGTCCTGTTCTGCGAAGATGAAGAGGTTGGTTGCGTAGGCTCAAGCAAGTTTGCAGACTCTGAGCTGGCAAGGGATCTTGAGTTCAATTACATCATTGAATTTGATCGTGCCAACGCAAATGATGCAGTGTTTTATTCCTGTGCAAATGATGAGTTCGAGGACTTTATTACAAAGGAATTTTATAAAACAGCGTATGGATCTTATTCTGATATTTGTGAAATCGCTCCCGCTCTTGGCTGTGCAGCAGTAAATCTTTCTTGTGGCTATTACGCAGCACATACCAAAAATGAATACGTCATTCTTTCTGAAATGGAAAGAAGCATTAAGGAGGCATGCAAAATCCTTGAACGCACAACAGAGAATGACAAATTCGATTATGTAGAAATGCCGGGGCGATATGGCTCTCTGTTTGACATTGACAGATATCTTGAAGACAATAGTCGTGATGAGACAGAATACAATTATGGCTATTATCTTATTGAGTATGTTAATACTAACGGAAACACAGAGTGGTATGACACAGATGCATATTCAATGGAAGAAGCAATTGGTAGATTCTTGATGGCACATTCTGATATCACATATGGAGATATCACTGACGTAAATGTTGATAAAGATGCATACAAATATTATTAATAAAAAAGGGAGGTAAAATCAATGATTATTATCCTGCTAATCATTATTGTTTGTGTACTGCTTTTTGGAAAAGATGCTACCAAATCTGGTATCGGGAGCTTGCTCGGAGGCATCTTGTTCCTTGCAATTATTGCAATGATTGCAAGTGCATGTGGCATTATTTAAGGCACATATAAAATGAAAAACATAAGTTAAATTCTGGGCAGTATAGTTTGCCCTGTAAAGGAAGTCACTATCAAAAAACACACATATAACAGGGCAAATTAATGCAAAAACAATAAACAATACAAAATTA